CCTGTAGTAGATTCGATGAAAGGATTCTAGCGTAAGCCAAAACACCTTGCAAGTCTTTTTTAGCTATACATCAACGATACGTCAAACGTTACACAAACGTTCCAAGGAAAACCCTTATGGAACAAGGCTTTAGGGCACTTTGATACGCCGATACGTCTGCAACGTCACTTTTGACATACTTTAGAGTGTAACTGTTCCCCTATACTATAAACTACTTACTAAGACTTTTTATAAGGTATATATAGTATGCCTACCCTATAAAGGGATACAGCGGGGTGTGTCTTTCTCTTCGTAATTCCCGTTCAGACGTTTCACCTTGAGATTCTCCCGCCGTCTTAACCGTTTCGCCGTAACGTCCTGGGAACTTGACACGTTCGCTACCTGTGGTAGGATTACTGCAGGACGCATTCATGAACAACTGGCTACCTCCTTCCTTCGTGTAAAATAGAGTAGTCAATCATGAATGTTGTTCTCCTTGTTAAAAACCCTTCGGGGTTCTCGGGCCGGTCATCCGGCCTTAGTTTTTTCTAACGGAGACCAACTCATGTATCTACTGCTCGCTCTACTGTTCATCAAGCACTTCCTCTTCGATTTCTACTGGCAAACCCCATATATGCTGCGTAAGTCTGCAGCGAAAGGTTGGCGTCTACCGCTGACACTCCATGTAACGTCTCACGCCGCAGCCACCTTCGCCATTCTGCTGTTCTTTATGGACCTGCCGACTGCCCTCGTGATCGCCGCCGCCGAGTTCATCATCCATTGGTCGATTGACTATTGGAAGGCCCAAAAGGCCAAGGCGGAGTTCAACTCCCGGGAGTTCTGGAACTACCTCGGTTTGGACCAGATGTTCCATAATCTGACGTACCTGTTGATCATTTTTTGGTATTCCCTTTACATGGCGGCTTTTTAAGCATATAGTGGTGGCAACAAGAGGAGATATTCATGTTGCCACAAACTTTCGCTATGCCGGGTCGTCGTTACCCGTACGTTGATTTACAGGACCTGTTCGAGATGTATGATCTGTCAGGCCGTTTCCGTGACTGGATCCGCCGCACTGTTAAGCCTCTGCTGGGCTCGGCCGTGGTGGAATACCACAAAGAAGGCACCGACCTTCGTGAAAAGAACTACTGCATCGCAGTACCAAATGCATCTGCTCTGGTGGCCACGCTGCCATCTGAGAAACGTGACGTTGTTACGGCTAACGCGGAAACCCCTGCAGCTCCGGCTCAGGAAGGTCGTAAACATTTCCGTCTTCGTCTTCCGATCCACGGCTTAAGCCACAACGCCATGTACGAACCAACGTCCTTCGGTGCTCGTCGCCAGCTGCGTCGTTCTGCTGAATACAACGAGTGGGCGGAAGTGTTCCAGTCTCACGTCCCGGGTAAACCGCGTTGGTTGAAGAAAAACCGCAATACCCACGTCGACATCAAGTTCGGTCACACCGCACCGTTCGACACGGAGAATCTGATGAAGTCAGCGATTGACACGCTGTTCACCACCTGGCGCCTGAACGACAACTTCGTTCGCTCCGGTTCTTTCTCTTCGGAGATCGTGCGGAACAAAGATGCCGGCTACATTCTCATTGATGTCTATCAATGATGGTATAAGTATTGTGTAAACAAAAGGGCTCACTTCGGTGGGCCTTTCTCATTTCTGGAGGTGTCTAATGGATGCACAAATGATGCAAGCCCAGGCGGCTCAAGCTCGCCTAAGTCGTACCAACTACTGGATTCTCAAGATCTCTGATCAGCTGGATCGAGCGGCGACCGGCGGATGGCTTTATACCCACGCGGAAGAACTGTTGCACGAACCTAAAGAAGTACAGGAACGTGTCATGGCGTACTTCATCGAGAAAGGTTACCAAGCGTATTACGGTACCTACGAGCTCAAAGGATGGTCTAATGATTCTAAGACCATCTGGTTTTCAAGTGTTCCACCCAAAGTTAAAGAGCCTGGCGTGATCTCCCAGGTTGTTCACCGTCTCTTCGGCGGTTCCAAGGATCGACATTAACCTATAACAAAGGAGTTATATATGAACGCAGTAGAAGCAAAGAAGTTAGCATTACAAGTACAACCGAACGCAATCGCACGTTTGCACAGTGAAGTTATTAGCGACATCCGTGAAGCCGCAGGTCATGGCCACATGGAAATTTCCTGCATGTTGTTGAAACGTGCCTCAGAAGCAGTTCGCAACGCTGTACTCGATCGTCTACGTGAAGAAGGGTACAAGGTCAGTAACTACGGAGATAATACTCACCGTATCTACTGGAGCGAATAATGCGGTCGCTCAAAGAGTATGAAAGCCATGAGGATTTCCTCGAAGAGTTTCTTCCTTTCCTGGAAGCGACTCCCGAGGAGTCCTGGTGCACAGACGTCGTCCGGTCAGCGGACGGCTCTGGGAATTGTCTCTTTGGGCACCTTGCGGATTTCGTGGGCCCTAAGGATAATCTGGCACCGGACTTCGATTGGTTTGAAATGGCGGTCTCGACGACCTATGTTATCTACCCGATCAACGACGGAACGGATCCTGAGTATCCTCAGGGAACCCCGAAACAGCGTTGCCTGGCTTATCTACGAGACATACAAAACGGCAAACAATTAACCACTCTTCCCGGAATGGACGTCGAGTACGAACATTGGCGGAAACTTAATGGAGTCACACATGATTAATTACACTAAGGGCAATGCCATCAGCATGTTTATGGATGGTCAATTCGACGCGTTTGCCCATGGATGCAACTGCTTTAACCGCATGGGCCGTGGGATTGCACTGGAAGTAAAGCAACGCCTGCCTGAAATGTATGAAGCCGATCGGCGTACCATTGAGGGGTCCCGGGATAAGCTTGGCACCTACACGCATCACGACTACGAGTTTGGCCGGGGTATCAACTTGTATTCCCAGTACACGTGGAATGACAAGAAGGACATGCTGAAACTCTGGGCCGTCGGTGATGGCTTTGAAGCTATCTTCTCCTGGATGGAAGTGAACCATAAAACCAATATTGTTATCCCGAAGATTGGTTCTGGTCTCGCCCGCGGTGATATGTCTGAAGAAAAAGCGTGGACCCTGGTCTCTGGCTTGATCGCGGAGGTATGTCCGGAGGATATCATCGTCACCGTCGTGGAGTATGATCGGCATGCGTAAGAAAGCCTTAGCTGTTTGTATCGAAATGTCACTTAACCCGCTGAACCTTTACCATCGGGGGCCAGTCAGCCCGTACTCAAATATCATTAACAAACTTCTCTACCAACGAATGATCGGTCAGACATTCATGACTGCACGCTCCGTTGGAAAAAGCTATTTCTTAAAGGATCTATTGTATGCTGAACGCTATCAAGCAAAAATTCCAGGCCCTGACTGGCTCAAGCTCAACCGTAACAATCAACGGGCAAACCGTGACGGGGAAGTCGATCGTAGTTCGTAATGGCCGGCTGGAAGTTGACGGTGAAGGGTTTGACCTGAAGGGTTTGCTCCAGGTAACCATCGTAGGCGACGTGGCGTCCCTGCAGGTTGATGCCGGAACGGTTGAAATCCAGGGGCATTGCCAAGACATCAACACCGGATCTGGCGACGTCATGTGCGGTGCGGTGGCCGGCGGCGTTAAGACGGGGAGCGGTAACGTCATGTGTCACGACGTGTTCTCCACGGTTACTACCGGTTCCGGTAATGTCACCGCCGAAGAAATTCATGGAGCTGTCAACACTCGCAGTGGAAACATCATCCAAGGTTAAAAAGTACTTGACGAGCCCTTCGGGGCTCTGATAGTATCCTCGTTACTTTTTAGCTTTGAGGAACACCCATGAACAAGCACGCAGTGATCCAGCAGTTTAACAAACGTTCTAATCTGGTGATCAATGCCAAAGAGTTGGAACTGATTGACAGCATGAAGGGATTCTCTTCGGAGAAAATCTGCAGCGCTTTCAGCACACTCACCGGCCGTGACATGGGGTTAAAAGACCTTGAGCTGCTGTTACTGATCATTGAATTAGCAGAAGCGTTAACGCCGATGCCGATGATCCGCCAGGTTGACCCGTTCAATCCCGGCACGGGAACACCACGTTGGCCTTCACCAGGGACCATTATGTGTTCTAGTGATGAAGTTCTGAAGTCTGTGTACGAAAAAGTACGATTGAATTAACGGTATTTAGCTCAGCTTGGTAGAGCGCTTGGTTTGGGACCAAGGGGTCGTAGGTTCGAATCCTACAGTACCGACCAATTTGGAAGAGTGGCTGAGTGGTTTAAGGCAGCGGTCTTGAAAACCGTCGGCCCCTAGGGGTCCCAGAGTTCGAATCTCTGCTCTTCCGCCAAGGGGATGTAGTTTAATGGTAGAACGCCTGCCTTGCACGCAGGTAACGAGGGTTCGACTCCCTCCTTCTCCACCAACTTCGATAGAGTCCTGGCTCTTTAAAACCGGGTACCGCGGGGCTATGGTATTAGCGGTAAACATACTGGCCTGTCACGCCGGAGTCGCGGGTTCGAATCCCGCTAGCCTCGCCAATTGGAACTGTAGTTAAGTGGTATAATGGCCGATAGTGCTCGGTTGTCCCCGTGTTCGATTCCGGGTGGTTCCGCCAAATTAGGGACGCAGACTTTACGACTTCGGAAGTTTAGTCTGAATCCCGCCATACAATGGGTTGGTAGTTTGTAGGGACCCTGATCAGGTCTTACCAAAAACGCCCGGGGTCCAACCCGGGAGACGCAGGTAGAATACTGCACGGCCCGCCAAACAAAGTCCCGCACCTATCCAGTCCGCACGAGGTCAGGAGGGTTCGCAAAGCGGGCATTAATTGGGACGTAGCTTTGAAAGCAGCCGGTGCGTATCCGGTGAGTTAACACCCTGCGGGGTGACTTGAAGGTGGAAATCCTTCCGTCCTACCTTTTTGGAAGAGTGGCAGAGCGGTAATGCAGCACCCTGCTAAGGTGTAGGCCCCTCGGGGTCCGTGGGTTCGATTCCCACCTCTTCCTCCACTCGGATTTTCGTGTTATGCTCCGGCTTTAACTAGGAGATCAACATGCAAATCATCGCCGCTTTCCCTGGCACCGGTAAATCCTACCTGTCCAACAAACACCCTCATATTTCTGATTCTGACTCAAGCCGTTTCGATAAGCGTTACTTCCCGGGCAATTACCTGGACCACATTCAAGCACTTTATGACCGCGGTCTGTGCTCGTTCGTGTCAAGCCACGCGTTAGTCCGTGAAGGCTTGGTCAAGCGGGGCCTGCCGTTCTTGCTGGCGTACCCTGATCATTCCTGCAAAGCGGAATACCTGGAGCGTTACCGTCTTCGCGGCAGCCCTGAGTCATTCATCCAGCTGATCGACGCTAACTGGGACGCATGGCTTGACGAGTGTGTAGCTCAGAAAGATTGTGAACACCTGGTTCTCACCGAGGGCGTCTATCTCAGTGATGCTATCCAGTGGGGCTTCTCTCTGAAATAACGAAACGGGGTTCTTCTGGTATAAGTAAAGTATCATAACCAGGAGAATCCCATGAAACTCGTCCTCAAGCAAAAAGGCCTTCGCCAATTCACCGTTCTGTTCCACAAGAATAACGTTCATTCCTTCCACCTTCCGGAAGACTCCAAGCTCGCCCACGATCGCATCTATCAGATTATCGATGAGACGGTACCGTCGATTGCCCAAAGAGATTTCTTTGACGGTATGCACCAAGCTGTGTCATCCTTAGCCCAAAGCCATCGGGAAAACCGACCAACCTCATTCTATTGTGGAGCCGTATGTTTGACACTCGAGAGATGACTCAACACTTAAAGTCTCGCCGCTATGATCCCGAGCGCTATCTCACGCAATGGGTCGGCGAGACAGATCTGACAGTGCCACTGTTCGACTTCGCCGGTCGGATGCGTGGCACGCAGGTTTACACTCCATCATTTCCAAAACATCACGATAACCCGAAGCTCGCCCGCTATTTCACGCGATGCTTCTCTTTAACGCAGTGCCTCTGGGGAACGGAACTTCCGGTCCAGGGTAAGACAGTCTTCTTAACGGAGTCTGTTTTTAAGTCGGCAGCACTCCACCAACTGGGCCTCGACTCGTGGTCACTGAACGGTTCGACCGTGCAGGACAAGCTCTACCACCAGCTAACCCTACTGCCGTATCGGTTGGTGTGTGTCGGAGACGATGATCCTGCCGGGCGGGAATTTGCGGATACCTTCAAGCACGGTGCCGTGATGAACGACCTCGACGAAAGAACCCCGCAAGAGCTCAAGGATTTACTCGATTGTTTTCTATGACTTGACACCTCCCGGGGCCTGTGACATACTGCAGGCCTTGGGGGATTGGCAGAGCGGTCGATTGCGCCTGACTGTAAATCAGGTATCCCACACGGTGGTTCGAATCCATCATCCCCCACCACGCACCTTTAGCTCAGACGGTTAGAGCGCCGGTTTGAAAGTCCGGAGGTCGCTTGTTCAACTCAAGCAGGGTGCACCACTTCAATTGGGACGTCGCCTAGAGGCCTAAGGCACGAAGCTTTGACCTTCGTATCACTGGTTCGAATCCAGTCGTCCCTGCCATTGAGGATCTACTCATGGATATTCTTATCATCTTAGGCTTAGTGTTTGTCCTCTGCGGCACACCGTCCTTCCTTCTTTTAGCTCCCTATTTTGGTTGGTCTCGTTGGCGTAGCGTGGCACCATTCCTAATGGGTCTCTCTATGATTTCTGCGGGGTACTTCTCATGATGTTCTTTACGATTCTTGGTTGGCTTATGCTGGTCATCTTTTCTCTCGGCTTGACCTTTGCGATGCCGTGGGTGATCCTGATGATGTCAGCCTTTGGTGGTGGCAAAGATGGGGAGAAATGGGCGGCTTTAATTCCTTTTACTCTCGGCTGCCTGGCACTCTATGGGTTGTTCACCCATGCCCCGTTCCATATCAGCTTGGCATAATGGTATAAGTAAAGTGTAAGGCAGATAGCTCAACGGTTAGAGCGCATCCGGACAAACCCAGATGATGTTGGGGGTTCGAATCCCCCTCTGTTTAGCTTTAAAATCTCCTACGAGGAGAACACTATGCAGAAAGAATCCAGTTTTTTATTCACGGCCCTCGGCGGCCACGTCCTGCAAAACATCGCCGGCGCCAAGCTCGTTAAATCCCGCGGTTTCCTGGAAGACACCGCTAAAGCTCTGATGTCAGGAGCCCTGGCCCGGAACGCCCGAAAGGGAACCCTGAAAGAAGCGGCTAAAACGGCAGTGACCAGTGTAGGTGTCCCTGAAGCTATTATGGCACAGCACCGTGCGTTTGAAGCCGGGAGAACGCTGTACGCTCGAGCTCGAGCCATGGGTATCGACCCGAACAAGCTCACGAAGAAAGAAGCGGCGAAGATGCGAATGGTGGCCGAAGGTCGTCTACCGGATAAGCACTCAACGCCGTTAACCGAACGGGCGAAGTCTCTTTTAGGTTCCAATACGTTGCCAAAGGGCACGATCAAAGCGGACGCCGTTAAGCAAGTGACCAGCCGGCCAATGGGTAGCCTCTCTCCACACTCTCGTGGAGCGATCATTACCGGAAACGCCATTGCGTCCATTGCTGAACCGGGTATCGGTGCCTTAAACGCCGCGAAGTTTGGTACGGAACTGAAGAGCTTCCAGAATACTCGTCTAGGCAAGTACGTTGAGAAAAACATGGTGCAGAAGCCACTGACCGATGCCTTCCAGTCTGGGGCGGCCGGTAAAGCGATGAACAACCTGAAGTCCTTTGGCTACAAGTACGGCGTGAACGGTGCCGTTGGTCAGGCGATCGAAGGGGCTCATAAGCTCGGCTCCAACTCAATGAAGAAGTTGCCAGGTGGTATAAGTAAGAAGTAACGGAGGATTTACAATGACTGGTATCGCAATCATAGCAATATGCATCGCAATTACTTACTGGTTCTACCGGGGTCGTTAAGGCCCCGTTTTTTAGGAGACGTTATGTATAAGCACAACCGAGGAGAGATCAAAGAGAGTGCTGTTAAAGCCATTCTCCATGATCCTCTTTTTAGCCAGAAAGTGGAACGCCCCAAGAAAGGGAAGGGTTCCTACCGCCGTTCTAAGACTTGGTCAAGCGGGCGCGAGCCTGCTTAACTAACCCTCTCACGTTTCCTTCACGGATTGCCTTCACGCCGGGTCGCATTGAATTTGCGATGACGCTGTAGTTGTTGGTGAATCGAGCTGGATTGATCATAGTTACCTCCAAATTGATTTTATCGTAATGCTCAGGTATAGTCGAGAAAACGGAGGACTCCCTATGCTTGACTACTACATCACTGGCGCCTACTTCAAAGGGGCCGAAGCGATTAAACCTGCCTTTACCGACTTCACTGATTTCCCCGCATGCTTTTCCGTGATGCAAGATTCTCTTGGCGTGCGTCCCGGTGCCCACATGGCCATGACGTTCATGCTCCTTGACGAAGAACCTATCGAAGACCGAGACATCACGATCCGTTACGGATGGGGTGGCCACGACGGCCAGATCCTCGCGTCCGTTCTTGATGAAGATGGCGCGGTGCTTAACCAAGGTTTTGTCATCATTCTGGACGTCAAAACGGGTAAGCTCGAGAGCCGTCGACTAGATGGTCGAACCGACGACGATGCTTTAGATGACGCTATTAAAATCATCCTAGAATACGGCAACTACATGCTTGCCGGTATCAACTGGGGTGCGTTTCTCCTGCACGAGTATGCGGAGGGGCGGCTCGAACAGTACTTTGAAGACGCAATCAACCAGGAGATCCACTGATGAGTGAAGGTAAAAAGACGCTGCACCAAGCCGCGTCCACCCTTAAGAAAAACCCAAGCCGTATTGACCGCTTGGTAAAAGAAGCAGCGATGCGTATCGTTCCCGCTGCCCGTTACGCTACTGGCAATGCCAAGAAGATGGCTGAGCAGGCAATCGCTAAGCTGAAAGAACCGAAAGGTTTCGGCGGGGCCGACCTGTCAACGAAGAGCTCGAAGTTCTTCAAAGAAGCTAGCGACAAATCAAGAGAAGTCATGGGATCCGGTGCCATCGGTGCTGCAGTGACTGGCGGTGCGGCTGCATTGGCAGAGCGTGCTCGTACTAAACGCGTTGTAAGCGGTCACGTGGTTCACCAGCATTACCGTGCCCTGCGTGCGGATAAAGGCTCAATGGAAGGACGTATGGCTGACACTGCCAAACGTAATCGTCGTTTAGGTGGCCTGGCCGGCCGTAACGCTTCACGTGCAGGTAAGATCGGTGCGATTGTAGGTGGAGCACTGGGTGCTGCTGCAGCCCTGAAGAAAGAAGCCAGTGACAAGACCCGTGATGCAGCCTTGACAGTAGTCGGGGCTGGAGCAGGAGCGACCGCAGGCCACTTGGCAGCTCGTATTCGCGGAGAAAGTAAGGTCTTAGACCGCGTAAGCAATGCAACCATGCGTGACTTAAAGTCAGACCGCTCTATCAGTCATTCGTTGGATCGCCAGTCTACTTACGAACGTCGCGGTGGCAAACTCGTCAGCAAAGCGAAAGGTAAAGCCCGTCTGGTCGGTGCGGCCATTGGTGCAGCATCTGCTTTAGCTGCGGGTAAGCTCGAAAAGAAAGCTGCTGCTAAGCCGGTGATCCACAAGGGTCAACACTTACTGCCAAAAGGCGCCCCGATCCCTGCCGGTGCTAAAGACGTGTCACCTAAAGCGGTACTGAAAGGTCGCGTGAACAAAGCCGGTAAGGTTGCGGTAGGTTTGGCGGCAGGTGCGGCTCTGGCCGGTGCCGTTAAGAACCACCTGGAGAAGAAAGCGGCAAAGAATGACGGCAAGGGTCACCTTTCTGTAAGTGGTGCAACCCTTGCCGGTGCAGGTTACGCGGCGTCTAAGCGTTTAGGTAAAGACAGTCAGAAAGCCCAGGAAGGTCTGAAGGCCCAGATCAAGCACATCCAGTCTAAAGGTGGACGTATCGCCCCGATCGATGTGCGTATGGCGGTTGACTCGTTGAAGAAACCTCTCGCCCGTCGTGCCGGTAAAGCTGCCCTGAAGGGAGGTGCTCTGGGTGCTGCCGCTGCCGCCGGCCTGAACAAGCTGATGGATAACCACAAGGCCACGGCTCGTAAGAATGCCCGTCTGCAGAAACAAGCCGGCGAAACAGTAGGTTCCCAAGCCGATCGTGAAATCAACAAAGTCGTTGCCTCTAAGGGTAAAAAGGGGAATACCTCTTTGCAACCCGGAAAGGACAAAGGTCCGTTAAAGAAGCAAGCAGCAGAAATGATCGAGCGTAACGGCGTGAAGCACCGTAAGGGGACGCCGGGTTCTGCCGCGGCAACCATGGCGGGAATCGCGACGGGTTTGACTGCAGGGAATAACGTTGCAGCCTACCGTGCAGCCAAGAAACACGCATTGGGTGAAGTGATTTCCCGCCGTTCCATCCTTAAAGGTGTGCCACAGCAGGCAGTACTCAATGCTGCGTACGGGTATGCTTACGGAAGAATCCGTAGCCATTTTCGCAAGAAGCGTGGGGAAGTTGACACGTCACCAGCAGCATTTGCGAAGTTGAAGGCAGGTAAATAATGACCGAGCGCAAAGTCAAGGATAAAGACAAGGCGACTCTGGCAGGGGCGGCTTCGGCCGTCCTCGCTAGCCGGGCACCGAAGAATCTTCTTGGATATGAGAAGGTCCATCACGGCACGAGTACATCTGCTGCTGAAAGCATTAAGAAAACTGGTCTGAAGAAGTCTTACTCGGGCAAGGGTGTGGCGGCAAACGATGTGGCAATGGGCCGTGCAACACACGATCAGGTAAAAGGTAAAGTCTATACCTCAACGATGGGTGCTGTAGCCGATGCTCACCGCCCGGGGATCGGAGAGATGAAAATGGGCCAACGTTTGACGGCTCGCGTTCCGTACCGCAGCAAGAAGCGTTTAGGTGAAGACCATGTGTTTAAGAATATGGTGGATGGCAAAGATTCCCATACGAATTACGGTAAGGTCCAACGCACCCTGGCGAAGCCTCAGTTGAAGTCGCTTCGGATCTACAAGCACTCGATTCCTTCTCGCTTCATCGAAGGTAGTCATGACTATGCCGGCCGCAAACAGTTTGCCTCAAAGGGAAACCTTCGTCGCTACCTGTCACAAGCCGGTGGTAAAGCCCGTTTTGCCAAAGGTGTAGCTGAAGCTGCCGGGGCCGGCGCCGCTGGACTTTACGCTGCAGCCAAAGCTATCAAAGCCCATAAGGATGCCAAGAAATGAGTCTGTACAAAATTGCCAAGAGTTTGAACCAGATCAAAGAAGAACGTTCTCACCGTAATCGCCGTCTGGAAGCCGCTCCGTACATTGCTACGGGTGCAGCTGCCGTTGGATCGGTCGCTCATGATCTTTCCAAGAAGACGGGGAACCCTCGGATGACCATGAAGGGCGGCAAGATGGTCCGTGGAGAACAGCGTAGTTACCATCAGTTCCGGGAGAAGAGTCCGACCGGGAAGATGAACTACCTGAAAGCTTCCGGTGCTAAAGCCATTCCGCGTGCCCTGGCCGTCGGTGCCGGTACGGCGATCGCCACGAAAGCCTACAAGTACCTGGCCGAAGAGAAGGCCCGCCGTGAGGAAAAAGCCCGTCGCCGTGAGCTTAAAGGCCATTGACGGAGCAGGGCCGCCGGTGTAAGCTGGCAGCTCTACTCACAGGAGAACACCATGAAAGACCAACACGAAAAGATCAAGGGCTACCGCGATCTGTCCCAAAAAGAAATCGACAAAATGAACGCGATCAAAGACGCCGGTAACGCACTGGGTGCTCTGATTGAAGACCTGCAGGGCCTCGAAGGTCTGGACCAACGCTTCATCTCCATCGGTAAAACCGACGTGCAGAAAGGCCTGGCCATGATCATCCGTGGTATCGCACAGCCTACAACGTTCTGCTAATGAACGCGTGGGGTTGGGCAACGGTCGTCGTCGCGTTTGCCGTTATTGTGTTGATGATTTACGATGACCTTCGGGAAGCCAAGCAGGAGTGTGAAGAGGTGAAATCCTCATACCCATACTGGCTTTCTGCCGCGTTCTGGATCACTCTGTTTTCTCTCTAAGCTCCTTCGGGAGCTTTTTTCATTTCAGGGGTTGACAGCCCGATTGGCCTCGGTTAGGATTATCCCATCGCTCCCTGGTACGTGGGAGCCTAAAGTGCCAGCGGATCCCTAACGAGTGCTGCAAACACTCCGAAGAAGATCACTGATAACGTGCAAGGCAACTGCGGAAGGTTTTTCTCTTTCCTTCCTTCCCGCCTCCTTTGCTGGTAGTCACGCCAGTGCCGAAAGAGTGATAGATGTACCGGATGGCCTATCGTATAGCGGTTATTACGGCGGACTGTTAATCCGTTTACCCTGGTTCGATTCCAGGTGGGCCAGCCAAGCAGTATCTCGTATCCCATATAGTTACTTTGGGTGGGTTCCGAATCCTGAATGAGAACCCACCTCTTTTTTCGGAGAGTAAAATGCTGAGTCCAGAACAAGCAAGGCAGTACGAGAAGTTGTGTGTTGAGAGCGTATCTGCTCGCGTACCTTTAGCGTCCGAAGCCCCAGTGGGGAGCGAGTCGACTTTGGGGTGCGGGACCAAATGCGTTTTTGAACCCATTGAGGCGCTGGCTTTTGCGTCCGAAGGCTCCCGAGCAGCGAGTTGACAACTGAGGCGCCGCCTCAATGGGTTTATCCGAGAGTGGTGAAACTGGTATATACATGAGACTTAAAATCTTCCGCTCGTAAGGGCATGTGGGTTCGACTCCCACCTCTCGGACCAGTATTTACGCCGTTATAGCTCAGCAGGCAGAGCGCCACACTTGTAATGTGGATGTCCCGGGTTCGATTCCTGGTGGCGGCACCAACGGATAGACAGGCTTGTAACGGCACGGCGAGGGTACCCTAAGCGTGTCAGCGTGAGGTTCAATTCCTCACCTATCCACTAATTTGGAAACTGTACGGTACAGCTATCAGCTCACCGTTGAAAGAATACGGACAAGTCGGCTCGACTCAAGACGTACGGTTTCCTCCTTGCATCCTAAGTGTTGTCGGTGGCACAGCGTCCTTCCAAGTCGCGAGGACCGGTTCGAGCCCGGTAGGATGCTCCAATTTGAGAGGCTGTATGAATTACGTTAAGTTGATCGCGATGTTAATTGGCATCGCCGCCCTGGTAGCAGGCTTTTACTTCTTCCTCGGTGTGGTACTGGCAGTTGCAGTCTTTGCGTTAGTCATTTGGTACCTCTCTGCAGCAGCAGAATCCCTTTGGATTAAGCTCTGCAGTAAGTTTCGGTAAAGTAGCTCAGCGGCAGAGCAGCTCCTTCATACGGAGACGGTCGGTGGTTCAATCCCACCCTTTACCACCAGATAGTGCAGTGCCCGTAACGGAGGTGATCGCTATCTTGATGGTCCTAATGGACAAGTCCGAAGGTGCCGCCGCGAGGCAAGATCTGAGGGCGAACCCGTAGCAGGGTGGAGAAGTGGCATCTTGCCAGGCTCATAACCTGGAGATCGAGGGTTCGAGTCCCTCTCCCGCTTCCACATGAAAGCATATTCCAGAGTGTTCTTTCATGTGGCCATATCATAATTGGTTAATGATCCTGGTTGTGAACCAGGCCTATGTCGGTTCAACCCCGACTGGTCACCCCAAACAGGAGAGTGTTATGAAGCCTTACGGTTTGAAGCTCGGCGGAAACCCAGGATGTAACTGCGGTCGATGTAAACGTCGGGGTTGGCGTGAAGGCGCCACTCAGAACACCATCTGTAAAGCTTCTGCACGTCAGGAAGCAAAACGTATCATCAACGGCGGGTTGGCAGAGTGATTATGCGGTCGATTGCAAATCGGCTTAGGTAGGTTTGATTCCTACACTCGTCTCCAAATAGAGGATTTGACAATGGGTGCTGCTAAACGATTCAGACAACGTGTTAAATCTCAACGTAAAGAGCAGCGTGAAGCCCTTTACGGTAAACTAGTCGGACCTAACGTGGGTCTGCAAGATTTCATCAAAACCGCTATGCAGCAAGACTTTCTGCAACGCGGCAAGATCCACGGGCTTGACACCGAGGATCAATCCCAGTAGTATCTCTCCTATAGGGGCTTCGTCTAGTGGTAAGACAGTGGCTTCCAAACCCATTAACCGGCGTTCGATTCGTCGAGCCCTTGCCAGAGAGATACGATCATGCAAGACACTATCCTGAAGTACACTGATCTGCTGCACACTGCCGGCGCTATCGACGCAGGCTTTCATAATGAAGTTCACGCGGCCAAAGACAAAACGTCTCTGTTCATCGTGCTGGCCTTAAAGGTGCTGGAAATCGTCATGAAAGTCCTGAAGAAACTCGCTGCCCAGAGGAAAGCATAATGTTAGAACAATTCAAGAAAGACGCGAAGACACTGTACGCCCGCGGTCACCTGACTCAGGCGCAATGCTGTGATGTTCTCGGACTGCGTGAACCTTTCGGTCCGATCATGAAGCTCGTTGTTCGCGTCGCTGCGTTTTTCTGCCGAAAAGCAGTAGTCCACACAGAACCGAATGAATAGCTTTTCATAAAGCTTTTCGTTGATACTGTAGGATAATACCCATATCATGAATAGCTTTTTGAATAGATAGTAAACTTAAGTGACGGCCGCAGCGTAGCCGTCCAACAGACCCCGGTAATCTGGCTACCCGAATGAGGCGTCCTATTACCGGTGGTAACCCCTCAAGATGCTCTTGTAGCACCTTGATTTTAACCAAGAGGAAATACCCATGCTGTAGAACAAACACTGGATTTACACTTTCGTTCGCAAAGATCTGCTACTCGAGCAGATTCTCGTTCAATCCAACCACGCTTCCCATGAAGCCGCCCTCAAGCACCACTATGAGTCAGCTGAACCTTGTTCACTGATTGTCATCGCCGTTAAGAACAAAGCTGCCCTGGAAAAAGCCATGGCTGAGTTCGCTGAGTTCGACCCAACCCCGTTCTATGAGCCCGACTGGGAGTATGGCCTCACCGCTTTTGCCACCCGTCCGGTCAATGAAGAAGAACGTACTGCATTCCGTAAGCATCAGCTGTTTCGGAGGTCGCATGTACGCAACCAGTTTTGAATCCCTGATTGACTCTATGGAGTCCACCGAACAGACCTCCGGACTTTCCGTCCTGGAGCACGGCCGTATGGTCTACCAGCGCTACCGAGAGCTCGTCCAGGAGCTTAACCAAGGCATCGCCCTGCCTGGAATCCAGAGCGTCTGGGAACGCATTAGAGAGCGTCTGGTGAGCCCGGAGGAAATGGAACGCTACCAGGTCTATCATGACTGCGGTAAGCCTGCGTGTGCCGCCGACGGTCACTTCCCAGATCACGCAGAACACTCGGCTAATCAGTGGGCACTGCTCTTTCCAGAAGACGTCACCGTCGCCGACTTGATGCGTCTGGACATGCAGTTTCACTTGATGAACGCCGAAGACGCGAAAGCTTTCTGGCCACACCCGCTCGCCCCGACACTCTTTGTCACTGCGTGGGCGGAGATCTTGGCGAATGCTTCGATGTTCGGTGGCGTAGAGTCGACATCCTTTAAGATGAAGCGAAAACGTCTGGAACGGGCAGGCCGGGCACTGTAAAATCTTCTCATGTAGAGGAGATCGACATGGATAAAGACACCAAAAATGGCATTACCGGAGCGGTCACGGCAACAGTCCTGGCCCCTCACGCAACGCGTCGCCTGCTCGGTTACCACGTGGTTCGTCACGGTACAAGCAACGAGAACGCCGCAAAGGTGAAGAAAGAGGGTTTCGACCCTAAGAAAGGGGGTTCAGGTGCGGGCACACACGCGGCCGGTTCGGCGGAACGTGCAGCTAAGTTCCAGGCGGAATCCCGCGGTAAGGTTCACGTCACGAAGAACCCCATCATCGCCCGTGCGTTTGCCGGCATGACGAACGACCGTACTCACAAGCCATCGATCAAAACTATGGCCACCCGCGGTACGGTGCTTAAAGCTCGCGTCTCTCATCAACACTGGGAGAGTATGAAAGAGGATAAGCACATCAAGGGTATGAAGTTTGACGCAGCAACGACCCACCACAAGATCCCCGCAAGCCAAGTCATCGGCGGTGAAGGCAATACAGGGATCCGAGGAGTGGTCAACAAGAACACACTTCGTAAGTACTACAAGAACTCGGCCAATCGCGGTCGAATCGCTCGTGGTGCAATGATGGCAGTAGGTGCAGCAAGTGGACTGGTAGACGCCGCTAAGGCGATTCACAAGAGGAAACACAATGATTAAGTTCGGCCCGGCAATTCTGGAGTGGTGTGGCAGTTATAAGTGGCGGGTTCATGAGCCAATGGCCTATGAGATCGAAGGTGTTGCTTACGCGGTACCCGCAGGATTCTCGACCAACATGGCAAGCATCCCGCGAATCTTCTGGAACATCCTGCCACCAACCGGCAAGTACGCCAAAGCGGCAATCCTGCATGATTGGCTGTACACCGTCGGCAAGTTGCCACGGAAGGAATGTGACCAGATCCTGCTCGACGGCATGAAGTCGCTGACGGTGGAATCCTGGAAGCGTCACTTGATGTACTACTCCGTGCGTCTCTTTGGAAAAAGTCATTACGGATGATTGACAGGCCATGGATGGCTTGATACAGTACGGTCTCTGCCTGAGTAGCTGAGCGGTTTAGCAGGAGCCTCTAAAACTCTGGAACGTGGGTTCGAATCCCTCCTCAGGCGCCAAATTTGACGTGTAGCTTAAATGTAAAAGCCTTACGAAAGCTCAGTGCCGCCGGTGTGCGGACAAACACTGGAGTGATTATGATGGGATGAGAGCGACGAAACGCCTCCACGTTAATCGAATACGTAGCTCAAATGTAAGAGCCCGCAATCCCTCCCTGACGCCAAATCGGGTAAAGGTACGCGAGATGAGAGTGACGAAACACCTCCGTATTCATCCCCTGGGTGTGTGGCCAAGTTGGTTAAGGCAACGGACTTTTAATCCGAAGATCGCAGGTTCGACCCCTGCCGCACCCACCACTTCCTTATTCTCGGTTTCCTTGGTATAATAACCATACACACAAACCGGGAGATCTCCATGAGAGACAAATTTGGTAATCCACTTGCCGTCGGCGACACCGTTGTTTACTTCTCAACGGACATCGCTAAGACGTCCCGCATTGGTATTATCCGCAGCTTAGAAGGCGGCAGCGTCAAACTTCTGACGCAATCTAACCGTGAAATCACTCGCGGCCCTTCAACTTTAATTCACTACACAGGTGTTCTGCCATGATGTACGCCTACACGTCTAATCGCAAACCTGAAGACATCCTCGATAAAGAAGAACTGGTCGTTGGGCAGACTTACAAGGGTTACTGCCGGAACGCCACTGAAGCCGTCTGGACGGGAAAGGACTTCGAGTATGACCGCCAGAAGTTTGATCTCAAATATAAGGACCAGTGCCCACATCCCTCTGATGACAAAGGCTTCGACGTATTCATGCCGCTGCGGAGGCTCAATGAAGGACTGTAATGGACGGCCGGTCGGCCTGAATGACGTGGTAGCGATCTGCTGGGCCGGTGGGGATATTGTCACTGGTAATGTTGTTGCTGTCGCCCCGAACGGTTGTCGCGTGCTGGTCGAAGAGCCGCATGCCGCCAACAAGAAAGTGAAACGTTACCCTCATCAAGTGTGCCTCGTGGAGAAAGCTAATGCGTGATATTTTAGGTAAGGAAATCGATCTGGGCGACAAAGTGGCTTTTTCAGAAAGCAGCTACGCCGTGCTGCAACATGGCGTCGTGTCCGGTATGACAGACAAGCGAATTCGCATCCAGTATCCTCGTGGCGGTACTACCCTTAAGGCGCCTACGCAGGTAGCGATCGTGGAGAAGTTCAATGCTTGATTACTTCGGGAACACTCTTTGCATCGGTGATCGGATAGCTTTCGTGAGTAATAAAGGGTACTTGACCTCTGGTCAGGTTACTGGCTTCCACGGTGAAGAGCCTAACCGTTACGCTGAAATCTGGACAGACGGTAAACGCAATACGAGCAAACAAACCCGTGAAATCGTTAAGGATGTGCTATGAGTTTTGATATGATGGGCAGTTTTCTCGAAGTGGGCGACGTGGTCGTTTGTGGCGGCGGCACCTCTCAGGCTTCTCAATTGAGAATCGGTCGGATTGTATCCAAAGGTCCGAAGATGGCCGTGCTTGAACCGATTGAGGGTCATCCCAAGTCTATCGGGAACTATCGGGCCGGCAAGCGTTACTACCACGACCTGCTTAAGATCCACATTTAAGCTTTTGCATGGGGTATAAGTAAGGTGTAACCAATTACACAGGACTTTTGCCCCATGACTCCTATCTACGCAACCCTTCACGATACCGATCGTTTCATCAATTCTGTTAATCCCCAATACATCTGTCATCACGTGGATTCCATTGGAATGGTTCTTCGGCCGCACTCGTTGAACAACAGTGTGTGGATTCCATGGAATGAAGTGATGGGTCCCAGACTACACACTCCAATTCAGTTATTCCATTGCGACCGTGTCATTCAGATGCCGGATGTTTGGACTGAATTGACCCTTGACCGAGGGGTTCGCACCTACTCGGTCAAAATCGAAAGGACAGCCGAAGAGAACATCAAAGTGTATTTCTACGATGATCTTTACTGCTTGGTTCAATCCGTGTTGATGTTCGAGTTCAGTCCCTACCTTGAGCTTATCGGTACGTTGCTGACTTTCGATAGTTCCATCGGGCCCTACGAAATGGCCTCGGTTCGGGATCGATTGTTCATGATGGCCAAGGCGTATCTTCCGGCGACACTCGGTTTCATTGCTGTGTTCAATAACCGTCAGCGTTTTCAAGTAACGCTCGGGGAGCCCCAGAAGATTGAACCTCGCGGAACAACCTCGGACTTCCGTACGCAACACTTAGGCAACGTTCGAGAGGTTATGAACCGTCGTGATAATCCTTCTGGCATCTCTCGGTCTCCTCATCGCCGTTCGGCAACCACGAAAAAGCTTAAGGATGGGCGGATTGTTCCGGTCAGAGGTACAATCGTTCATCGCGATGCTTACGACGGCCTTGACGGACCGAAGAATGTGAAGTTCTAGGCTTGACAGGGAGCAAGGTGTAGGATATTCTACCCTTGCTTTTTAGTTGGGGAGTAGCTCAGTTGGTTAGAGCGTTCGACCGATAATCGAGAGGTCGCGAGTTCGAGTCTCGCCTCCCCAACCAATGCACCATTCGTCTAGCGGTCTAGGACCCTGCCCTTTCACGGCAGTAACACGAGTTCGAACCTCGTATGGTGTACCACGCCGTGGTAGCTCAGTTGGCAGAGCGAGGGACTCTTAATCCCCAGGTCGATGGTTCGAGCCCATCCCGCGGCACCACTCCTTTTTAGCTTCCCGTTCTGGTATAAGGAATCTGTAAACCACAGAGGACTTACCTTATGTTGAAGCTGTATTTCTCTTCAGCGGACGTCTCCGTTGACCACCAACGTAAACACATTCGTAATATCGCCATCTATGACGTTAAGCTCCTGCCAGATTTCCTCGGTCGCCTTATGTTCACCGGCAGCAATAAAAATCTCGTAGAAGCCAACGAAGTGCTTGACCGCTTCATCAGCTTACTGCGCCCCGATACGACTCATCTGACGGTTGAAAATGCTGTCATGCGAGTCTGCCTGTATAAAACGGACTTCATTCCCGAAACGGAAATCGATTGGGAACTCGGGCAGCGACCCGAAATGCCCTTCCATGAAATTCTACACACGACGACGGACCTTGTCCGTGCCATGAGCTACAACTCCCCATCTGCAGCGGATATTTATCGTAACCTGCAGGTACTCTTTGAAAAACACTCTGAACTTCCAAGGAAAAATTCATGAACGTACAAATCCAAGTGCACGGCATGTTCAACGTTGATTTCGTTTCCGCATACGGTTGGATCCGTAACCCTTCAGTGGAACTCTGCGGTACCGATGACAGCGACCCGTGCACCCATAACGTTGAGAAATTCCTGAAAAGCTTTGAGCCAGTTCCTTTCGAGAATCTGGCCATTTGTGAAGACTTTATGGACGGTGCCAAAGCCGACCTTATTAAAGCAGTTGAGGCATACAAAGCCAGCCCAGGTAAAGAAGTCATGGTCAAAGGTACCATTCTCGTTAACATCCGCCCGGTACCAAAATCCTCACAGGATGCGTAATGGACGACATCTTCTACTTTGCTAAAGTGGGCTTCTTTCTGGGGTACTCTCCAGAATCAGTAGTAGCCTACATTCAGCGTCGTAACGATGTGGACAATCGGCGAGTTACCGCGGATACTCCTACATCGGCAGGCACTGAGCTCGAGGGCACCGGGTTCATCCCTAGTGCTCGTGAACTGGCAATGTCTCGAGAGGAGGTGATTTCTGATATAAACTCTCGTAGAATACACTCAACGCCTTTCCCCGAAGCGGGTGACGAAATGGATGAAGAGCTTGACCGCTTCTTCCACGAGGACCCTGAGGAGAAAGTCCGACTGGCGTGGATTGCGTTCTTACTGAACGTCGTCCACAATGTAAAACAACGAGAGGAACCTCATGAATCACATTTGTGTACTGACCCTGAACGGCGGCAGCGACTTACTCTTCAAACTCGAAGAGCAGACCGAGAAGCCGAAGCTCGTTCTGGAATTCCGGGGTAAAGACCTCGGGGCAATCTCAGAGTCCGCTATGCTGGCGCTGGGTACCATTAAGCTTCTGCCGGCTACGGCCAAGAAGAAAGCCCGTGTGCTGCTCGGCCAAGAGATGGTGAACCAAGTGGTCGCCGGCCTCAAAGACCGTTCCCACCAGCACTTCGAAATCACCGGTGACCTGTCAGCTTCTTGGCAGGTGTTTAACGTGCCGGACTTCGCCCTGTACGACAAGACCTACACGGTCTAACTCCAAGCCCACTTCGGTGGGCTTTTTCTTAGGGGACGTATGACCAAACCTATTTACCGAGCTCGGATAACGGTAGAGCTTTTTCATCGGCAGGTTTCTGAAGCGGTAGCCGAGGGAACGGAGACAGAAGTTCGACAACAAGCGGCAGACCTTCTGCGAGAGTATGACATTCCAGCTGAATGGGCGTTGCTCAAAATACGCGTCTTGCATGCAATCCATCATTACAAAGATTACCACAAAGAGGAGATTTTCCCGTGCTCTCTTGAGTGGCATCTTTCCCAATTAAGGACTACTTGACTATGAATAACACCCCTTCTTCTAACTGGTCTCAAAATGGCGAACCGGATCCTCATGGCGATCACTTTCATGGCAAACGTGAAGAGTTGGTATTGGGCAACCTGACCGACGATCAGTTGGCTAACGCCGTCTTCATTCATAACCATCGCCACCTCGATGTTGAAGCGGTCCTGAGCGGGGAGCCTTCTTCTATCACCCTGTTGACTGCTGCTAAAGAACGAATCCGCTGGCTATCCCGTCAGGCATCGTGGCCCACCGGTCGCATCACAGTTATCGGTGAGGAGAGCTTCTCGCTGAATCTGACCACCCGTGAAGTACTACTGAATTTGGCGAAACAAATGGAGTGGAACTGCCTGCCTACCGGTGGCTTTGAAGATCGTGCGTACATCGCCTTTGAAATCACTGGGATCATCGTCGATGAAGGTACTGGGCAGACGGAAGCAGTGAGTGTGGATCATCCCGATATCACCCAATGGTCCATCTATGGTCGTACCGAAACGCATCTTGCGTGTGCCCTGCACGACTGTGATTCTCTCGAAGATGCTAAAGCTCGAGCTTTACTTCTGAACAAAATCTATCAATAATTACCGGGATTCCGGTATAACTTAAGTATGGCAATAGTGCCATCTCGCAAAATCTATCCATAAGGAAAATACAAATGGGTCTGTTCTCAATGCTGAAAGGCAAAGCTTCTTCTGCTGCATCCGACGCGTCTACCAAAATCGTTCGTCTGGAAAACAAAGATCTGGTCGAAGCGGTAGTGTTTGGTTCCGTCATGATGGCACACGCCGATGGCGAGCTGGAAGATTCCGAGCTCGAGAACCTGCACATGCAGCTGGAAGGCAACGATATCTTCCAGGGCTTCCCTCAGGCGGAGCTGGGCAAAATGATCGACAAAGCATGCGGCTACTACAAAATGGGCAGCATGATGGGTAACAAGAAGTGCCTGGACGAACTGAAGGACGTGAAGAACAACCCGGCGCACGCTGATGAAGTGATGACCGCTGTTCTGACCGTAGCGTTCGCCGATGGCAGCTTCGAAGATAAAGAGCGTGCGGTTGCTGAAAAGCTGGCCGGCATCCTGAACGTCCGTCTGAAAGACTACGTCGATGCTGCGTAACGGTAAGTTACTTCTGGCCGCGGTGTTCGCACTGCTGGCGATCTTTGTAGACTTCACCAGTAAACTCCTGTCGGTCGTTTCTGACGGGCTCCTCATCGGCGTAGCCGGCTTCCTGATCTATCAGGTAGTGAAGAGCCCTAAGAAAGGCTGACAGTGGAAGACCCCTTCGGGGGTCTTTTCTTTTTAGGAGAGAATCATGGAACTGACTTTTAAATCGGGCGTTGTATCCCACGAGCCGATCCCTTCGAACAACAAAAATCAAGTTAAGATCTTATTGAAGACCGCGGAAGGCGAAACCGAAGGCATCTGGGCAATGCTCGATGATGAGGATAACGCCCGGTATAAGGATGATGAGTGCTTTGAGATGGGACTCGCTGTGCTTCTGAACCATTCTCTTTGTGGGCTGCCGTGGGGTTGCTACCTGCCGATTCAGTTCAACGGTGACAGCCGACCGGTTTGCCAAGTAAACGAGCATTTTGACGAAAACACAGTCATCTCTTACCCAGACTGGGTAGCTCAGAGCATTCTGGAGTCTTATCTCGCGATGTTCCGGGATGATAAAATCCCGATTGAAACGGCGAAGAGTGTTTTCGAGCGTTTCTTACCACTAGCACCCGAGGACTTTGATGCCTCAGAAATCCATGACCTAATGGGGAAATAAAACATGCAATATCTTTACGCTGATTTCGCAAAAGCGGTCTACGAGAGCCTGGTTGCTGCAGGTTCAACCGAACAGTCATTCGAAGAGTGGGATAACGAGAACTTCTGGTCCACCGAACCCCCTCCGTCTGATATGACCGTGTGTGAACGCGTATTCGTGCCATGTGCAGGTTTTGAAGATCCCTTCCTGCTGGAAGGCAACGATTACGTCAAGCTTCAGCTGTCCTGCACCGGCGGTGCGTGGGAAATCTTCATCGGCGGCCAGTTCTATCTGGATGTCACTCAGTACCAAACTGAGGAAGATGCCCGTGCTGCGTGGGAAGTTCTGCTGAAACAGGACGTCATCAATGCCTAAAGCCCTGACGGTCCTCGAAATGGCGAAGCTCATGGCTCGCTTAGACAAAGGGACCATCAGGGAACGTATGAAACGGATGTCCTATAAAGTTGGCAAAGGTGACATGATCCCGTGGCTTATTAAAGACATTGGATCCACTTGGGCCGAGCGAGTAGGCTTCTTTCCAGTCACGGACGACTGGTACCCCTCCTGGATTCTCCCCGGTCATGAACTTCAGTATGTCAAAGCGGTCATAGACAATGGATACAACGGTCTGTATGTTATCGTTCGATTCCACGGCCATGACGATCACTCGGTAGATTACACCTTCAATACTCTCGTCGAAGCAGAGGTTTTCTGGGAACGCCTTGAAGCAGAAGCCCTCCTGTGTCACACCATGATTGAGTTGCTGCATGAGCCTTTCTCCGCGTAAAATACCCTAGAGGTAAATTACTATGCGGATATCTTGGAAAACTCCCTGCATTCAGGAACTCATCCCTGAACTTAACATTCTCCTCAGTGATTTCAACTGTGAAATCTCTGTGGATCAGTATGGCCGTGCTAAGGTTCGGGACTTTACCGGGGTAGAAGTATCCTGGGAAAGCCTCCAAGCTAATGGTATGGTATACTTGCTGGATCGGACGATCCTTCACCCGCTGGGATATTCGCTGTATCTCACGGAGGGAGTGTCTCCGGGATTCGACGTCTTAGAGGAAGGCACTTTCAGCTACACGCCGGAAGCCTGCCACCACTATGACCGAGTTCTATCCTCGGTCCTCGAGGAAAAGTATCCGATGCATTTTGCTGATGATACTAGTAAAAAGGAGGGTCTAGCACCCTCACAGTGAGGTGACGATGAAGTGTCTTTTGACTATTTCGCTCTTGCTGGGACTGTTGGTAGCCAAGCCCGCCTTGGCTTCCGCAGACAGCATCTGTACGAAAGAGCCACTAGCATGCAACATTTACTTTGAAGCGAGAGGTGAAAAGACCAAGGGTCAGTACGCCGTAGCATTCGCCACGGTAAATAGGCTCAAGAGTGGTAAATACGGCCAGTCCATGCGATCTGTTGTCTTCTCGAAGAATCAGTTCTCATGGACTAATCGCCACCGGAAGATCACCGATCCGGAAGCGTGGGCAAAAGCCAGAAAGATTGCCCGGGAAGTTAAAACGTGGTCGGCAGACCCTGACTTGTACGAGAAGAAAGACGTCACCCGTGGCGCCAAGTACTTTCACAAGAAAGGCTGCAAACCCAAATGGAACAAGAAAGTGACGACCCGTATTGGGAAGCACGTGTTCTACGGTTAAGCCAAAGCCCTTCGGGGCTTTTTTACTTTGGAGACACTATGAATACCAACCATGTGTACGCCAGCAACGTGGCCAATAAGACGGTCGACGGTGTTTACGTGCTGACTCACTCACCGGTAGCCTTACCGGACAAAGACGGCCCGATTTACTTTAGAACGGATATCGCTATGGGCTACGAGATTGAAGGCCTGCAGGGGAAATACCTGCTCGGGTTCATCACGTCTCGTAAGTCCAACCTGAACCTCACTACGCTAAACCTGGTCGGCCCCGACGGTATCGTGCACTCCCACGATGTCGTGGACACCAACGAAGCAATCCGTACGTTCTCCAAACTGAAGGCGGCAAACTCGGTCACGTACACCGATATCGGCACCGTCTACGTGGATGACTGATGGATTATATCTTAGCCAGTTACCTCGCGTGGCAAGGCCGTCCGGTTACTCGTCCGGGTTGGCCGGAAGGCGCCTATGCGGTACTGAAAGGTGCATCTCCGCACATTTTCATCCCCGGGTCGCCTGCAACTGTTTGGCATTCCACCAAGGAGGATCGCTTTGCAACAGACTTTAGAGAAATCATCGCTGACGTACCAGCAAGCTCTGACGAAGATTCTGGCGGGCCAACCGATGACTCGGAAGCATCTGACAACGACTCGGATCTTTCTGAGTAAGGTTGGCCACATTGAGATCCAGCATCACGTGAAGTTCCCGGCCTCCACTCTGTGGTGGCCAACTGCCGAGGATATCCTGGCTGATGATTACGTTCCGGCGTACTTCAACTCCGATACCACTCAACCCTTAAACTAAAGTTACGGGCGAGAAGCTGACTGCATCAGGGTGCGATAGTCAGTGGAAGGACGCTGGCATCCCCTGCAGGTGCACAGCGTGATACCCCGTTCCCTCTTTGGAAACCACCATGAAAGTCACCTTGACCGCTGAAGTTATTCACATTACCGAATTCCCCACTCGTCGATACGGAGAGTTACCCGATGACGTCCGCCAGGCGTTGAACAAGATGCCGGCAACGGAGAAGAAGTCCCGCTCGCTGCTCTTCATTGATGGATACGACCCGAGGATCATCGATGACACTACCGTGCGTCGTTACTACCCGATGGCGCTGCCAATGACTTTCTCAGAAGGTGTTGCTCTGCTCGCCAAATCTGATAAGCTGGTCATGACACGTAACGGCACCACCGTCTCGTTCACCGGCCAGGAGTATCTGTCTGGCGGCAAATCCTGGGTGCCTTCACCCAAAGACATCATCTCGCAGGAGAAAAATTGGTATGTCCATCCGAAAAATCAACCGAATCAAGAGAAAGCAGAGCTCCCTGACATCGGGTAAGCACTGGTGTGACGGTTGCGATGCCAACCTGGTGCACGCCAACGAAAAATGTCCATGCGGTTGGCACCCCGGTAACCAAGTGAAGAAGCGTGACTTCTACTTCGAGGAGGTCGCATGAGCCGATTACTTCCTGGCGGCCTCGCCCTCGTCATCTCATCCCGATTCGACGCCCGTAATCTCGGCAAGTGTGTCGTCACTGAACGCTTGCTCCTTCCTGGTGAAGAAGTCAGTACTCCAATCGGTCCTATTCACAATTGGTTAAGCCGACCGATCTGGTATTGTACTGGGAACATTGTCATTAAGTTTCTGTCTGGTCGCGAAGCTCACGGGCATGCGGCCTTCTTGCCACAACACTTATCCCCTTTGAATGGAGATCCCGATGCAGAACTCCTCGCTCTCCCTGACCATAGCCGGCGGGTTTTACTGGTGCCATCGCTGCCAGGTGAACCACGTGGAATGCTCCCCTTGTCCCAATGATCCGGATTACGTTCCGGAAGATCCCACCGTGCAAGCTGAACGCTTAAAGAAGGCCATTGAGCTGATTAAGCAAAACGAAGAAACCTGCCGCTGCATGGCGGTAGGTCGCCAGTTTGTACAATGCCGTCCGTGCCAACGAGCCGAAGCCAAACGGGATTGGCCAGGAATGGCTACCAGTTGGTATTCCAATCAATGTTTCGGATGTAAGCTCCGCTTCTCAGGTCCTAAGAATGCGGTCTACTGTAACGTCTGTCGGGGTACCCATGAAGATCATCAGTAAGTTTCACGACTATTATGACTCTGCCGCCGCGTACGGCGTGTCAGAACAATTCTGGAAGCGCTCGGAAGAGAAATCTTTGTTAAAGCTTCCGGATATCGAAGAGGTGTTACGTAATGCGGATCGATCCTGGGGAGGGAATGCTAATATTCTACTCTTCTGTGGTCAGCGTTATGCTTTGATGGATATGCGTCCCTCTCTCTACGCTCCGGACAACTTCCTGATTACTCAGCAAGAAGACTTCAAGACGTACCGTGAGCTACGGGAAAAGGCCATCCAGGAGAAATCTCTTATCAATTGGCCAAAGGTTGACCTCCAACCTCGTTACATCTCACCTTCGAATTTCTCACGGTTAGGCTTTGATGCGTACCAACGGCAAGTTAATAAGATCGATGCAGAGGCGTTACACCGTCAGTTCGATTCCCCGATTATTCTTCTGACGTTGAGCGGTGGTTGGCCAGAATCCCAGTTGAGATATCAAGATAGTGCCGGCGTACTCCGTCATCAGGTTACTGTCTCCAGAAACGTTAGCTTGAAGGACCTCGGTTTTCAGAAAGTCAAAGACGCGTTCACGGCGTACCAGGAAATTGACTCGTATCTGTCCGGTGTGCTTGGCGTTCAGGTTAATCCAACGGTCGAAATCTCCGATACCCACCGTTTGGAAGGCCACGGGTTTGATAAAGTCACATCTTTCCGTAATATGAAACGTTAACGGTATAAGGAATATAGAGAAAAACAGGAGACTCTCTATGTTCACTATCACCCATGTTGGTTTCAACACCATCATCCGAGTACAGGACATCACTGTAATCGTTGCTCGTCGCCCCGCTAAGAAAGGTATGTTCTTCTATGAGACTCTGTCTGACACGATCGCCATAGATGAACTGCTGAAACATGTCATCGAGTTAGATCAACTGGATGCCATCAAGCGTCTGTTCTCTGGTTATTGCCCCAAACGTGAAGCCTATTCATATGCTGCCAAAATCAGCGTCGATCCGAAAGCTCTCGTGGATTTACTGGAAGCACTGGGCGTTCTCAAAGAGAAGAAACCTGTAAAAGATAGCGTGCATGCTGAATACCGTCTGCGTGACGGCTACGCCATTCGCCTGGAAGAAACTTCGGCCGGGTTGGTTCTGGCGGAATACGAGCATGGGAACTTGGTTTCCACCGCCCGTGTTCTGAGCTTGCGTGAAGGTCAGTCCCGTATTAAGAAAACCGTAGCAAACATCGAGGATCTGGAAAACGTTTCATTCCAGATCATTAAACCTGCATAAGCCCTTCGGGGCTTTTTTAGGAGTTAACAATGAGTATCCCTGAGTATTACCTTCACATGTTCGCTGGCATTAACGGCGATCACGACCAATACACCGGTGCCGGCCGCATTGCGATCGCGGCCTTAATGTCCGGATACGGCTTGAACGCCTCTACCAAGAAAGATCTGCAAGCCCGTATCAACTGGGTGCAAACTCCGGGTTGTTTCTTAGGCCAGAAAGAGTTGAAGCATGACTCTTGGGGTATCCGCCACCGTCCGGCGCTCGGCTTCCTGATCGACTTAGTGGAAACGCGTAAAGCTAACCGCACGTTGAACTACACTTTAAACTGGGCGACGCTCAACAAAGAAGGTCGCCGTCTGCACATCACCAGTGAAATCTGGCCGGTCGTGGCCCGCGTCTACTGGCTGGGTTACTTCATGTTCGGTCGCAACGTTATCCCACAGGAGATCCTGGCCGAAGCGAAAACCCGTTTCTCTATCTCTAGTCAGCAAGGCGAACAGATGAGCAACCTGCATAACGCCTACATCATGCAGTTTTTCTACAACGAAGGTTTCTTTGTGGGACAAACGATTCCCAGTGAGTGGATCGAAGGCTTCATGCCGGCGTCTCAGGTAGAAGTGGAAAACACCCGCCTACCGCGGGAGAAGATCTTTCTGAGCTTAGCCTTAGCGATGAACTTCAGTGAGAACACCACAGGTTTCTTTGCTGCGTGTGCGGCGATACCGATGGTCCTAACTCCTGGCCAGTCTTTCGGCGGAGTTAATGATGCCTTCGAAGCATACGATATGGCTCGGAGCTCTCTGGAGCGTGGCCATCAGATGCCAATGACCTCTCGTTGGGGATCTTCCTACAACCTGACTTCTGCGTCTATGCACGTGATTGATGCCGCACCTAGCCGTTTCCCTACGTCTATGCGGGAGATCGTTCCACTGCTGCTCTGCGACCGTTCGACCACTCCTCAACAGGAAGCGGCCAATGGTTACCACCCGAGCTTCGGGCAGTTCCAACCTGACCTGCTGGACCGTAACTTAAACACGTACATTGCCGGTACCCTACTGTACGAATATCACTTGCTGCTCACTGGCCGCGAGATTACGCCTTTGCAAACCCTTCGCGACGCCCGGGAACGTGCAGGCTTCACGGAAGAAAACATCGTGATCGCCGCCCAAAGCATGCATCCTATGGCACAGCGTAACTGTACCGTTTGGCGTTTAGTGAAATTCCATCTGGATCGTCAGAACCAGGTATAAGTAAGTTGTAAACCAACTAACGGAGTTTTCCCAATGAAGTTCACCCAGAATGTTGTAACCCTGCCGAAAGAAGTTGTCGATGTGTACTTAGATGCCTTGATGACTACGGTCGACCCCATCCTGAAGGAAGAAGATGTACCGGCGTGCGTGCTGCAGGATTTGATCTACGCAGCCGGAGCCGCCGTTCGAAAGTCGATCGTCATCAAGAACTTGAAAGCGTTAGAAGAAGCCGGCTTGTTCAACGGGGTGACTTGTGTGGACTACCCAGGGTTCACGTGGACGCTCGGCTTGAAACGCCTGTACGCGGTCAACGTGTTTTCGCTGAGTTTGCTGCGGACACTGGCGTTGGATCTGGCGGCCGGCACCCGCACGCTCGATGACTATATCAACTACCTCGAAGTCTGCAGCAAGATCGAACTGGAAAGTGGTGTACACACGGCGTTGAAGGACGCTCCGGAAGCCATGCAGCGCCGACTGGAAGGCGTCATCGGATCTATCACGCAGGCGAACACCAAGTACATGCTCGGCGTCACTGTTGAGAATGTGTTACGGTTGTTCAAGAACGTGAAGGATAACCTGGAGATGCAAGTCGATGATGGTCCGCTGAGCAACCTGGAAGATGATATGTCGCTGCTGATGCCGGAAGCGGTTATCGAGATGTAATCAACTGTGGGCTTCGGCCCACGGTTCAGTTGTTATGATAAGCCCATAGTTGAACCGTGGGTATATCACCATAGTTGAATAATTGGATTTCCTGGTATAAGTAAGTTGTAGACGTAACACGATCATTTACACACTGCATTTGCAGGACATTAACACAAAGGAGTACGCAATGAGTCAAGTAACCACCATTAATTTCTTCGGCGAGCCAATTCTGGTAACTGCAACTCAGCTGGAAATTAACGGGCGTCTTGAACCTGTTCTCGGAGTGGTTGCTCGTCGGTTGTGCGAACAGCTGGGCCTCGATTGGTCAACCCAGCATGCCAAGCTGATGGATGATGAAGATAACCGTTACCGTGCGTTTAAGTCAACCGTGACCGCCGGTGATGATAAAGAACGTGAAGTTACAATCATCCCGCTGTCGACTGTCAACGCATTCCTCTTCAGCATCAACCGCAAGAACCTGTCCGATAACGACATGATCACTACGCGTCTCGCAAACGGTGAAGTGGTTCAGGAAAGCAAAAAGGCTAAACTGATCCGCTATCAAGATGAATGTACAACGGTGCTGTATGACTACTGGCACCATGGAGTAGCTATGAACTTCCGTGCTGATCCGAAAGATCTGGACTCACAGAAAACCTACGACATCCTGCAGACTTCTCGCAAGCGTTACGACAACATGTTCAACGGTCTGGTAGCATCGATCGTTGACGGTCAGGGTAAACGCGGTGCTGATTTCGAACAGGGCGTCAAAGAGTTCGGCGTTGAGCTGGACAAGCGTGTTGAAGAAGTAATCCGTACCTGCCTGGGTGCGGAAGAGCTGGACCTGAACAAAGGCCTGATCCGTAAATCCGGTGAGCCTTTCCTGCGTCCGGTTTCCGGTCATGAAGCCCTGAGCGTTTCCATTCTGGAAAACTGCGTGTGCGACCTGATTGGTCTGTATCGCCGTAAGGAGCTGGGTCAGGATGCCGGCTATGAAGTGATCCTCCAGGCTCTGGAAGATTACTATCACGACTACCTGGAAAACGTGGCGGGCAATGTTGTCACCATGCGTTCTACCTTCAACCGCGGCAAAGGCCTCTTCGCCAGCTAAACTGTGCGGCCCTCTTCGGAGGGCCCTAAGGATTCTCTATGCAACTTTTAGTTACCCTTTCGACCAAACGCGGACGGTTCACCTCCACGTTCTTCAAGCCTACTAATCGGGCATGCTTGATCGTCAACATGCCTGACCACAGCGTCCAAGATTTACGTGATTCGAACAACGCGTGCGGGTTGGCCATGCCAGTGGCAAAGTGGTTGGACGCCGTCCGTTTGGAAGACTCCGACTTTGTTCCGGATACGTGGGACCGCTTGCTTAACGAGTTCGCCTGTTACATCGGTGACGCCAATACTCACGGGATCATCTGGGATCGCGAGGACGAATGCCTGGAGTTCACCATGGTATTCTCAAACCTGCATTTCCCAACCGGCGGCCGTGTCAGATCGCTTGAAGAGTTGAATTCCCTCACGAAAGATCATACACTGTCTCCTGACTGGGCCTAAGGGCGGTGTACCCACAACGGTCTTCTAAGCCGTTAGCATATAAAAGTGGGAAGGAGCTGAGAGGTTCGATTCCTCCACCGTCTACCAAAAGGAAAATCCATGTTCACCAAACTCCGTATCTGGTGGCTCAAACGCCGCCTGCGTAAACTCATCTACCGCTTTCAGGATGACTACTCGTTCTGGCAGTGCGGCAACGAACTGCTCGATCAAGTCACCGGCGGACGCTTTTCTCGTGACAAAGCCCTTATTCAAACTATGAAAGATCATCTGCGGGCTATCGATCCGAATTGCCCAAAGTAAGCCCTAAATCGTTGTTCTCTCTGGTATAAGTAAGTTGTACACAACCAGGAGAACAACCATGTTTATTAATAAAGACCCGAAGGAAAAGTTCGCAGAAGACATCACTGGCTTTGACTTCTACGCGGCTCTGCGTCAGTTTATTTCCGACAACGTTACCTTCTGCTTCTTCCTTCTCGCCGTATCCGCCGCGGCGGCCATGGCGAATGGAGCCAAAGGTATTCTCTCCCATCGCCGAGTGGGCACCATCCTGCTCGTTATCTTCGTATGCCGTGCGTACCACGCCGGTAGCCGCAATGTTAACCGTACCATCGTAATTAAAGACTCTGAGGACGCCACTCATGATGATCATGGAAAAAGTGAAGACTGATCTGTCGACTTACCGTTCCTACGGTGATACGGCAAATCTTGAAGTAAAGATCCTGGCGAGCATCGCTGGAGAAATGGAAAACCAGGCTCGTAAGGTTGGCGGTGCCAAGATCTCTGATGGTGATGCAAACATCATTATCAAGCGGCATCTGCGTCATGCGGGTATAACCCTTCAGATGAATGCTGGTGATCCTACTGCAAATCTGGTGGTCAAGCTGCTCGGCAAATATCACGTGGACGATGTGATGGGTGATGAAGAGATGCGGGAACGCATTCTCTCGTCCCAGCTGGGTTCGCCGAAGGAGGTTTTGAAGCACCTGAACGCATTTGGTCCGGCCGTTGATATGGGTCGGGCGAAGATGATGGTCAGAACTCTCTTCGGCCAGTAATAACTAGCCGGCCTCGTGCCGGCGTTTCCTTATCGTGTTCGTTTTTATGAGGTAAAAGACCATGACTCAATGTGTCTACTGTAATCGGGCTGCAGTCGAAGAAGTAAGAGAGCCCTGCGAAGTTAATGGTGTTCGATTCGATCATCTCTATACTCATTGCTCGTGCTGTGATAACGACTTCGTTACACCTGAGCAGGACAAAATCAACGAAGCAAATAGGAGCAAACCATGAGTACAGCAATCACGGATCCTCAGGAATTTAACAAAGGGGAATCCTTCGCTCGTGAGAACCTGCTCGATCGTGTATTCAAATTGGACCAGGACGTTGCCCTGAGTCTGATCAACCGCATCGAGGGTAAAACTTATGCTACTCCTTCTTTTGAAGCTGGCGTTCATAGTTATTGCCATAAACTACTTGGCCTCTTAGGGATTGAGACTATGACACAGCGTGAAGATACCGTGCGGGATTTCGGCATTGCCGGGATGCACGTGCGTTTACAAGCTGCCTATGACTTAGCGAAGAAAGCCCACACGGGGCAGAAGCGTAAGGTCACCGGCGGTGATTACTTTAATGATCACGTCCTCCAGGTGGCCCAAGCGGTCTCCCAGTACGTAACAATCCACAACCCATCCGAAGAGGTGATCACCACCCGTCAAACCAACATGATTTGTGCCGCTTTGCTGCACGACGTGGTGGAAGACACGGACGTGACTCTGGCGGCTATCGAGCATGAGTTTGGCGAGCAGGTTGCCCAGTGGGTCGACGGCTTAACGCACGCTACCGTCGGTGTTAACCGGGCGGACCGTGAGTACAAGACTCAGCAGAAGCTGATCTCAGCGTCATGGGAAGTGCGGTTGATTAAGTGTTTTGATATCATGCACAACGCCCGTGATCTGGCCAATCTGGATCCGGCGTTCGGTGTACGTTGGTATCAGGAGAAGGTAGACTTGATCGAAGCGGAAGGTGGTAAGTTCTTGGAAGGGATCCCGCCGATTGTGACGGAATCCCTGAGTACTACGTTGAAGCTAGGTCTGCGTTTATCTCAGGCTTTAAGCGCTAAGAAATAGTGCCCGTTCGGCCTGGCGTCTCTTAACCAGACCGGCCATGACGACCCCAGCGGAGCGGGTCCAGGAGAGCAGGCTGTCACCAGCTGCTTGAATGTTACCCGCCCGCAGATTTCGCAGAATACTAGAAGGATTGCCGTTGCGTAAACAAATAAGTCCATCTTTGACTCCTTTCTTGCCAGGACCTACATTGTACACAAAGGATACGAGAGCATCAAACTGATTCTGCTTAAGGTTTAAGCCTAATCCGTTGATGGAATCTTCCGCCCACGCCACATCCAGGGCAAACAGACGGTCAATCTCTGCGTCACTCAGCGTGCGGCCATCATAGCTCGCATCACCCTTTTTGACTAAATGACCAATACCGATGGTCGGAAAGCCTTTAGCATCTGCTGCTTTAGCGATCGTTTTACCGGTTTTGTCATCGTACAGCTTGTTACGGCGGCCTTCGAACTGTTCCATTTCAGCTCGTCCGGCAGCACTCAATTTCATAGACATAATGTCACCTCCACTCTTAGTTTAAGGAAACATCATGGATCTTAACGTCCTGGCTATCGAATATACTGTAGCCCAATACTTCTCCTCCACCGCTGAAACAATTGGTTTTCAGAAAGTATATGAACTGCTTCAGGAAAGCGTTGAAAAAGGTGAGGAACACCCAGACCTCATTCCTTGGCAACCCTTCGAAAACTGGGAGTTCTCAGCTCTGTTAGAGCAAATTGACTCTGACATCTTCGCCCTTACTGCTTTACTGGAGAAGGTCAAAAATGATCGTTACCAGTTGGTCTGATTTCTGTAAAGAATTAAATGAAGCTCCGAAACGGCTGAAGCGTAAAGAACTGGACCGCTGGCTCCTGCGTCAGTTGGCCCAGCGTCCTAAGCAACGTTTCTCGGTCTTCGAGGCTTGTGAAGAGCTGCACGTTGCCAAAGCGATGACCCGTCTGTGTCGCCAGGGGTTCATCGAAACGATCCATGACGAACGCGACATCTTTCCGTGGACGTACTACCGCATCCACCAGCACCGGACATTACCCCGTCCTGTCAAACCGATCCGTTGCAAAGCCCAACTTGAAATCTTCCTGGAGAGTGAGAATGTATAAGGTGTACGCATTTATGATGATGGCGGCTTCGGCCAGCTACTTCTGGCGGATGTTTGCATCCAGAACGGGACAATGGGATGAGACAGGGCCTAAGTACACGCTTCTCTGGTGCGGTAATCTGGTCACAACCCTCCTCCTGTCCTTTTTCTTCGGGGCAGGATTCGTATCAATGCTGGCGGGTAATAACCCGGGGTCAATCCTTCCGCCGAATGATTTCGTCTCCCGAGTAATGTTCATTATCTTCCTGGTCGGCACCTTGGTTGCCCTATGGATGGCTTCCGTGGAGATGGATTGGTTTGACTTTGTATGGGATAACCCTGGGGACGCAGGTATTCTACTCTTCGGCGGAACGCTGGCGTATTTCTCGTTGATTAGCTATTGCATCAACATTTCACTCTTCAAACTCTTGGTGGCTTATGCTTAAACCTGATCAGATCGAACTTGCTTCTCGCGAAGAGAGGATTGAATTCATCCTGCAAGAGCTGGCGTGCAATCCTGATATCGCCGGTACCGACAATATGGATACTGCAGTAACCTTCTTCAGTCACATGTATAACCTCCGCTTGTCTAAACGTGAGTGGGAAAGTACTGTGTGGCCGCAATACCTGCAGAATAAGAATGGTCCAATCGTTGAGCCTCTTTCTTCATGATTGGCGATGATGTGGGGTACCGTAAGTACCCCAACCCCGTGGTTAAACACATCGTCCACTCTTGGCATCAATTGGAGTGTTATGTCCGCGGGCATTTCTATCGCCCGTCCTACGTTCAGATAGGATCCAAAGTGCGTTACCGGTGTGATCGCTGCGGGACACCAACTGACTGGATGAACCGAGAAGAGCACAAATTGTTCAATTTGGAACAATGCCCTACGTGGGGTGAGCGTGGGAGTGATTCCCAGGGCTACCGCTTCATCGGTCCAATCCAGAAGTACCCGAAGCGTAATCAAATAGGTAAGAAACGAAAACGCTATCGGAAAACAGCATGAAAAATCGGGAGCACTTATTGTGAACGGTGTAATGATCGCTATACTATCGCTTTGTGGCTCAATGTTCGTCATGACCAAGGTGCCACCGGTTAAAACTCGGCCTAAAATCGTCCTTGAGACCAGCCGTGCTTTAGCAATGTATTTCGTCCTTTACGTCATCCACTCATTCCTCTACCTGGAGGTTATTTCGCCGTGGTCTCAGTCGTAGGACCTGCAGCAATCGCTTGGATTGTTGGAGGTGTAGGTCTTTGGAAAATCATAAGAGGTGTCAATTCGTCCCTCTACTTCACAGTGGCAATCCTCGTTGAGTTAGGCTGTTGTGCGTTCTACTTACTGGTGCCATAATGTCAGCAATCGTCTTTACCGTCATCTTAGTGCTCATGTTGCTGATTTCCTTCAGCATTCTGATCCACTACTCGCGAAAGCGTAACTGGAAAGCGTACGATCGCGTAGTCGTATGCGTCACGTTCGTCATCTTCCTTTTCATGGCGGCGAACACAATCTCGGTCGGTGCTTACGGATACAACACGATCAGAAACAACGGAGAAAACAGTGCAGGACTATCTCTTTCTCGGAATTGATCCCGGTTGGAAAAACCTGGGATGGGGTCTCGTCGATATCAACGGGAAGTACGTGCGTTCGGGAACAATGAATCCCAGTACCCTTCCTCTCGGTGGGACCCCACTTTCTTTGCTCGAGACGCTTGAGCAGGAACAGAATTACATCAAGGCAGTCTCCATGGAGCGCTACGTGGTCTATCAGGGTAAGTACAACCCAGACTCCGAGCACATCCTTCTGGTCACCGGCTCTCTGCAGTACATGGTCAAGGGCGATCTCGAAGCACCCCTGGACATGTACAAAGCGATTGACTGGAAGACGCCACTCGCCAAACACATCTACCTGACTACCGGTCAGGAAAACCCGTCAGATCGCCTCGACAAAGAGTTCTCTATCTTCGCCGCCGAGGTTGTTTCTGGGAAGCGATTCAAGGTCGACCACGAAGCTGACGCAACGTGCCTCGCCTGGCTCGCCTGCCAGCGCTGGCGCCGTGCAAACGGCATTAAGTAAGCTACCCTATTCCCAATCCTTAAAACCTCTCTGAGAGCTTCCTGGAGCGTCTCAGAGGGTACCATTGAAAACTCTATTACAGAGGACATTATGAACAAAGAAGAAATGCTTAAAGCCCTCCTCGAGGCTCCTGCTGTTCGCCGTGCATTCATGACCCTAAGTATGTACGGAAATCTCTCGGAAGAATCACTCCCCGAGGCCATCTCGGACTACTACATGGCAGCGTCGGTGATTACCCGTCAGCTGTTCAAGATGAATGTCCACAAGTTCAGCCCGATGGAAAACCCCGATAACGCCAACGTGCCCTACCTGATCCTGGGCCAAATGGGTTCCGTTCAGGGTGCCGGCCATGACATGGTCATGTACCTGTGTCTGGAAGCGGCGAAGACCGAAGACAACGTTGAAGCGTACATCAAGGAACAAGTCGAAGCCGGTAACGATGGTAAGCCTAACTTGATCCACGGCATCATCACCATGGATTCCGTTGGTAACTACATGACGGCTCTTCGGGATAACCTGATGCTCTCCTTCGTGATGCACGCGATCGATGATATGGGTGAAGAAGACATCCTTCAGCCGGTACCTCACATGTTCTCGAAGGAGCTGCACTAATGAACGAACTCTATCAGAAGTTCCGTCCGGCTTTCTCCAGTGAAGTGTTCAAAGCGGCTCTGCGAGAAGTGGTCAACGTTCGTCAGGCCCATGCAGCAGCTGCTGTCAGAGGAGATGATGCCTCCGTGGAATTCGCCCTGAAGAACCTGGAATGTCTGCACCGCTTTACTGCGGCCCAGGCGGAAGTGTTCCGGATGGTCGAGCCGGCGGCGGTAGAAGAAGTCGGCTACGTATCTCTCGTGATGTTCGGTACCGATCCTCGGGTCTTCCAGTTCATGCTGATGGCATTGAACGACGTAGAGGTTTTCTCCCGGGAAGCCTATAACGATCTGGTGATGAAGAACCAGCGTCCGAACATGGATGCCATCCTTGCCGGCGACGGTAGCTTGACGGATGCTCTGATTTGGATGCACCATATGGGCACCAGCACGAGCAAATACCTCGTTGAGTGGACCGTTGCGACCACCAAAGAGAACGCCGAACGGGCTTACAACGCCGTTTTAAACGCCTGACGTTACATCGGCGTATCAACGAAAAGCCTTGCGCCATGCGGGTTTACAAGGGGTTGATACGCCGATACGTCTGAAACGTCACTTTTGACATACTTTAGAGTGTAACTGTTCCCCTATACTATAAACTACTTACTAAGACTTTTTATAAGGTATATATAGTATGCCTACCTACTCTATAGATATGGAAGGGTGTGTCATTCTCAGCGTGCACGACGTCCAGACGTATCAATCTTCTTTTTCGTTGACATCTTAACCAAATCCCTGGAACGTCTTCGTAACTTTGTGGTACAATCTCAATAATGCTTAATCCACAGGTATAACTAACGTAGACACCGGAGACTCCCTATGTTACCTATGATCGAGACCTTCAATGGTCAATTTTTTTCGTTGAACACCGATTCCCTTGAAGGCTTGACTATCGATAACATCGCTCACGCTTTGTCTATGGTCAACCGTTTCAATGGCCACACTAAATTCCCTTACAGCGTCGCTGAACACTCAGTGCACGTTGCGTCACAGCTTCCACCGGACCTGCAGCTGATTGGTTTGCTGCACGACGGTTCGGAAGCGTTCATCCAGGATATCCCCGCACCGTTCAAGCCTTACCTCCCTGACTACGCTGTCATTGAGAAGCAGGTGCAGGATCGTGTGTACCGAGCATTCGGTATGGACCCGGAGTGGGTAGATTCGGTCTACGCAGAAGTTAAACACGTGGACAGCATGATGTGTCAAGTTGAGGCAACTCACTTGCTGCATTCTACGGGTGCCGGTTGGGCCAGTAACCCAGCGAACCTCGGCATCTATGGACTTAGCCCGGTGGCCGCCGAAGGTCTCTTTTACTTGGCCTTCGACAAGATCACCAAGGGCAATTACTTTACGGGGCCTCTAACCCCAGCTTATTTGCAACAACTGATCGGAGAACACAATGCAATCAATTCAAGTGGTAAAGCGTGATGGTCGTAAAGAACCCTTTACTTGGGAAAAGATCGATCGCGTAATCGAATGGGCCGGTGAGGGCCTGGACGTCTCTACCTCTCAGGTTGGCGTCAATGTCCGTCTGCACGTATTCGATGGGGTGACCACTCAGGATCTGCACCGTGCTGTGGTGAAAGCCATGGCCGACTTGATCTCAGCGGATGAGCCCGACTACCAGTACATGGCCGCTCGTGCTGCGATGTTCGGTATCCGCAAAGAAGTGTACGGGCAGTTCGAACCGATGTACTTCCCGCTGTTCGTGAAATCGATGGTGGCCAAAGGCCTGTACGACGAAGCAATCCTTAACGATTACGACGAGTACGAGCTGAGCGTAATGGCTGAAGCGATCGATCATAGCCGTGACCTGAGCTACGCGTACGCCGCAGTGAAACAGCTGGAAGGCAAATACCTGGTGCAGAACCGTGTGACCGGTGAAATCTATGAAACGCCGCAGATGGCGAACATGATGATTTCGGCGTGCTTGTTCTCCCGTTATCCGCAAGACGTCCGCATGGATTACGTCCTGAAGTTCTACGAATACCTGTCGACCTTCAAGATCTCCCTGCCGACGCCGATCATGGCAGGTATGCGTACGCCGACCCGTCAGTTCTCCTCTTGCGTGCTGATCTCAGCCGGGGACTCCCTGGATTCCATCAACGCAGCATCGGCGGCAATTGTTAAGTATGTGTCTCAGCGTGCCGGTATCGGTCTGAACGTCGGTGACATCCGTGCTTTGGGCTCTGAGATCCGTGGCGGCGAAGCGAATCACACGGGTTTGATCCCCTTCATCAAACTGATGCAAGCGGCAGTGAAGTCCTGTTCTCAGGGTGGCGTGCGTGGTGGTGCGGCAACAGTATTCTATCCGGCTTGGCATTACGAAGTGATGGATCTGTTGGTATTGAAGAACAACCGCGGTACCGAAGCTAACCGTGTGCGTCACATGGATTACGCCGTGCAGCTTAATGGCTTCCTGTATCAGCGTCTGCTGTCTAACGGCAAGATTTCCTGCTTCTCTCCGCACGAAGTCCCTGGCCTGCTGGATGCATTCTTTGCTGACCAGAAAGAGTTTGCCCGTCTGTATGAAATCTACGAAGCCGACTCCAGCATCCGTCGCCAGACGTACACTGCTGCAGAGCTCTTCGGTGTGATTGCATCTGAGCGTGCCTCTACCGGTCGTATCTACATCCAGAACGTTGATCACTGCAACACGCACTCTCCGTTCCGTCCGGAAGTGGCACCGGTTCGCCAGTCTAACCTCTGCCTGGAAATTGCTCTGCCGACCAAACCGATGGAATTCGTCAATGACGGTTCCGGCGAAATCGCTCTGTGTACGCTGGCTGCGTTCAACCTGGGCGAACTGACTCCAAGCGAGTTCCCGATTGCAGCTGACCTCCTGGTCCGTGGCCTGAACGAACTGCTGGATTATCAGGACTACCCGGTACTGGCCGCCAAACAAGGCAGTGATTACCGTCGTACCCTCGGTGTGGGCGTGATCAACTATGCTTACTGGCTGGCCAAACAAGGCCTGAAGTATTCAGATGGCTCTGCTAACGAACCGACTCACCGTCTGTTTGAACAAATGCAGTACCACCTGATGAAAGCGTCGGTTGAACTGGCCAAAGAGAAGGGTGCCTGCCCGGGCTTCCATGAGACCACGTACTCACAGGGTATCCTGCCAATTGACACGTACAAGAAGGATGTTGACTCCATCGTCAGCTCTAAACTGTACTGCGATTGGGATGGCCTGCGTGCGGATATCATGAAGTACGGCATGCGTAACTCTACCCTGTCAGCGTTAATGCCTTCTGAGACGTCCTCACAGATCTCTAACTCCACCAACGGCATCGAGCCGCCACGTGGTCTGGTCTCTGTGAAACAGTCGAAAGACGGTGTGCTGCGTCAGGTAGTGCCGGAAGTGGCCCGTCTGCGGGATGCATACCAAACGCTGTGGATGCTGCCGGATAACAAAGGGTACATCGAGCTGGTGGCTATCATGCAGAAGTTCGTCGACCAGACGATCTCTGCGAACACCAACTACGACCCGAGTAAGTTCCCGAACAACAAGGTGCCGGCCAAGCAGGTCCTGAAAGACCTGATCACCGGTTACAAGCTGGGCGTCAAAACCTGGTACTACCACAACACCCGTGACGGTTCTGACGATAAGTCCTTCGAAGACAAAGCGTTACCGCCACTGGAAGCAGTGATTGTGGAAGACGACGGCTGCGAAAGCGGCGCCTGTAAGATTTAACCTCAAGGGTCCTTCGGGACCCTTTCTCTTTGGAGCTCCTTATGGGAATCCCTGCAACGATTTACCACCGCCCAAACGGCGAGCAACAATCAATCATCATTAACGACGTAGACGATCTGGACGCAGCTTGGTTCAAGGCTAACCACGTTCGGGTTTCTATGGAAGAAGACGGCACAGGTGGCTACATCCTATACGGTGATTATGGTGCGTCGATGGAGGACGGTACTCCAGAAGAAGCAATCGTATTCAGCGGCGGGAAGAGTTGCCGCGACTCCCTTAAGTCCCTGCGTGAAGCCATTGAAGAGCTAAAGTAATGCGTCTTGTAGAACTCTCGGAATTGGACGACAAACTGTGCGTCCGCCATGCGGCAAAGATCTATTTCCGCATCAAGAACCCCACCAGCAAACAGAAATGGACTAACGGCCGGACTCGGGAAGTCCTGAACTTACCGAAAACCGTGTTGCTTGATGACTACAACGTTGAAGTTTATGTTGATCCTGAGACGATTCTGGTAGTCCGATCTGCCGGTGATGCGGTATACTCTCACTTTCGCGATGCACAGTCAGGAAAATGCAGTCCGACTGTGACGAATCCGGCCTTAGCGGTCGTGTCTTATAAACGAGGAATTCCTTATGCCATTTAACAAAATCCACGACCTGATGGATGATGCTCCTTCCGTTCCATACATGGACACCCGTCACGTTACCCGTGCGGGCTTAATGCTTAACACCGCTGCCAAGTCGAAGGCCGTTGTCCTGTCTCAGGCAGACATCGCCCGTCTGATGAACTTCACGGCTAATGAAGGTGTGCTCGACATGGATAAGCTGCGTGAACAAGGTCCTATCGTTCTGCAGTTCGATGGCCAGCGTGATGACAAAGGTCGCTTCGTGATCGCCTTGCTGACCGTCCCAATGGATGAAGGCAATCAGGTGACGTGCTTCCCGTACTCTAACAATAACGAAAAAGACAAAATGTGGCCGTACGATAAACACTTTGTCTTCGGTAACGTTAGTGACTTGAAGAAGATCACTATTCAAACCCGTGATACGCACCCGCTGGCGAGCGCCGAAGACCTGGACGAACTGGGTAAAACCCACTTGTCCGCCCTGAGCGCTATCGTGCTGAAATTCCTGTTTGCTCAGCAGCAAGGCCTGTTTACCGTAGTGCCGGACAACCGTGACTACTCCAAACTGAATAAGAAACGTGAGAAGAGCAAGAAGTCTCCGTTCGTCCCCGATAACCTCCTGGTATGGAGCAAGTAATGCAAACTCTCAACGCTTATTCTGATTTGATCCGCGGCTGGGCGGCCGACCGTAACCTTATCGAAGGTTCTAAGCCGGTAAACCAGTTCGATAAACTGTTCGAAGAGAACGGCGAGAACGCCGGCCACTCCGCCCGCGGCAAGCTTGACTTGGTGCCAGATGATTTAGGTGACATGTTCGTTGTGATCACCATCCTGGCTGCCCAGTTGGGCCTGAGCGTACCTCTGGCCAAAGCCCAGACCTATGAAGGCAGCGAGACCCTGTGCTCTACCATTCGTCTGTCCTTGTATGCCGAGCTCGGCCATTTAGTCGTGCTGGTAGATAAACGCTGCCTGGACAGCGACATCGAGTTCTCCCTGTCGGAAGTTGCCTACCTGTTGCGTCGTCAAGCACAGGACTTGGGCACCACCCTGGAAGCCTGCGTTGATCACGCATGGAACGAAATCAAAGACCGTAAAGGCCGTATGATCGACGGCGTATTTGTTAAAGAGGCTGATTTAGCATGAGTTTTTCCACTTTCAATCCAAACGAAGTTAACTACCTGACTGAGCCAATGTTCTTCGGCCAAGGCTTGAACGTTGCCCGTTTCGATAAACTGAAGTATCAGCACGTTGATGATGAGTTCACTCAGAAAGTGCTGGCCTTCTTCTGGCGCCCGGAAGAAATCGATCTGTCCAAAGACCGCATCGACTTCAATGAGAAGCTGGCAGATCACGAGAAGCACATCTTCACCAGCAACCTGCAGTACCAAACCCTGCTGGATTCTGTGCAGGCCCGTGGCTTAGAGTCAGCGTTCGCGAAGATTATCTCCCTTCCGGAACTGGAAAACTGGTTCCAGACGTGGGGGTTCTCCGAGACGATCCACTCTCGCTCGTACACCCACATCATCCGTAACCTGTACCCAGATCCAGGTGTGGTCTTCGATAACATCGTGATCAATCCTGAGATCGCTGAGCGTACGATCAACCTGACCGGTAACTATGACCGCTTCATCAAAGGCGTGGACATGTGGTCCATGTTCGGTGAAGGTCGCTTCCAGGTTAACCAGATCAACCCCAACGTGCTGAGTGAAATCCTGGCGAATCCGATGGCTCCTCGCCCGGCGCCGAAGGTTATCGAGACACTGGACGTGTCTATGCCACAGCTGATGTCCGATGCTCACTTCCTGCTGGCCGACATCAACACGTTAGAAGCTCTGCGTTTCTACGTGTCGTTCGCCTGTTCGTTCGCGTTCAACGAGCGTGAGCTGATGGAAGGTAACGCCAAGGTGATCAAGTTCATCTGCCGCGACGAGTCACTGCATAAGACTTCGACCACGTGGATGCTGAACAAGTTGGCAGACGGTTCGGAAGGTAAAGAATGGGCGGCGATCGCCCGGGCTAACGCTTCTCGTATTCCTGCTCTGTTCAAATCGGTTGCCGACCAGGAAATCCGTTGGGCGAAGTACCTGTTCAAAGACGGTGCGATGCCCGGCATTAACCTGGAAACCATCGGGGCGTACATCGAGTATCTCGTTGACATCTGTCTGAACCAGCTGAACATGCCAGGTATCTACGGGCGTAAGAAAAACCCGATGCCGTGGATGAACACTTACACGAACTCGGAAAACGTACAGGTTGCCCCACAAGAAGTTGAGCTCTCAAGCTATCTGACTGCCGACTTGCAGATGGAAGGCATGAACGACTTCGGCGACCTTACACTGTGATCAATCAGCCCAGGGACGGGCGTTTTACTGGTATAAGTAAAGAGTAGAGATAAAGGGGATCTTATGTTTAACAAGCAAGCATTACACAACCGCTTTCAAAACGGTTGTCTGGCAGCGATCGGGACAGCACCGATTGTTGGTTTAGCGTCTTATAAAGTCCTCGAGGACCTCAAACTCGACCGGGACTTGTATAAGATCGCGAAGTTCACCCTCTTAGCATCTCTTGTCTCTGGGCTGGTCTGGTCACTCTTCCCATCCGCTCGCCGCAAGCCTTCCGAAGAGGAAGAGTCTGCAGTGAAAAACTCGTACTCACCTGTTCTGCTTATTCAGATTAGTGAATCGATTAAGGATGCAGAAGACGCCTACATCATGAAGTTGCACAGGGAACGTCAGGCCGATAAGGCTGCCGAAACCAGTTCAGCGGGTGTGCTGGAGCCAAGACGATCTTCATCCTTCCCGGGCTATGTCCGTCCAGGAGAGATCACGGTTGAGCGAACTGAAACGCGTACTTCGGGTGGTTATGCTAACCCATTGCGTGCATCCAGTCCGTTCCGTTCTTCAACACTGAGCAGTGGTGATCGAGAGTTATCTTCGGTCGACATTTCTTCAGTACTGCTATCGGATGATCCAAATGATTAAGTCTAAAGTAACATTGGAGCTCTCCATTACGGAGGGTTCACGGGTAAGTGGATGGGGTGAATCCGCGGTCCAAGAGTACATCCTTCGGCATCCGAAGCTGGCCGGTGATATTCGTTTGCGTTGTCAGCGAAGGGATATTGACGAAGTACTAGAAGATCTGTCAGTATCTGCGGTATCCGAAACCTTCGGAGCCAATACTGAAGTGACTCTGGTCGATGTCGGTAACGAATTAGCCCGTTCTTCCACCGGTGTTCCGCTCTCGAAGAAAGAGCAGGAAGAATTGGAAAATATGCTCGAACAAAAAGATCCACAAACTCAACAAGATAACCCGTTCAAAATCAAGATCGGTTGATCTGTAAGCAATAAACAGGAGATTGACCTCTCCTGTTTTTATCCCGTATAATCATCCTAAAGAGGAAACTGAAACATGCCTAAACTAATCGTCGGAATCAACGGGTTAGCCCAACACGGTAAAGATACCAGCGCTGATATGCTGAAAGCGTACCTGGCACTGCGTGGTATCACCTGTGAAATCATCCCATTCGCCAAGCCTATCAAGGACATGGCCCGCTATGTCTTCGACATGACGGATGAAGACGTGAACACGTCCGCAGGCAAGAAGCGTGTGATCCCGACAGCTCGTGGCCTGACCTCTCGACAAATCCAACAGAAGATCGGTACCGAATCCTTCCGTGATGTGTTCTTCCCGGAAATCTGGACCGACTTTTTTATCAGAACTGCAGCGAAATCAGAGGCTGACGTCATCGCGATCCCTGACATGCGGTTCGACAATGAGATCGACCTGGTATCGGCCTTCCCTGAAACGCAGGGTTGGGGTGCGACTACCATGAAGGTCTTTAACCCGAACGTTGACGCCCAGGCGCCGGCCCACATTAGCGAGAAACCGCAGCCCGACGAGAAGTTTGATACCGTTATCATTAACTCGGGGACGCTGGAAGATCTGCGTGATAAAGTCGTTTCCTGGGCGGATGCACGCATCCTCCCGAGACTCTCATGAATATTACTAACCGGACGCCCCTCGCGGGCGTCAAACTGTTTGACAGCAATACCTATCCAGCCAGTTGTATCGATCTGTATTGGCGTGGCGCCGCCCCGATTATCTTCGAACTGTCGGATGATCCCGATGAAGGCGACGCGTACCCCCATTTTTTAGTCCATATCCACTCCCAACTTTCCGTTCAAGCCATCCAGCTCCTCCAACATGATGACCACCGCATCCTCGTAGCCGAAGTTAAAGGCGGCGACCAAACGTTTTGGGCCGTGCAGGATGATGACGTGGTGACGTTGGACCTGAAGAAACCTATTTTTAGTGAGGAATACACGGTATTCACGGCTCCGTATTACCTGGAGGACGTGTTCAAAATGACGATCGGAGAAGCGGTGTTGGCGACAACGTTTTCGCCGGTGGATTTGTACTGGTTGCTCGGCCCGGCTGGCCGTACAGTAGGGTTGTATGATACGAAGATCTGGGAGGAAGCAGCTCGCCGCCTCCCAGGCTCTTATTTTTTAGATCTGCTCGCTACCACTGAAGGTACCTTGCTGGATCCGAAGTAATAACCGATCACGTTCATCCACGCCGTGCTCAGGGATCCGAGCATGATGTTGACGATGTTCATGCTTTCCGTAGGGATTGGCACGAAGATCAGCATGAAGATGATCGCGAAGAGTCCACCGGTTACCGCTGCCGCCAGGGTAGCCGGCGTACGATCCCGCAGTGTCATCTCCCGTTCCCGGGCGTTAGCTACGTCCTGAAAGTACTCGTCCTTAAGGTTTAACTGAGTGAGGGTTGCACGGAATTCACCGTCCAGTTCAATCAGCTTGGCCAACATCTCCGGCGTTTGAGCCCCGATAGCGTCTGCCAGGGCCGCGTCAACGTCCTCTGGCGGAGTGTCGAAAAGCTTTGACGCTAAAAAACTAATGGCGATACCGGAAAGTGGCCCGTTAAGGGCCATTCCGAGAGTCGGCGCTACGCGGATGACGAGCGACTTCCAATCAAACGGCATATTCCTCGACCTCATCGACGGATCCCGCCGTGAACTGATCAACCAGCGATTTGAAGGTAGACTTCATGTGGTTAACCATGTTCGTTTGTTCCTGGGCGGTATCCAGTTTGGCCAGTCCTTCCTTGTACCGGCAGTAACGGCTACCGAAGTTCGACTTCTTGTCGGGGTTGTACTTTGGAATCTTGGCCAATTCCTTGAGGTGAACGATGCCAATATAGTCTCCCAGGCTGCCATCGTCAGTCTTCTCGTAGATGAAGATATCAGGGGAGACGTCGCTCCCCTCTTTCACCTTGGCCACTACCTCGTACTTCCCGTCCTTGAAATGCGTGATCAGGACAAGAGTATTAGGCATACAGGATTCTCCACCAGAACTGCAGCGAGAAGGAATCTACCTTCGGTACCGCACGGAACGTCTTGATGTTGAACATGTCGCCGGACTCCTTGAACAGACCCACTTCGGAAATGTTCTCGCCGTTTGCTTCAGCTGGACCGAGCACGAAGTCCACTGTGATGTAATCCTGGGCGTCGGTCAGGGCTGACGGGGTGATGCTCAGGTTACGGTTATAGGTGATGATCGGGTTGTACAGATCATTCAGGGTTGGGTCCGGGCGCTTAGGCTTGCGGCCCAGCGAGTCGTAACAACCACCGTTACCGATCTTGAACGAGTCAATACGGTTCACCTTTGCGTTCGGATCGTACAGGAAGCTTAAGTGCTCACGCTTCGCCGCACGGACGATGAGGTTCTTCTCTTCGACCAGGCGTTCGGTACGTCCGTCATTCCAGATCCGATCTACGATCAGGAAGCCTTCCAGCACGTCGCTGGATTCATTGAGTTTCATGGTTTCTCCTTAGTCTCTGCGGATAATGACCTTGAGGTCACCACCGAAATCGCCACTGCGGTCAAACTTCAGGTCGCCGCCGCCACGGCCGTCACGGTAATGACCATCCTGTACGGCACGAGCATCGGTTAACGCTCCGTTCGCCAGGTAGGTTCCACGGGTAATCGGAGAAGTCCCCGGGGTCTGCGTGAAAGCCAGTGTCATTTCGATCGGGTCACCGTCGTTCACTGGGAAGTACGTCGGCAGGATATCTGCTTGTTCAACCACCAGCGATACCGACCAGTTATCCTGGAAGATCTCTGAGAAGAGAAGCTTACCGGTCAACGGCAGGTCTTCCTTGCGTGGCACGTACATTTGGCCGGCATGCTTCGACAGAATCGGTGGCACGTAACCGTCAGTGTACTTGAAGGTAAAAACCTTCTCCAGTGTCGGATCGTAAGCGTCAGCGGTGGTACCTGCGGTTCGCACGATGATATCATCATAGTGATCCTGGAGGGCGATATCGCCGGCCCAGAAAGGATGTGCTCCGCTTTGTACCAATGCCGCTGACACATTGATTTTAGCCAGTTTGTCCTTGAGCTCGTCTTCGTGACAGAGATACAGGGGGACAATGTTACGCGTGTCCGCTTGCAGAGCCTGGCCGTCGGCGTTTAAATAGGTCCGTACAAGGCCGATGGAGGTAGAGGTATCACTACCCCTCTTACCGCGGATACCGGTCGAACGGCCGCGAACGACTGCCATAGATCCTCGTGAGGAGAAGACGGGGTCGACGCGATGAATGTCGGACTCGATGTCTTCTCCAGCTTCAGTAACCCATCCACCAATTCCTGAAATTGCGGTCCCATCTGCATTTCGTCCTCGAAATTCACCGAGTTTGGGGTTGTCACCGAGCAGTTGCTGATGGTAGACAGGGATCTGGCAACGGTTGTAGAAATTTGTGCCGCGATCAAAGTACGTAGCTCGGTCTCCTCGAACAAAGTCAATGATGGCCGTGTCATAAATGTTATCCTCGATGTCGACACGTTGATTCATCTCGAAGTCGGTGTCGGTGATGTAAACAATTTCGTCACCCATCGGTGCACGCCACACGAATACCGGGAAGGTATGGCTCGGGCGGGCCCGCCAGATAACGTCGGAAACCGTGTAGTAGCCCTTGAGGTCCACGCCGGTTTGCTGGAATAGTACCATGAAGGTGTTGTACTTCAAGTAATTCCGCATGATGTAAGCCATATCGGTATTCGGCTGCACAGGAGGATACTGCACGCCACCGGTCAGTTCGCCAGGAATGAAGGTGTTGTACCACCATTCACCAGACTTCTGGTAATCCTTGATATCCACCCAGTTGATTAGCTGCGTGCCTTCAATCAAGTCGTCTCCGACGGCCACGTCCGGTTGGAAACCGTAAGGGATGTCGTAGAAGTTGGTGGCGGTCAGGATCTCCCAGTGACCGTTGATCGGGTTCTGCAGCACGTTCATCACTCGCTCGTTGGCACGAACGGTTGGGATCCCCAGAGCCAGGTTCACGCCGGCCTGGATGTAGTTGATCACCGGGCCGTGCGAATACAGGAAGTACAGACCATTAACAAAGTCTTTGTAGTTCCCAATCGCCCGGTCCTGCGTCATGCCCACGGCACGCCCAAACTGAGAGTAGATGATATCTTCGTCAATGCACACGTTTGACGCCCACAGAGCAAACTGCGTGACGCCTTCTGCCGTGACACGCTGAGGGAAACCCAGCTCAGCCAGGGGCTTGTAGAAGGAGATCTGCGTGTAATCTTCACTGATCTCAAAGTGCACGCCCTGAGACAGAGAGATTGTCGGCAGCATCGGACGGTTCATGATGAAGTCGATCTTCGTGGTACGTTCCGGAAGCTTGAACACCGAGCCCGTCAACCCATCGATAGCATCGGCTGGGTTAAAAAGAAACAGTTTCAGCTGAGAGTTGTAAGACTCCTGGATCGTACGCAGCGAAAGGTTACCCGCACGCTGCAGGAAGCCGCCGTAAGCGTCACCGAGCTGCTGGGTGGAAACCTCGAGGAGGGAATCCACGAGGTCTTGGTCAGCGAAGATCTGCAGCCAGAAGTCAGACAGCCCATAGTAATAGGCCATCTGTCCTTTCACTGCAGCACGCTCACCGATGCCGGTTAAATCGGCTGATGAGATGTAGTTGCTCATGCACTCTCCGGAGTGATCGTAAAGGTATCCAGGTAGAAGCGCTGGGTCGAAGCCGCAGTGTACCCGTCAGTAACCGGGGAAGAAGTCTTCACCAGATCCTTCGAGATTGCCGTCGCCGTTACGTCCAGTGGCGCCTTCACGCTCGTCAGTCCTGCATCCCCGATCAGTTTGTAGATCTCTGATACGTAGATGGTACCATCAACTGGCGTCTGGTTGAAGTACGCTTCGATCGCCGCCCGGGCTGCGGAGAGTTTTGCCGTGTCATAAGACGACTCGTACCCACTGGCTTTGATGTCAATCAGGATTGGCTCGAAGGCACGGGCCAGCTGGTTGGCACACACCACACGGTTCTGCTGATCTTCCAGGAATGACTGAATGTCTTCCAGACCAACAAACTTGCGAACCACGAAGCTCGCCGTCATGTTCGGGTAGTCCCGGCCAAAGTCGATGTGAACGATTTGGCTTGCTGACAGACCGTAGTCTTTCTGCGGTACGAGAGGCTTGTGATCCGTGTACACTGTGGTGTTCGGGTAGGACACAGCTGCTTCGGCGGTCATCGGGATAGTATCAGCGTCAACACCACCGGACAGCGTTGAGCGGTCAACATCGAAGATCGGACCGGTGATTTCAATCACACCCGCAGCGTTCGTCGTGTATTGCACAACGGAAGTACGGAACGCGGTATCCGCATAGATGTCCACGGCGCCACCGATGTGGATACGGAATTTATCCTGCAGATCAGGATCACCCATCACGCCCTCCACCTGGACGTAATCACGCCACATGTCGGGGTCACCCATACCAACCACTTTGATGTACTTGATGTAGTTAAACACGTCGTACAAACGAGAGGTGATCGACGGATCGTTGATCAGGTTACGGGTTGAGATCGAGTTGTATGAACGCTCCACCATTTCCAGGTTGGTTTCTTCACGAACGGCCGGTGAGTCCTGATACAGGATCTTCCCCTTCACGAAGTACGGGTTGAACAGCGTGAAGTACAACAGATCGCCTTCCGTCAGGTCGTTAAACGCTTCGTCAGACGACTGAGAGGACAGGTTTGTGTCGAAATACCACAGCTCTTCCGAAGAGTCGTACGACAGGTACACGTTTCCGGAGATCGGAGTGTCACCGTCTTTCAGCGGCTGGGCAAAGACTGGGGCCGTCGGGTAGAACATGTACGTGTTGTCGGTTGAGAAGTACGCCGACGTTGGCAGGCTCACGTTGCTCGGCGTACCGTTCTGAAACAGGAAGTACAGGCGTGCACGTACCGTCGCGTAGGATCCACTGTTACGGTTAACGAAGAAGTTCGACAGGATGTTGTCGACCACTTCTGCCGGCGTATCATTGGTCACGTTGGCCAGTGTCGCTGAGTCAAAATACGTTTCGGTGTACTTGCGGATCAGGGCGATGAGCATTGCGTTAGGGCGAATCACTAAGTCCCGCACACCGGTACCCTGACGGAAGTCAACCGTCGGGAACTTCGACTCCAGGTATTGCTGGGCGAAGGTTTCAGCTTGCTGGACGTCATCGGCAGACAACTCCAGCGAATTCATTACGGAAAAGATATCGTTAGCCACTGGTCACCTCATTAAGTACTAGGCCGTTACTGTTAAACGGCAGGGCAATCGGGGCACCCACACCGGCTTTGGTCAAGACGCGGACCTTGATGATCGTCGTTTCGCTCCCCTGAACGGCGTCCAGTACCTCTACGCTCTCCAGTTGGGATTCCGCAGAGTACAAATAGGAGTTCAGGATGGCTTTCGCCTGATCGCTCGCCTGCTTGATCGCCGCAGTGATCGCCGCTTTGGCCGCCACAGAGTCCTGCGTGATGTTAGAATACCACACGAACTCCGAGAACTTGGTTCCCTGCTTCGGATAAATCGGATCGGTACCGGTACTCGTCATCAGACACTTCACAAGCACCTGAACGACTTTCTGCAGGCCGGTAATCTTACGCGGGTTGTTGCCCAGAGTAAATTCCAGCTTGGAGTTCGGGAAGCCGTCCGGGAAGCTCAGCAGCAGGAGATCGTAACGGTCCTGTTGTTTTAGGTTTTCACTATTGCCTACACGGGCCATTATTCCTCCGGCGCCTGACGCGCTCCAGTTAAGTTGTACAGATTATTCTGCATGTTGTTCTGCCAGTTCGCCTGTCGAATTCCGGCGTCGGCAGCCGCTTCTCGGTAGTAATCCGCTCGTGTCATCTGTCGGAGGGCCATTTCTGCCGTGACCGAGTCGATGCTACGAAAGGAATCTAAAAGAGCGGCGTTGGTCGTAGAAGCAGAACCGTTTACACGGCTCTGGATGGCTCTACGCATATCGGATAGATCTAAGTCCTTGATCACTTCGCCGGCATCCTTAGCGGGAGTCTCAGGGTCCCCAAGGAACCCTGAAAGACCCTGGAAGTAGCTTCCAACCGCTTTGAAATGCTTGGTGACGAGTCCTGGAATATCTGTTAGTTGTCCCACGTTCCGTACTCCGTCAGTAAAGACTGCACTTTGTCTTTAAGCTTGCCGGACGCGTAGTTATACTGGTTGATGTTCATGTTGAGAGAGCTTGCAATATCACCTGCGGCAATCTTGTTTGCCCGTCCCTCGAAGATCTTCAGCTCGTCCGGCGTCAACTTACCTTTAATGTAGTTTAGTTTCAGCGGATCAGAGTTGAACTTCGAGTGCTCTGGGTCATACAGGTTACCGGATTCAGCATGGTCCTGGAAGATCAAGGACTTATACTTCGTGACTTCCTTCTCCGGCCAACCCAGACGTTCACCGATCTCTTTGTCCGTCGGGTCACGACCCAGTTCGTCTTCGAGGTTGGTAACGGCGAGGTTGAACTTGCCGTACTGCAGCTGCTTGTCCTCACCCATGTTTGCCCGGTTCTGGTACGTGTAGTTCAGACGTTTAGCTTTACGCGTCCAGTTATACACGTGAGTCGAGAGCTTGGTGCCTTTGCTCGGATCGTAATCCTTGATAGCACGGATAGCCCACGACACGACCTCACCCTTAAGAGCAGACGGTGGGAGAGAACCCGACAGCTTGGTGGTTTCGCTCTGAATGATAGGCTTCAGGTTGTTCACCAGGTTCTTCAGAGCCTTTTTGTCGCCCGTGTTCTTCCATGCATGGAACAACTCAAGGTCTTTGTCGCCTAAATCATTACTCATGTTACACCTCTTGAGTTAAATTGAATGCTCGTACTACGTTGTACGCGTAGTCTACCATGAGCTGCTGCATCTGGAGCGAGTTTCGACGGTACACGAAGCAATCCTTCGCGGCCGATGTTGTCGATAAACGCTGATCGGAAATCAGAACAGTAGGAATCATGTTGTTAAAACGACGTACAATATTCATCTTCTGGGTTTCAGCCAGACTCTCGTCCGGCTGTACCACCTGAGACTCCGGCAGTTTCGCCGGGAGTCCTTCAGGATATGTTAGAATTGCACTGTATTCTGCCATATTACTTATACCCTTAACCTAAGCCTAAGTCGAAGTGAACCGGATCGTAGGTAGAGAAGTTCCCACCCCAACGCAATTTCACTCCAAGCGAGTTCGCGACCTGGATAACGTACTGGGCAAAGTTCTGCATCACAGCACGGGAAGACGCATGCAAATCGTTACACGGCACCATGTCTACTGCCCATGACGGCGACTTACGGTGACGAGACCCGTTGCCGGCACCCTGAGCGTAGGACGATGAGTCGTTCTCAAGGGATTGCTGCTTGGCCGATGAGCGATAACCACTGGTGACCACCACTGGACGCGTCTCGATGACCTTCATCACGACTTTAATCAAGTCCGGGTGGCAGGTAGCCAGGATCGACTGCGAATTCGCATCCAGTACGCCTACTGAACAACGCTTACCTAGTTTAGGCAGAACGGTTGGCGTCGCTGGAGCACTCTGAGTGGCTTTATTCTCTTCGCTCGTTACTGCAGTGCCTGGCGTCGGTTGCTGATTCGTCGGACGAACACCTTGGTTAACGATTGGGTCCGGCGTCTCTCCGTCAAACTCATAGTCGATGAACGCGGAGGATTCCATGTCACGGCCCCGCAACGTGCTACTTGATTCCGATCCCTTGCCGTCATTGACCCACGGACCTTTACGCACTTCCTCAACGGTTGGTGACCCTTGGTTCCACATGTCGATGTCAACGAAGGTTTCTGACAGTACGCAGTGATCCTGTTCGACGTCCATTAGGGTTGCGATGTTACGGGCCACCAGGTTCAGGTTACCGAGTGTCGTCGTGTAGAGCGTCGGACGGGACGGATCGTTTACGTACTCCGAACCCCCGATCTCCCAGACGCCCATATTACGCTTCACCGGAATCGGACGACCGGTTGAATAGGACTCGAGGATCGTCGGATCGGCGGCGCCCACACCCAGAACATCAACGTAGTACTCACAGGCACGCTGGAAGGCCTTGGTGTTGCCGTACATCGACAGGTTCTCATCCATTCGTAACTGAGCGAGCAACCATGGATAGGTTCCCGGAATGTAGCACGTGGCCAGTTCCGAGAAGGTGTACGCAGAGCTGATCCCGATGTTCGTGCTGGAATAACCGGAAGCATCGATCGAGTGGTTTACGCTCGAGCAGAAGCCATGGTAAGACTCTCGCAGCGGTGATGGATCAACCACGTCCATTGGGTAGCCGGGAACGATGAACGGGTTGAACACCCCATCGATCACGCCAGAGCGGGCCTGAGAGTAAATGTTCGAATACTCAACGTCCACACCGGTGAAGAACAAGCGTTCATACGCATTGGTTCCGGACAGATCTGCATCCCATGGGTTCAGACTCGGGTCTTCCGGGTACAGCTTAAGCCACGCTGCTTTCAGTTTGGCTGCCGTGTCTGCGTCCGCCAAGTCACCCACGTTGGCCGAAGGAGATTGCTGAGCCAGAACGGCATACCAGAACGGCAGAGTACCGTCAGCGGTACGTACACCGCTCGCCCACTCGTATTTGCCCGGCGTTGCTCGCAGTGGCAGCAGTGTCTTCGACAGGTTACCACCGTTTGCCAAGGCTTTACGGACAGAATGTGGGGCAATGAAGTTGTGGCCAAACACGTCGGTCTGGGCGTTCATGACCGAATCTGCTTGGAACGGCATCGCGTTGTAGATCACACGGGATGGCACGGAGTCCGTACCCAGGTTCACGCTCATGCTTTCATACATGTGAGGCAGAATCACGTTACAGATTGGTGAGTAGTAGGCGAACATCTTCGGTTTGAAGACGTGGTCGATTACCTCACGCTTACCTGCAATCCCCAGGACCGCCGGTGAGTTCAAGATCACGTGGTCATATTCCACGAGGTTCATAAACTGGTCGACAAACTGCCCAAAGGACGTCACTTCACCGGTCCCGCCGGACATCAGATCGTTGGACATAATGTGCAGCAACTGTTCAGCCATGGCCCGTGGCATCATGCCGTTCAGGTTACCAGGAATCAGCTTACCGTTACCTGACGCCATCTCCTCGTTCGACCCTTTAGCTGCTGCCGCATTGGCTGCAATCGACTGGGCGGACGGGAGTGGCGCGTCCAGGAAGAAGGAACGGTCACGAGAGCGACGAGATACCAGACCCTGGGATACCGAACCGCCTGCATGCACCCAATCCATGAACGCTGCTGCGGCGCCTTCAGTATTGCCTTCCGTAATCAAACGGACGATCGTTGAAGGTTGGCCGCTAGCCTGCCACAGTGCTCCATCTTTACCACCGCGGCCGCCGGGCCCAACGTTAAAGGTAAGATCCACGAGAGCGTCAAACTGGCCCTGAGACAGGGTAAGCCCAAGCTTATTCACCGCATCTTCCGCAGAGCGAATATCCTGGGACAGTAACTTGTCGACTTCCAAGTCGCTTAATGTCTTACCGTCGTAGGCCGTCTCTGTTTTAGCTACGGCATGACCCACGCCGATCGTAGGCGTACCCACCGCATCTGCTGCGTGAGCAATCTCTTTGCCAGTCTTATCGTCGTACAGCTTATAACGACGGCCTTCAGAGAATTCAAGGAGCTCTTTCTTGCCGCGGGCAGACATAGACTTCGAACCTACCGTTGGCGTTGGCGTCGTACCTTTGTTTTCAGCCGTTTGCGTGGTCGTCGGGGCCGGCGTTGGGGCAGTCTTGCCGTCTTTCTGAACGGAACCTTCAATGACAGGATGTCCGGACATGCGGTTGAAGTAATTCAAACCGATTTCCAGCAGCGGGATGTACATCTTGGTCATGATCGACTTGTCCTGCTGGGTATCCGAGGAGTAAGCCGAGCGTTTCAGAGAGTTCCACATACCGACGACGATTCCAGGGATCCCCTGAAGACGCCAGTAGTTGTCACTCATGGTCTCTGACAGCACGGAAGTATCCCCGCCGCCCTGCTCGATGCTCACGTCACCTTCACGGGGTTCGTGGACGCCGGCCAAGGCTTGTTCGATAGCGAAGACTGACCCGATGTTGTTCCCATCAACCATAATACCGAAAGCTGAGTCCCTTGCAGTGTTCAGCGACTGTGAAGGATCGGCGTTCAGGAATTTGAACAGGATTTCATTCAGGATGTAGTACGAATGGACGCAGTTCAGCACGATTGAAGACTGTCCGCCGTCACCAGAGAGGCTCTTCGAATCTTGGACGCTCGTGATTACGCCGTCGAACAACAACTTGTAAGCATTACGCTCAACTTTGTTGAAGGTTTCCTTAGCGTTATCCACCAGCTGATCGGCGCCTTCAATGTTAGGAATCGTCCCGACCATCCGCTTAACGTCGTAAGGTGCTAGACCTTGATTAAAGTCACGATAGAAGACCTGGATCTTCGGGAAATACCCCTTGGTGATCTCAGTGAAACCACGCCAAGGGGCAATGATGACTTGTGCCGTGGGCAGTCCGCGATAGGCATTCGAGATGTTGGCTGAAGAAAAGGGGATCTCAATCCCCTCAACGTACACCCTGAAGTTGGTGTAAATGTTGTCTCCGCCGAGATTATTTTCTAAACGCATTACCATAGACTCCGTAGTAAGTAACGATCATGAGGGCACGCTCAAATTTATCATGGATGCCATTCAGATAGTCTACCTCATCGGCCGGAATCTTTAAAGATCCCATCTCCCGAATCATCATGTCCATCTCCTCGTGCGTGATCATGCCGTGGAAGATTTCCGGACGCAGCGGGAGTGGTGGAGACGCTAAAGGTAACACCCCGACCAGCGACCCGGAGTACGTCCGGGCCAGGTGGTTCAGATAGGATGACGATTCGACTGGCAGCTTAACGGTTGAGCCGACGGCCGGCACCTCTTTATCCATGCCCAGACGGATGTACGTACCGTGCAAACACTTACGGCAGATTCCCGCAGTGCTCGTGCACGCACAGGTATCCCGGACGCGAATCGCGAAGATATCCTGCTTGTACTTGTCGACGACGTATTGCTCATCGATGATCTCGTCGGTATCCAGGGCGAGCAAGCCCACCATGGAGTAATCGTCGGCCGAGACGTTACGGCCGATCAGCGTGTGACAATCCTCTTCGATGACCTTGACGCTCGGCACCAAGATCTTCGTTGTGAATGACTTCACGTTAGGCAGCAGGTTCGGCATCGAATTCTGCTTGAACAGGTTCTCGATCAACATCGAGTTGGCGTAGGAACGTACCCCTAAATTAGACATCTGTGTCTCCTACTGGCAGTACTGCCATTTGGTCTGAATTCTTCACGATGCCGACGTTCACGGCGATCGGTTTGATAGTGGCACCACGGGCCGGCCCAATGTCCGCACGGGCCCCTGCTGAAAGCACAGACGCTGCCGCTGCGGCTCCGAGCATTGTACCACCAACCAGGGCGTTATTGTCACTTTCCCCGCTGCCGCCGCCACCGCCCAGAAGGATGGAACCGTCCGCACCGTTCGGTGTCATGAAGCCATTATCCAGGAAGCGCCCAATACGAGAGGAAATGCTCTCTGGGAAGTTCGCAATGGTCCCGACCGTGTCTTTGACCTTATCGATAGCACCGAAGACCCCGCCTACCGTACTGGTAACGGCACCCATCATTTGGTCGAGACCGCGTTCTACCGTCGTCAGGTAGGAAACGGCTTCGTCAGCATAGCTGTTGACCTTGTTGATGATCGCATTTGGCACGGACAGCACGTCGTTTAACATGTTGTTCCACTGCGTCAGAATAGCCGCGATGTCTTCCGGACCGATACCTAACAGATCTTTCATCGTCGGGATCGAGTTGATCGCCTGCGTGTAGATACCGAAGATGCTCAAGCCTGAAGACGAGTTCGCTGCACCCATCATCTCGGAAGCGTTCGTTCTGGTGCCGTCCTTTGAGATCTCCGCGATGTAATCTGCGTACTTCTTATAGATGTCAGACTGCGTGATCGTGGCCGTTGGACGGGTTCCCAGGAAGTTTGAGTCCTGGTAGTCCGTCACTTCACCGGAATCGTTCTCAAAGTACACGTCGGTTGAGCGGAAGATCGTCTCTTTGACCAAGAAACCCATGGTAAAGGCGACGTCGGTGTCCCGAGCGGCGTTCTGTTGGAACGAAATGTTGGTGATCGACCCGAAGAACGTGGCATTTGGCAGCGCCAGCTCGACAATCGCGTAGTTTTGGGCAGCTTTGGTCCCACGAAGGTGATTCGTGTAGAGCTGGGCGAAGCGGGCGAACTGGTCGTTATCCAAATCGTCTGTCAAAACGCCTGAAATACGGATTGCCAGCGGTGCCGCACCGTAGAAATACACTGCTTCGTGTCCACCGAAGGTGTGAAACACTTGGTATTTCTCCTGCACGTCATACGCCAGGTCCGTCATGATGAAATCTTTGTAGCCACCGTTGCCGTCATCGGCATTCATCATCTTTTTGAACGCAACTGCCTCGTAATAAGGCATGCCGGCGGTCAGAGAGTTGATCGTTGCGGCATCCGGCTCTTCACTCAACACCAGGCGAAGCGTTGCTGCCTCACCACGGGTTGGGTTATCTTCGCTGGTGGCATTGTAGCGAGGACGAACGGTAAAAAGACGTTCACCCTCTTGGTTAATACGGGCAATTCCGTATTTATTATCAGCCATTAGAGTCCTCTACGATTCTCGTGATACGCAGTGCATGCCCACCGGACAGCAGGTCCAGTTGAGCAAAAGGTCCGCCAAGCTGCAGCGGAATGTACGTTTGGGTCCCACCAGAGTTCTGGAAACGGATGCCCTCCATGGCGCCCGCTACTTGCTGACGGAACAACTCCGTCGCGTTCATGTTTACGATCTGAACGTTATTCATTGACGTCCTCCGAAGTTAGGATTCACCCCTGGCAGTGGACCGCGGCCCAGGCCAGGAAGGATTCTATTCAGATTTTCGATCGCATTTGTCAAACGTGGGTCATTAGCTCCACCTTTTGCAGCTTGACTGAGCTCTTTCGCTGCTTTGGTAAGGGCTTCTGCTGATCCAGAAAGATCATCCGTCGCTTTACCGATGCCGTCTGCCACTCGACCGAAGGACGCCAGGGCTTCCCCTCCGCCGTACATCTTGTCGAGCTTAGCGGATTCCGTTGCGTTCTGAGAGATGTTGTCTCGAGCTGCAGCAGAGATCTCGCCAGACTTCTTGATCATCTCTGCACGGGATTGAGCTGAGAGTGAGCCGAGAGAAGAATCGGTACGGCCATCCAGAGCATCCACGTCGACACCGCTGTAGTTTGATCCTACCAGAGCACCTTTCACGCCTTTACGGTATGTCGCTACGTCCATACGTTCGGTTGCCGCGTTGATTGCACGCGAAGCGCCTTCACGCAGGGCATCACCGTCTTTTCCATAAAGAATACCGGCTTTCTGAGTGTCACCGCGGCCAAGCGCCAGGATACCTTGATCGATAGCACCGAGTTTGTCATCGCCGAGGCCTGACATCTTCTGCATCGCCAAGTATTCTTCCACACGAGACCGGTCGGCGTCGCTCAGCTTAGATTTATCCGACTTGTACTGGGCCAGGAGCTTACCGAAGTCTTCGGAGTAGTATGACGTCTTACCGTCACCGCCGGCTTCGAACAAATCTCCCAGATCCGCCTTACCGGTACGGGCTTGAGAACGGATAGCGGCGTTAAACACACGGGCACCGTCACCTTTACCGAAACGACCTTTGGCGAAGTTCTCGAAGCCATCACCGAACGGCGTGTACTTGTCCATGAATCCTGCGTTCTTGTACGCTGCAGACTTCACGTACTGGCTGTTCACCGTTGCACGACCTTTCCCTTCCAGTCCATCCACGTAGGCTGACAGGAAGTCATCGCTGACTTTCGGGTTCAGATCGGCTGCCGTTTCCTTGGTGATCTTTGCCACACCGTATTGCAGACCTTCGTTAGCAAAGTCCATGTACTCTGCACGGCTCTGGCCACCGAGTGCACCCACGTCACCTTTCTTCAAGCGATAGTACTTGTCGAGTAACGCACGGTTATCAACACCCTTTTTACCCATGTTGGCTTTCAACTGGGCAACGACCTTGCCAAGCTCAGAGCTCGGGTCGGCAGACGTGTCCATGGCGATCGACTTCATGACGCTATCGTACTGAGTCATACGGAAGCCGGTGTCGGTTGCAGCGTAAATGTCAGTCGTCTCGCGGGTTTGCACACCGTTTTCCATAGAATAACGGCTAACCGGCATATCCTTGGCGTTACGGCGACCTTGGATCTTCGCCTGGAAGGAATCCCAATCGTCCGACATTCCGGCACGCAGACGGGTCACAAATCCACCGACGCCTGAGCCACCCGAGAGCATGTCGCGGTTAAGTTCACGCCCGACCTGGATCATACGGCCAATCCCTGGGATACCGGACATCGTGTCGTAACCCTGCTGAGATGTCCATTGCTGCATCTGCTTATCGGCAGAACCACGGGTTGCCGACTCCATACGACGCTGATAAGCCGGATCACGCTTCATGTTAAAGTCTTCGATGTACGCACGGCCTTCTTCAGCCGAGAGTTCACCGCGAGCGATCGCCATACCGACGGCCGACATGATGTCTACCTTGCCTGACCCGTCTTTCATCTGGGCGGCAGGGGTGTACTTCGACTTATCGTAGAGATAACTCAGTACAGTATCGGTCATTGAGTGCTTATCGAGGTACTTCGAGGCGTTTACACCGAAGTTCAGCTGATCCTGAGCGAACGTAGCCAGTGGATTACCAGCACGACGGTTACCCATTGCCTGCGATACGTTCAGCATGTTGCCTGAACCCAGTGCTGCACCGGAGTTGATCGCCGCTTTGAAGTACGCGTTGTTCATGACGCGACCGCCGCCTTCCATCAGAAGCTGAGTTGCACCTTCAACGCCGCCCATAGCCGCCATGTCTGCAGAGTGAATGCTGCCTGACTTGTACGCGTTAGCAAAGCCTGCGTAAATGCCGGCCGCCTGGCGCTGACCCATGATCGGCAGAATGCCCAGACGTTGAGCGATCATCTGACCTTGGTTACCCACGGTGTTCATGATCTGCTCGGCTGACGCACCGGAAACCCCCGAAGCGATACCAATTTCAGACATCACACGGGTCATTGCACCGGTTGAGGATACGCCTGCAGCCTTCAAGCGGCCCATGTACTGGATCGCTTCTTTCACGGAGTTCGTGTTGGCCACGGCCATGATCATCTTCACGGCATCCGCCATGCCCTCAACCTTCTTCTTCATCTGGTCAACGTTCATGTTGCCGACGTCATTGAAGAGACCTGATTGCATACCGTAGTCGGCCATCGCCGCATAGTCACCCGGCTTAAAGCCCATGTCCCGAATGTTCGATGACATGAAGGCACGGCTCAGGGAGTTAGCATGCGTGGCAGAGATCCCGAAGGAACCCATGTTCGGGGCAGCCTGCCCGCCGACGAATTGGTTTGCCGTGTTGGCAAGCATCGCGTCTTCACCACGGCGAATCCCGATGTACGGATCCGAGAGATAGTAGTTCGACGCCTTAGCAACGGCTGCACCACCCAGGATCGGGGCTGCCAGTCCGCCAACGAGACCACCCAGTACAGCGCCTGTACCGCCCAGTGCAGCGCCTGCACCACTAAAGGCACCACCCATGCCTAGCATACGTCCAGCGCCTGCCAGACCGCCTCCCATGAAGCGTCCTGCGGTCCGTCCTAGACCGGAACCGAGTGCCCCACCCAGAGACTGTTGAGCCGCGACCCCGGACCAGGCAGCAGCGGCTGCGTTCATACCCTGTCCGCGGTAAATCGCACCGGCGTACGCAGCAGAACGGTTCCACAGGCCGGCCGTCGGAGATCTCGCTCCAACTTTCTGCCCGAAGAATTTATTCGCACCGTACCACGCCGCCAACGGCACACCGATTTTGGTTACACCATTCATCATGGCATCGGTATGCATGTTGTTGAGGGCCCAGTTGTTTGCCCGTTCGTCTTCCGACGGATCACTTGCATAAGTGCCGATCGGTTGGAACAGGTACTGGGCCTTCAGAGCTTCCATGTAGGAGCGGTTGGTCGAGTACGGGTTGAAAGGATCCGAATCCGACGCGTACGCCGGACGGAAGTTAGACATGTAAGCCGGCGTGGTGTACGCCGGGTTGATACCAAAGCCGTAGTATGACGACATTGGTGCTTGCGAGAAGATATTATCGGCCATTCAATTCCTCCAGACCTGTCACTTTGAGATACTTGTTCTGACCATCGGTAACCAACTTGGCTTCTGGCGCCAGGTGTTTTACGTGCTGGTTGTAATACTTGAGCATTTCCTTATGGCGGATCTGCTTCGTTTGTGGCGTATCAAACAAGCTATTAGCGAAATCTTGGAGAATCTGCTTGGCGGCCTGGCTATTACCGAGGGAGCCTGCTACGCCAGCCATAAGCTTTCTGGATTCCTGAACGATTTCGTTCATGGCGTGCTGCCGGAAGATAACATCCCTCGGGGAACCCAGAACATCCGGATTTATGCCCTTCATGAAGAGCTCCATCCGGACCTTCGCCCATGACTGTTTTAGAAATTTTCCTTACCGTATTCCATAGCTTCCATCACGGTCTGATCGAACTTCGACATCAGCTCGGTCAGGATAATCACCAGCTGAGAAGGCAGCTTGGACACGTAGTCGTAACGGTCCTTGACACTCATCTCACGCAGGTTGGTACCGTTCAGGTCCACCAGGGCATACGCCAGGGTCAGCAGGGAGCTCTGGTTCTGGTAGGAAATCATCGTGTTAAACGTACGGCCATCCAGGCGCTGAGAGATTTCGTTATCCTCACCGGCGGTACGAGAGCGGAAAGTCGCCTTGTACTTGCGGCCGAAAGGAACCACTTCGCTGTAACTGCCTTCGAACATGATCGTGTCAACGATTGCCAGCAGTTGCTGCTTACGTTCTTCCGTCAGTTCAGGCTTTGGCGTCTTGACGTCTTCCTGAGGTTCCTGAGCGGGAGCCTCTTGCTCTGCTTCAGGTGTTTTATCCTCCGGGAACAGTTCGTCCGGGGTTGCCATTTCGCTTGCTTGAAAATCACCTTCTGCGAACATCGGGTTTACTTCTTCAATCATTTCTTGTTTCTTACGGGCCATGTCGTTTTCCTCTTGGCTATTTTAGGTTACTCAGTGTAGGTGAAATCACCGCTCAGGTATTGGTATGCGATGTTACCAAATACCACGGAATGCATCCAGTCATCTGGCTCATCCGGGTGGTGACGGTACACGCGGCGACCCACGTTTGTCTCTTCTTCGAACACGTTCAGGGCATCGGTCCACATACCTTCTGTCGTTTCCCACGATGGGCACACGAAAGAACGCTGGCCGAGACGCCATTTCATCATTACGTTGTCGATTGCCTGTGAACGGTCAGCTGCCAGGTATTGGCCTTCACCGTCCCAACGCAGACGCTTTTTGGCGGCCACGTAGTTAATCATGATGACTTTGTTATGGCCGAGCTCTTTTTGCATTAACTGCCCTTGGAGCACACCCACACCGCGGTCGGAACCGACGATCGCACAGTTCCACTTCAGAGCAAGCTTACAGACTTCTTCCACCTGGCTCAGGATGTGAATACCCTGCATCTTCTTCGATTCCAGCATGTAGCATTTGCCGTAACCATCATATCCCAGAACGGTAGCAACCGTATAGGACTTAACACCACCGGTAACGGACCAGTCGACGCCCAGAACGGTACGGGTAATCGTTGGAGCGATCGCCGCCCAGACTTTGTTAGAGAAGTCGTTCGGGGAGGCCCAACCTTTCCACTCCGGTACACAGCAGTTCATCGCTTCCTGCATTGACAGCGAGCGTCCCGAGAGGTCCGTTGCCAGACCGAACACTTCGTTGGCCAACGTTGCAGGGGTATACAGACCACCTTCTTGAGCCTGGGACACTTTGTCTACCAGACGAGCCCATTTCTTCGGACGGCAGTTATCGCCGACGATGAGCTGCGGCAGGTGGAAACCCACACGGTTCTTAATGCTCGGATTGGTGGCAATCCACTGACCGGTACCGACGTCAATCAAACCGCCACACTTGTCACAGGACGGACCCTGAGGTTTACAGATCGCAATGCACGTCTCGTAATCCCGAGGAATGACCCAGTGGTTACAGTGAGTACACTTGGTGGCCCACTCCAGACGGTTGGTCCTGAGCCAGAGTTGCTCCAGCGTATTCGCCGAAGACTTAGACGTGCCAGCCAACACCTTCAGAGCGTACTCCGAGGCGTTCAGGATTTCAAAGATCGGCGGGAGCGCGTCATAGGACACGTCCTGGACTTCGTCGACGGTCAGAAGGTCCGCCATCAGACCACGGATACGGTCGGCGTCGGATTCTGTCTGGGCGTACGACAGGTAAATCTTTGAGCCGTTCGAGAAGGTCTTCTCAAACACGTTGCTCGTGTCGGTCGTTTTACGGAAGTACTTCTTCACAAGCGGGCTTTCCAGGAACGCATCGAGGTAAGCATTCGAGAAACGCTTCGCCTGGATCTGGAACGGGGCGATGTACAGTGAGTTGAAGTACGCACGGCCGATACTCTTGGATACAAGGCGGCCCCCGAGGGATACGGACTTACCGATCTGACGACCGGCTTTGAAGACCATGATGTCCGGATCAATATCATAGATCTTCGTGAACGGTCTGTAGTTGTCAAAGTCGATCGGCTTACCCTTCAGTTCGAGAAGAGCGGCGGCCAACTGACTGGATGTGGCTTTTTTCATGAATTTCTCCTGTGGCTATTCAATATTTTAGAATACCTTGGTATAATAAACCTGGTGAAGAATACTACCACCGTAAAACTAAACTTAACTTAATAAGGAAACACCATGTCTACTATCACTTCTACTGTTGTTCACATTCCTGGCCGCGACGCTCGTACTCTGGACGGCATGGATTTGACTAAAGAAGACGCAGCACGTCAGTTCGACCAGGCTTTCCAGACAGCGTCTATGGACGTTCGTGATGACGTGGTTGATGGCGTTCGCCACATTTACTTCACCCGCCGTACCGGTACCAAAGGTGCGGAAATCAGCTCTACCGTTGTTCACATTCCTGGCCGTGACGCCCGTACTCTGGACGGCATGGATCTGACCAAAGAAGACGCAGCGCGTCAGTTTGATCAAGCGTTCCAGACTGCATCTATGGACGTTCGCGATGACGTAGTTGACGGCGTGCGTCACATCTACTTCACCCGTCGTACCGGTACTAAAGGCTAAGCCACTCGGCTTGGTCTAAAAGAGGAGCCCATTGGGCTCCTTTTCTTTTTTAGTCACTGGAGGCTTTATGTCCCAACCCCTATTCTCCCCGTCGTCTCCAGATGCCTTAAGGCATCTTTACCAAGAGCCATCCGATACCCATAACTTCCAAGCTATCGTCGAGCACATCACTACCGATGGCCTGGGCGTTCGTGTTAATCGCAATGGTTATACGGATAGTGCGAGCACTGAGTATAACTTCGGCCCTATCTCCGGTGGTGAAACCCAGCAGAATCTCAACGCTTTGGAAAACTGGATTCGTTACCTGAACATGTCCGCCGAAGTGATAACCCTTGGGCTGTTCCGTGAACGCTTAACACCTCACGTGCAGGCTGATAACCGCTCGGTGGCCGCAGCTTTCAACCGTCTGAACCACGACAGTGTTAATGCCATGCTTTCTATGATGGTGGGTTACATCGGGAAGGATATCAAATTACCGCTCCGAGCGCTAGGACCGATAGTGAATGGCTCGTGGTCTCACTATGAAGATCCTGATATCCGTTACACCGAAGATCAAACTGGCACTTACCATACGCTGTTACCACAGGGAGTGAGCGACGTACGCACCATTTCGTGTTACCTCGAAGATCAGCCGGTAGTCCGCCGCTACCTGCGTTATATCGACAGCATTGCCCGTCGCCACGGTATCCGTTTGGTGTATCTCCCTAAACATTTTGCCCATTTGGAAGAAATCGACACGGTATCCAGCCCAACGCTTCATGTTGAGGATGGTGCAATGCGTCGTCGTATCAACCTGCCAGATGGCTACAAGGCCCTGTTCGTTTCACTGGCCTTCGACTACCGGGCATTCTCCCACCTGACTTTAGCCGAAACCGCCGTTCAACCTGAGCAACGTCAGAGGGAACCGGATGCCATGTGTTACGGTCCGGTGTTTGTAGAATACCTGGACTCTATTATTCAAGTCCTCAAACAGCTGGGAGGTTTCTCCTCATGCAAGATCTTTTACAAGGCCTTCAGAACGCACGCGAGATCGTAGCCAGCGGGCCCGTTGTAATGGAAGAGATTCAGCGTCAATTGATGGCGGTCGAATCCCCTCTGGAACGTATGATGCTGCTTCGCAACATTCAGTTCCGCATCACTCGTCGAGCACCTGATTCAGGCCGCCGTGGTCGTAACTCTGCCACGCCGGACTTCGGGGCTTATCGTCAAGTCCGCACTAAGAGTAACTACGTATGAGCAATAATGAAGGGATTACCGTTACCCTCTTTGACAGTCATGTTCGTGTTCCTAATGGCATGGGTGCCAATAAAAACATTTCGTTGACCGACTTCGTTGCCGAGCTGCAGCGTGTCGCCACCGGTGGTGAACAGCAACGGGAACCTCTGCGGGCTTTTCGCCTGCCGAATGAAGCCCTGAGCATCAAAGTAAATCGCAACGAGCTGCATATCCTGATGTACTTCCCGGAGCGTATCCACGATCTGCAGTACATCCCGAACCGCTCTCGTGACGGCCGCGGTACGTATTCCTGTCCGATTCCACCAACGGTCATTTTCTGTAAGCTGCAGCATAATAGCAGCAACAACAAGTGGACCCTGGAGCAAGTCAAGTGGTTCTGTACTGATTACAAAGAAGATGAAGTACCGAGCCTGGAAGACTGGGGTACTAACCCTCAGAACCACCGTAACCACCTGTGGCCGCTGCCATTCCCTAACCAGTATGGTGATGGCAACATGTGTGTCGGTGCGAACTCCTACCGTACGCTCTATGAGCCGGACCTTCGTGGTTTGAACGAACTGTATCACCACGTGCTGCTGGCCTCGCCGTTTAACGACGACCTAGGCACGCGTACGAAAGATGGTTGGGAACCTATCCGTTTGTTCCGGTTCCTGAAGGATAAACCTACGTTTCCGTTTGAAATTCTCCCGGGACATCCGGGAACTATTAACCGTGCTGAAGCTGAAGCGGCCGATGAGGCCAGCGATGAAGATGAAGACGACAATGACAACGACGATTGGGATGGAGAAGAAGAATGAGCACTAATGGCGTAATTGAACTGGTACCTTTCATGAATTCACTGGTCACCGAAGATGCTTTCTTCGTGGGTGGCGACTTCCTGCAGAACCCGATTGTCCACGTGCTGGGCAAAGACGGTGCGCTTTACCGTTATAACCAATTCTCTCTGGGCCGTTCTTCACTGATCAAAGTGGCGGATACCCCAATCAAGCTCGGTGCGTCCAAGCTTAAGCCTTACCTGAACCCGCTGGTGAACAACCAGAAAATCCCTGTGCAGATGCTGCATGACATCCTGGAATTCTTCAAGAAAGTCATGACCATGATCGGCACCGGTGGTAAGCACGGTGAGTACGAAGCTATGGCCCACATTGTGTGGAACAAAACTTCCCAGTCTTACCGTGTTGCTATTCCGACGCAGAAAGTCTCCAAGGCCCGCGTGGCATACGACTGGACTCACGTGAAGGAAGATGAAGAGGTTATCCTCGACATTCACTCTCACAACACCATGGACGCGTTCTTCTCTGGCGTTGATGAAGCCGATGACAAAACCTATGCCGGTATTTCCGGTGTGGCCGGACAGCTGGATAAAGCTACTCCGAAAGTCATCTGGCGCTTCAATGCGTACGCGGACAAAGTGGGCAATCTCGATATGGGGGATTTCTTCGCGATGCCGGAAAAGTCTGTATCGCCGGAAGTGGACACCTGGATGGGAAACGTGGAAGTGCAGACGTACTCAGCACCAGCCTACAACTACCGCAATCCAGGCAGTACTTCGAAAGTGTTCGGTGGTGGATCACTTGCCGGCGCTGGCTCAGGAAAGTTAAACCGCTTTGATGATGAAGTGCTGAGCGAGCAGGAGGAAAGCTGGAATGCCCGATTTCGCGGCACGGGCGAGACGGGAGCGTCGACGGGTTTTGGGTCCGCGAGATCTGAAGCGCTAGACTTTCTAGACCCGGAATTCCATAACAGCAACCTATTAGGCATGGGGATCGACGCGGACACCCCCTGGGATGACGTCGTAACGGATTTGGTAAATTCCGTCTACAACGAAGATGACGACGAAATGAACGCTGCGGTTGCCAAAGAGCTGGCGAACAATGTCGTTGATGATGAAGTCCTGTTCCAGGAAGGCATCTTTGTTGTTACTACTGCGAGTGAAGCCCGCAAGGTCATTGCTCGTTTGAATAAAGATTTTGATATTCGGAGTGCGTAATGTTTTCCTACAAAAACCGTCAGATCATGAACAATGTGGTGGTTGTAGGCTGTGGCGGCACAGGTGGCCGCCTACTGCCAATGCTTGGCCAGATTATGTCACGCGGTCAGTGGAATGATCTGGTACCTACCATCACGCTGATTGATGGCGACGAGGTTGAAGTCAAAAACCTTACCCGCCAGAACTTTATCGTGGATGACGTAGGCCGTAATAAAGCCGAGTGTTTAGCGGAACGTTATGGCTCTGCGTTTGAAATCCCGATTGTGTGTGTACCGCGTTACTTTGAAGGCAGCGAAAACTTCACCCGTTGGTTGGCCGGTAACGTACCGGAAAGCATGCGTCGTTTGGTGTGCGAACGCCCGACGACCTTCTTCCTGTGCGTTGACAATATGAAGGCTCGCTTTGAGATCATCCAAGCAATCCTCTACGCTACGTTGGCGTCTGACGTCGAGCACCTGATCATCGATGCCGGCAATGAGAACACCTACGGTCAAACCCGTGTGTATTCCTCTCGTGTGCTGTCGGGGTCGGATGTTTCCGGTGAATACGTGGCTCTTAACCACTTAGATCGTCTGGTGCCGAAAGAAACCGGTAGCACTATCCCTCTGCCTTACATTCCGTGTCCTATGGCGGAGTATCTGCGTGCTTCTGGTTATCAGGGCAACCCAGATGCTTCCTGTGCGGATCTGGAACAAACGGCAGCGGTAAATGCGGTAATGGCAATGTCCATGTTCCAAATCTTCCAGAACATCTACATGATGATGCCGCTGAAAGTGGAAACGTGGTTCTATGACATTCACAACGGTAACGAGCAGGTGCGTTTTGACCGGAGCTGGCTGGAAGACGTGTTCAACGGGAACCGTTATAAAGTCGGTCGTGATGAAGATACTCGAATCTATCCAGTATCGACGAGAACAATGAAGAGCATCTACGATTCTAGCCACATGCATCTGTGGGGTGAAATCGAAGCGAGCATTGACAGTCAGTTGGAAGCGGGTACGCTCGAAAGAGTTTCCCCGCAGATGGCTGAGATCTTGGGTATCAGTTAAGCCTCAAGATCGGCCCGGCGTTCCCGTGTAGCTTTGTCGGGGGAATCAGAGACGGAATACACCCCGATTTCTGTTCCTTCGACATTGTACATGCGGAGAATGCCGGCTTTCTTATCCCACTGCCAGGAGCCCATTGTGGCTCCCTGCAGTTCACTCAGGAAGTCCAAACCCTTTTTTACATCGGAATGGAGGTCTTCCAGTTTGGCCATTACATCATCAATCGTTGCCATTACACTCGCTCCATTGCTAAGGCGTACAGACGAATAGCTTTCGCCCGATCCGCTTTCTGCTCTTCGCTTTCCCACTGGTTCTCAAACGGAGCCGTGATAAAGTCGAACGGTGGCGGTGCTGACCCGAAGCCTTCATCCTGCAGGATGTAGTGGCAGACGGTCTGAATGGCATTCGAATACTCCAAACCTGGCAGGATTCTTTTTAGCTCCATCAGACCCCAAGCCAGTTCCAGCACGTTAGGCATGTAGGCAACCGTCGGGTCTACCGCGTGGGCGTTAGCCGCTTCCACGAACCGCAGGAAGTACGACGCGTCCTGTTCAAACAGGTGCGGGTGCTCGCCTACGGCACGCAGAATGGTAAGCTGTGAAAGCATCACCGGTGTCAGCACGTGGCCAAGGTCCAGAGAGATGGTTTCCAGCTCGAGCTCAGGCCAATCAGGCCCATAACGTTTATCCAGTGACGCTTTCAGTTTGCTTAGCATTTACACAGTCTCGCCAGTAGTTGTTTTTCAGGCAGTGGCAGGGCTTCCACACCACGCTTAAGGTTCATCAGGTCTCCACTCAGGAGATCCGCAATGTCATCACCGATCATCGACTGTACTTGGTCCTTCGGCAGGCCTTGCAGAGTAACCGCAGGAACCGACTTGCTGCCCAGGTTCACAATGATAGAGCGATCAATGGCCACTTTGGTGATCATGAAGGCATCTTTGTAGAAGTCACCGAGGTATCCCGCTTTCTTCTCAAAGTGAACCACTGAGCCAGCCAGGGCACGGTTCTCTTCGACGGTCAAGGCGTCCGGGTTAGTACCGCGGAACACTTCTGCCAGTTTGGTGAACTCAGAACGTCCAGTCACTCGGGCACGGTGCTCGAGGGCCATCAGAGCAGCTTCTTTGTTCAGTTTGCCTGCACCGGCGTACAGACGAACGGTGTCAGATTTCAGTTCTTCAGAGTAGTTATCATACAGGGCTGCAGACTGGCTCGCAACCTTCTCGATATCCATGAAGCCTGAACATTTGGATTCAATGATGGCCTCAGCGGTACGGAGCTCATACTCAATACCACGGGCTTCTTCTGCACGAGCAGACGCAGCTTTTTCCATTTGGCCACTCAGACGACGAACTTCATCACCGACGCCATAGAGACGCACGGCTTTAGTAACCCGAGCGACATCGTCATAGTCCACAACCTGTCCAGCAACCTTCGTTAAGAAGTTGATTTCCAGAGCTGATGCAACAGTACTGTCCCGATCTTTGGTAGGGAAGTCTTCTTCCACATACGCACGTTTGATGAATCCTGAAGCTTCGGGAACAAGCTCAAGGACGCTTTTGATAGCATGAAGTGACATTATTCAGCTCCTCTCTTAATGTCTCGCACGCGGCGGGCTACTTGAGCCAGGGCGTTAAATTGGTTGATGTTCGCTGCGTTTTGATCGTGCGAGGCGGCAATGTCTTGTGCAACAGCTGCCGCAACAGGTGGATCAATGTTCAGTTCACGTTGAGAGTTTAAAACCAGATCGTGCATCTGAGAGCGAACGGGTTGCGTTTGCTCCATTTGGCCGACCATTTGGTCTAAACGATCGGGATCCAGAGGGTAGCCCTGCTGCATTTTCTGCTGTACACGTAAGCCAACACCGGACAGGTAAGCCGGATCGATATCCGCGGAAACACCATTCAAATGACCCAGGCGAGCGGAGGCCAGAATGCTTGGAGATGCGGCGTGGGCCAGAGCTTGGGTCACTGGCTTAGCGGAGAACTCTGACGGTGCACGTTTCCCACCGAGGCCGCCGAACAAGGCTGCTGACAGACCTTCTCCGCCCTGTGATGCATCTTCCAGACCGGAACGGAAGTCTGCACGATCCTGGCGGGCTGCATGCAGGTTCAGGGCTGAACGGATCAAACCACTCGCCGCACCGATAGCTGCACCGGTACCGATCAGCATGCGGACGTTACGGTTCTGGGATGCCATCTTCAAAGCTTCGAGTACGCTCTTCTTGGTACCGTTCTCAGAAAGCTCCAAGCCCAGTGGAATAGCCAGGCCCATCGGGATAGCTCCCGCAGCGCCGCCGGCCATGCTCTTTAGGACGGTAGTGATCGCACTGGCAGTCGATGTTGACTCGCCTTCTACACGTTGACGCAAACCACCCAACACCTTTTGCTTTTCAGCCAGTGGGAGGTTAGCGAATAGGGGGTTGGCCATCAGGGCGGCGAAAGGTTGTCCCGCACGGTGCGCCCGGTACATACCCCCAATAACTTCTTCAGTTGTCAATGACATTGCGGAATTCCTCGTAGTTAATCCTATTGATATTTTAGCCAGAACGCGTAAATACGTCAGACGTTCCAATGACGTATCAGCGGAAAGCCTTGTGCCACAAGGGTTTAGGGCACTTTGATACGTCCATACGTCTGAAACGTCACTTAACACATACTTTAGAGAGTAACTGTTCCACCATACTATAAACTACTTACTAAGGTTTTTAATAAGGTATATATAGTATGCCTTACCTCTCTAAGACTATAGGGAGGGTGTCATTCTCGACGTAAGTTCCGTATCGCCGTATCAAAACGGTTAAAACCCTATTCTACCACCGCTTTCGCTGGAACGTGTTCAATAATTTTCCCCTGCCAGGTATAACCAATATGGATGGCCCCCAGCCCTATCATACCGATAGGAGACGATTCCGGGTCATCTTGGAGGAAGAATGTTGTCTCGTATCACTTTGATTCATTTTTTGACTTTTATTCAGACTATCGCAGCAATAGTAGTACGTGAGGCCATCAAACGTGGTTGTTTAGTATAAGGGGATATCGTGGAAAAAGTAGCCAGCGTGTTTAGTTACCGAATGATGGGTGATTCTAAGATGAACCCCTTCGCGGAGAAGCCCAGCTTCGTTAGCTCGACACTTGAAAACAAAGTGAATTACTTTGTGAACGTGGACTACGAGCAAGGCCCTCCCGGTGCAACCCCCATCCCAACGTTCTGTTATTACCCAATCAAGACGGAGATCATCGGTGGACGCTTGTTCCTCCGCAAGTTCCCTGCGATCTTAACAGACGGCATCATCATGCTAGCCCGCAAGAAGGCTATCGAGGTGTTCGTGGATGAAGTTGCTCGTGGTCGTGCCATTCTGGGTGACCGGGTAGAAGACTTTGCCAGCCTGGCAGAGCGCTATGCTAACCTGGTTCCAGAACGCGTCGTAACCGCAGAAGCCGTTGACCCGCTAGCCGGCGTCGACTTGTTTACCTATACTGTTAACCCACAAGCCTACTGGCTGTAAGGATCAGAATGAACCTGTTTATTAACGAAAATTTCATTGACACTTTTGCCTCAAAAGTGAATATCATCCAGCTGATCCGCCAGGTTGCTGACGATGAAGATGTCATCCAAAGCGAAGTGCTGGAAGTTATCGAAACTGCCTTCGGCGACGAAGAGCAGGATCTGATCAATGCTGACGATAAACACTCGACCATTATGGACGACGTGTTGTATTGCGGTCCGGTTGCGATCCGTGTCATCTTCAACGAGCTGTACGATGAAGATTATGAAGGGGTGATCGCCCGGATCTGTGAAGCGCTGGAACAGGCCTCTGGGCCAACTCTGCGTCTGGACGTTAACGGGTTTGAGGTCGTGCCGGATGATACCACCGAAGTTCAAATCCAGCTGCCGATCAACGACTCTCAACCCATCGACGATACTCGCATGGGCTATGGCAGCCAAACGGCAGTGATCGATGACGTGGTAACTGAATCGAAAGAACTGTTTGCTGAAGACGCGGAGGAGCCTAAAGCTTACCCGGGTGGCACTAGCGGTTCTATCTTCAATCCGAAACTGCCAGAACTGTGGTTCGGCGGCAGACGTATCAGTGTAATGCGTAAAGATGGTGATGACGTCGTTATGTATAACGTCGATCAGATGTATAATGCTGCGTATGGCATCCAGGCGGGTCCTGAGTTCCTGACCCAACTGTTTGTCCGCCGCCGTCTGGACATCGACCCAACGGAAGTTGAAGTTAATGGATCTTCTTTCTTTGCAAGTTCTTTCGTGCTGGCATCCCTTCACGGTGAACTCTCTCCGTACGCTGAGTTCAACTCAATCGTTTCGGTGATCGTTGAAACCTACGAAGATTGTCTCAACACGGAAAACGCTGTGTGGAGCAAGATTGATCTGGACATCACCGGCAATCTGAAGTAACACTATGGGGCTCTTACTGAGCCCCTTTTTAGGAAAAGATCATGGGAATACCACAAAACATTAAACCACATCGCATTTCTCTTCCAGAGTTCGGACTGGCATTCCCACTGGTTTGCTCATTACCCCGAGAAGAGATCCTTGACCGACTTCAACAGCAACCAGATTTAGAATGCTTTGAGTCGACCACTTTGGTGTTCGACGAAGACCGACGCTTGACGATCGATGACTTAGAAGACCTTCGGCGCCCGAGTAAAGACTTGGCGGCCCGCTTGATGGATGAAGTCTTCCGGCATTTTTGCACCGGTACTTACTGGTGGTTCGGCGGCGTGTTAACCCTACTGGAAACGCGTGGCCTGGGTGGCCCTGAGATTGAGCTGGACGATGAAAACTTCATCCAGTTGCTGGCAGTTCTCGCTACTCTCCACGATACTAACTCAAAACCCGTTATGCTATTTTCAGCAGGAATGCTGGTATAAGTAAGGTGTAACGGAAACAGGAGACCGATTATGTTTGGTGCACTGATGCCCAAAATGCGTGTTATGACTCTGCCGCGTTATCTTGTGATAATTCGGCTTGTTGCATCCCACATCTGCCGTCTCGGCGTGCGAGTGGGACTACTCTGATAGAAGGATAAGCTAATGTGTACAGCTTCGGAAAGTGAGATGAACCAAACCATCTAACAACCCACCTTCTATTCCTTTGGGGAGCTCATGCTCCCCTTTTTAGAACGCTCTCAGACGCTCTGTACGGGCCGCTGAGGGTAGGACGTAGGTCAGCCCGTTTTTAGCCAGAAAACGCCGGAGGATGCCGCTGGCTCATCCGAAGTACACGCTGGTGGCCGCCCCGTCGGCAGAGAGCACATCGCCATCTGAAACGGAGTCACCAACCCGGGCCACTGAAATTCCACCGATCTTTACCTTGGAGGATCCGGACAAGACGAAACACGGGCGATCCCGGTCATCTTTGTGGTGGGTCTCCCCTCCGGATCCTACCACCAGCACTTTCTTCCCGCCGATCTTCACCACTGGGCTGGCATTAGCGAAGAGCGGAATGCGGGACCATCCGGTGATCCCTGCGGTAATCGTTCCTTCCACTGCCACGAGATTAGTCAAAGTTCACCTCATTCGCCTTCACATTCAGCTTGCCTACGGTCATCGTTGCGTCGCCGCCACCGCTGGCCGACGTGAAGTTCAGGCCACCGCCGGCCCCAAAGTTCATCGATCCCGCTGACTCAAAGTCCATGTTACCCCCGGATTTCAGCTTCATGTTCGCTGTACACTCCATGGTGATATCTCCTGAACGAGGAATGACTAGCTTACCTTGGCCTGCCACGTCGATCGTGATCCCGTCCTTGTTGGCATCAACTTTCACATCGCCGCCGACGTCAAAGTGAATGGTATTCTCGTCCATGTTGAAAAACGTAGTATCACCGCCGTGTACCTTGGTGGAATGGCCGGTAATGGTCGTGTCCGTCTCGACTTTGCTGCCCCCGGTTTCGATGATCTGGTGTTTACGGCCGTTGGCGTACTCCGTTTGCTGAGAAGTCTGCACGCCGGCGTCATCGAAGGTTGTACGACGAGCAATCCCACCGGCATCACCCACGGCATCAGCACCTCCACGAACTTCTCGCATGGAAGGTAACTCGGAGCGGGCCCGGGCTGACGTTGGGTAAACCTCGTGGGTCATCGACACGGCGCCACCGGAAGAGATCTTGCGGGTGCTGTCGACGTCGGTAAAGTGCTCCCAGTTACGCGTCACCAAGCGCCCCAAGTCATCGAACGGGGATAACATCAGCATGCTGGTGGGAGACGCTTTCATCATGACCGTTCCGGCACGCAGCAAAGCGATCATTCCGCCGCCGTGGCTCGTACGGGTCCAATCCCCTACGCGTTGATCGGCAGGATGTGACTGATCACCTGATACGGAATCAGACTGAGATACCGAGAAATTGGCTAATTCCTCTGGATACATACCCTGTTTACCAATGGCAGGGCCTACTGCACGAATATCGACGTTCGTCTGTACGGGAATGTAACCCAAAATCCAGTGCTGGTTGTTCGGCATCCGCATGACCATGACGCGGTCTTTCTCTGCCGGGGTAGTGTTATCACCGTAACTCGATGATCCACCAGCATTTTTTAGCCAACGAACACCGTTAATGGTCTGGCCGTAGTCCGTTCGGATCTTGCACTCGTGACGCTGCATGTCGACGCCGGCCACGTAGGCCTCATAGAAATAAGCTTGTGAACCACCAGGTTGTCTTGCTGTGTTGAACATTCTTTTCTCCCAATAAAAAAGGGCCCGAAGGCCCTTTCACGTTAGTCTATCCGTTACTGCAGATCAACAGGTACAGCACGGTCGAACTCAATCTGCACGTTTTCCTGGATCACAGGGGCAGAAGACTGCACGTTGAACTGCCATCCTGACAGCATGCAATACTCGAGGTATGCCGCTCCCAGAATTTTACCACGCAGACCAGAAGCACCTTCAGAACCTTTGGTCTTGAACAGCATCAGCATACCGAACGGTACGCCCATCATTTCAGAATCCAGGTTCAGATACAGATTGCTCACACCGGCGGCTTTAGTACCCTGAGCATCCAGAGTGTACTTACCAGCCAGCAGAGAGTTGCTGTTGTACGCTTCCTGAGTCAGAACCTTCAGCAGGTTCTGTTGGTCAGCGATCATCGAGCTGATCTGAATCTGGCTGATCGTCTTGCCGCGGGTGAAGAACGAACGGTTAGAACCGATTTCGAACATACGCTGCAGCTGAGCAGAGCTCGAGAAACTGAAACCGTCGATCAGACCGATTGGGTGCAGCTTCTTGGTGTTACTGCCGATACCGGTAAAACGAGCGGGACCAGCGAACAGAATTGTGGTGTCTGGAGTAGCAGAACCTTGAGAAAAACGCTCAAGACCGTCACCACTCGAGAGACCGTCAACATATTCACCTTTCCAGTCCCAAGCAGCCGACAGACCTTCGTTGTCGGTAGCGACGCCCAGAGCGTCATTTGGAGTAGCCATGTTTAAATCCTCTTGTTAACTGTACTGAGTTTACAGCGTATCTTAGATATCAGAATTACGTTCGCGATTGAAACCCTCAAGCATATTTTTAGTATGCTTTTGCTGCCGTTTCCGATGAATATCCTTGGCAACTTGATACATACCCGCTGCACCAGCAGTTGCACCGCCTACCGCGGCTGTTGCTTTATGGCTAGCTTTTAGAACGTGTGCGAGCGACGCCCCTGCAAAGCCCAAACCCGCAATGTGACCCGCCGTAAAGCGATTTTCTTTGCGATGTGCCAGACTGTGATTCAACTCATGCACATGATGGGTATCGTGGGGATTACCTTTATAACCAATCTTGTGGTTGATGTGAGCTGTAACACGAGCCAGATCATTCTCAGCAGCTAAATATTCCGGAGACCATTTAGGATTCTTACGCTCCTTACGGTGGAGCTTTTCAAACTTGGATAGCGCGTCGTTATAAGTAGTCATATCACTAAAAGGGCCCCGAAGGGCCCTCTCCGTTAGATCACTAAGTGAACATCAGTGTAGTTGTTCGGATCGACGATGGCTACATTCATAACCAGGTTGATCTTATCCTTCGTCGTCGCGTCCTGTTCCAGCGTTTTAATGCTGTAGGATACCAGCGGAGCACCGATACGTGGCTGCTTCTGGGCCTTCAGGTTCTCAGACGCTGAGATCACCGTTTGGCGAATAACACGCAGGGTGTCATCAACGATGTTCCAGTTACCGATGAACGGATCCAGGATATCCTTGTAGAAGTACGACAGGTAATCCCAGTTCTTCACCTTCAGAAGCTCGCGGTATTCCAGCACGCTCATGTCGGTAGTCAGTTCGTGACGGCAATAAGGAGGAGCAGACTGCGTATCCTGAACGAAGATCATCGTACCGGCCGCAGCCATGGTGTTCAGATCGTCTTTGGAGAAGTAGAAGTTACTTCCCTGCAGCGAGTCAATGCCCGCAAGCGTCAGGTTGGTCAGACCCTGTTGAACCGGGAAGCCAGCAACCATACCACCCACGGCACAAGCCAGGTAGTAAGACGGCAGGTACTTCACGACGCTGTCCTCGGTGATACCCACCAGGCAAGGCATGATGTGAACCATACGCTTGTTCTTGAAGGTTGAAGAGATCGACGCGATGTTCTTCGCCTTCGTGGTGTGGTCCAGGTTACGAACGATGTCGAACTTGGTCACGTTGGTTTCTACTTCCGGGATGTAGCCAGTTTCGCCTGCCAGACCCGCTTTGATACCCAGAGTGGTGTTCGAGTAGATCGTGTCGATCTTGAACGTACCCTGGATGGTTGCGTCGTCGGCAGTCACGATGCTTGCCATATCGCCAGGTTCGATACCGTCGTTCAGGAAGGTTGCACCCGGAACGGTCAGGATCATGTTGTGACGACCAGCAGAATCACCGATTGAGCTCTTCTTGATGGCATAAGAGCCTTCGAAAGAACCCAGGTTCAGCACATCACTTGGATCGGAAGAGACGATACCTACACGCCACATACCTGTTTCTGGCTCTGACATCTGGCTAACGTGAGTGCTAACCATGGTCAGGATTTCCATCTTCGAAGTCAGTGGGATGACCGAGTACAGACGTTCGTTCTGGATCAGCTGCAGAGCAGTTGCATACGCTTCAACGGTGTCTTCTTCGATTGCTACCGCACGGATGCTGGTAGTGGTGTTCTTCAGGGCCAGGCTAACGCCCAGTGCCAGCGGGTTAGTGCTGGTAGCTTTGCCCAGTTTTGACTCCAGGTCACCGGCAGTCTGTTCGATCGTCAGGATCTCACGAGATTTGTCGGTACGCAGAGCACGGTAGCCCACGTAAGTCTGAGTAGCTTTGCCACCTTCAGACTGAGCAGGTGAACGCAGGGTGTAAGAACCGTCGCCGGCCACCGGAGTGTTCAGTACCTGGTACTGGTTGCTGATCTTCAGCACTTCCTGACCCAGCAGCATCTGAGAAACGTCGACATCCGAAGCATTAACGCGGAAGATGTTCAGTTCCAGACCGGTCTGCAGGCGGTAGACTTCGAAAGTCACCGGAGTAGAACCACCCAGGGCTGCCAGAGAATCGGTCACGCTCAGCGTCAGGTTGGTACCAGACAGTTTCACCGCAGAGATAGTGGTCTCTACAGTCAGCGTACCGTTGCTCGCGATCAGGAAATCACCTGAACGAACGTGGGCAGTCTTATCCCCGAACGCCAGAGACGCCAGCGGGTTGTTATCGGCAAAACCGAACTGAACTGCTGAAACGTCTGCTACGAACTGTGCCGCAGTAGCTGGCTCAACAAAGCTCAGGGATGGCATGGTGAACGCGTAGGTTTTCACCTGAACGTTCATCAGGTACAGACGAATGCTTTCATCGTCAACAACCTTCTGACCAGAGTAGGTAGAAGTACCGTTGATTGCGATCTCCAGCATCTTGCGAGCTTCACCGGTTTCGAGCCAATGAGAGATCTCGGTGCCTTTGGCGTTAGCCAGAGACGTTTCATCGGACGGATCGATCTTCACTTCGTTATAAAGTGGACCGATTACGACCGTCTGGAGGTCAGGAGTGACCGCAGCCGCTCCGCCAGAGTTTTCCAACTCCTGGTACACAGCGGTACTAGGTTTTCTGTAAGCCATTATGCTTTCCTCACTGGTTATTTGGTTACACGTACATCACCGACGATCTGCTTAAGGAGCACTGCATCTGGGGTATAGTTCCAGCGATCCTCAACGATGTACGGCATCTGTACCTGTATTTTAAATTTCTCTTTGTCTTCTGTGCTGCCTTCGCACTCAGAAACCACAATCTGCCATCCAAAACGTTGGAAGCCGAACTCTTCTTCGAACATAGGACGGTTACGGGTTACGAAACGGCGGACCGCTTCCGCTAACGCTTCACAGGTTCCCTCATTGTCAGCTTCGACAATAACTTGAATCGAACCGTTCAGGTCCATTCGCATTTTCTTGATGGGCTGCTGCTGCGTTCCCTCGACCACTTCCTCACTGTTATTGATGAATTGGACATTCTGTTGGACGGCACCACGTTGGCAGAGAATACGCGGCATCTTCTGGTTGGCTTCATTACTATTATAGTCGTTCACGTTGCCAATCCAGATTTGATTCTTCTTCGGGTCCGGATCCCATGCGAAGTCTGGTCCGCCATACTGACGGAACCAGACCCGTAGGCTATCACGGAACATGCTGACGACTTTCAGCGGCGTGAAGTTAATAGCCATTAGATTAACCAATCTCCTTCGATGAGATCAGGGCGTTCATCAAACCCGTCGAATTCATCAAACACCCCAGTTCTCCTCGTTGCGGATACCTTCGCCGAAACCTGAGAGAATCCCCCAATCTTCTTCCTGGGAGATGCCTTCGCCATAGCCGATATCAAAACATCCTGATTGCATTTTAACCTCACTGGTGAATGTGTTGCGGTCTTTCCCGCAGTGGAGACCAACCTCCACGCTGGAGCAACCGGTTTTCGATCGATGTCTTGGACAGCTGCGTCAACTTGAAGATCTGACGCTGCGGTACAGTCATGATCGTCGTGTTCTGCGTCATTTCCACGCGGTACACGGTATAGTCGGTCAATCGAATGATAATATCATGCGGTTTGATCGTTGGGTAGTTCAACGTCCAGGCCATGACCTGGTTTGGTTCATACTTACCGAAGTACGTATTGCTCTTCGTGCCGGCCCACTGGTTGAATTGCAGCAACTGGGAAATTCCCTTGTAGTAGCCACCTTCATAGCTGGTACCGAAGCAATGCTCACAGTGATCACGAGTGACTTTCTCGTTCTTACTGTCCCAGCAGTAGGAACAACGCTGACCGTATTCCTTTCGGCGGAAGATCACGCAGTCAACCCCGATGAATTTATCCAGGGCGATCCACTCACGGCGGGTGATCTCCTTCCAGCGAAGGAATTGCCAGCGTGGCAGTCGGTTCCCGATGACCTGCGGCGCCGACTTCAGGACGCGACCGTCACTGAGCAGGACTTGCAGGACGTAGAACTCACGGCCGAGCTTTGAGGAATCGAACGTGTTTTCTACCGTGGTGAACGGATCGGGGGACCACTGTGGTGAGCATTCCCTGAACGGGCCTTCCTCAGACTCGGAGACGAGTACTCGGAACCGCGGGTTCAGGTCCAACATTTCCCCGGGCACTTCCCAGTCCATACGGATTGAAGAGAACCAATCGGGGAAAAAGTTGATACGCACGTCGAAGTATCCCATCTCGTCGCCCACAATCGTGTCGACTTCAACGAAGCCTGTAAAGTTAAGCCAAGATACTCCAATCGGAAACATAAATCACCACACTGGGAAAGTTGCGTAGTCGGAAGAGACACTGTCCCAACCAGACTCCATGTTGAGCTGAATCTTCTCAGCTTTGGCCGAAGCCTTGAACGAATCGCCATAGAACTGCATCATCTGAGCATAATACGGGAAGCGTTCTTCGATCGGGATGTCTAATCCGCCATCACTGTATGACATCGTGTTACGAGCCGCCAGTGCCATTTGCCCACGATAGATGTGGTAGCACGTGCCGTCAAGCAGGGTCGCCATGTACGGGAAGTCAACGAGCTGGAAGGTTGACTTCGGCGGGATTGCGTTGAATTCACTGAGTGCCATCTTCATCGCAAGGTTAATGCGAGAATCGGTGAACTCAATGTCATCGAGCAAGTGGTTGTTTTCCTTACTGTCCGCCAGGTAGTCACGGACGTCTTGGGTTGTCAGCATGATTACTCCTTCGCTTCGTAGATCAGACCGGAGATGACGTAGGACGCCTTCTTCATTTCACGATCAACACGGGCCAGATCCAGATCGTTAGGGTCAACCCGCCAGGTCGCGATCAGCACGCCGATCATCGAGCCATCATTCGGCGATTGAACCGGGCACATGTACGTACGGCGTGAACCGTATTCGGCAAACTGAGCACGGGCCACAATGGTGCCAACCTCGCTGTCATTAGCAACCATGACACATTCGCCATTTAATAGCGGGGTCCACATCCCGGCGAAGATCGACGTCGGAATATTCTGGAAGTCCATCAGGACCCGAGTTAACCCTTTGTCGTCCGACTCGTATGTGCCGCTCATGTAGGCAAAACGTACACCCGTAGTGTTCTTCTTCCCGTCATGAAGTTCAGTAATGATCAAGCGGTCCGCCCCGATGTTATCACGGAAGGTATCCATGATCGGAGTGATCTTGTCATCTGCCTTCAGGCGTTTGGCCAGAGAAGAATAGTATTCTGAGTTTCCAGTGAGATACAGCGTGGTGGCTTGGTACACCAGGGCGCCGCCTCCGATCAGTAGCATCAACGTGATACTCATCAGGAATCGCTTCCATGAGTCCGTCAGTGCGACGATCGAATTGAGAATCGCCCGAATTTTAGTAAGCATAGTAAGGCCCTTTCTGATTGCGTTTGTTCCGTTCATGCAACAGGGTCGCAGATCCACCAATGATCGTCGCTGCCCGTGCTACATGTGTCTTTACACGTTCCTTGTTGAAGGCATGACGTTCTTGCTGTGTGCCGTATCTATCTACCATCCGTTTCATGATTTTACTGTCTGCGTTCAATGTTGCTTTCGCTTTACGCAGAAGCGGGTTGTTGTGACCCCGAATGGCGTCCATAGCGTTACCACCGGCCACGATATTCACTGCTTTAATCGGCAGCTTGGCGATTCTTGATACGATTTGGTTCATGGTGATCTCCATAAAAAAGGCCCCGAAGGGCCTTTATATTTTAGGCAGGTGCCCGGTTGATACCGAAGTTCATAGTAAGTCTCGTCTCGATACTCTGAGACGGAGACGATACTGTCGCCTGGAACCATGCTGTGGTGCTAGTAACGTCGTTATAGATGTTGAGCCAACGAAGCTTCAGCAAGTATACACCATCGGAACCATCTGTCTTAGGTACCAAGGATTGTGCCCAGGTTAAGCCAGAACGCAGACCGATGGTTGTTGCCGCCGGATACCCCTTCGATGACGTCGGTGCTGGATTTTCCAAGATTACAGCATCGGTGATCGGTGCGCCCAGATCATCCAGGATGGTAACTGTGATATCCGCAAAGTCCGCCGGTGGAATCGATGAGTATGGTCGGGTCTCAATATACTGCTGGTTTTTCAACGGCGTCCATGTGAGATAAGGCACACGAACGACATCAAACGCATCTGACCAGATCTGAGTACGAACAGAACCGTTGCTCACCCACCCACCGATCATTACCACGTCTTTCTGTGGCGTAACGTTGATCGTTGGATTATAGATCAAACGGTTAGTGTTCGCATAGTCATTCTGTACGTTCCCACCAATTGCTCCCAGTGAAACTCCATCGATCGTCTGCAACGTCGGAGCTGCAAAGCTCGTGAAGGTCGCATTCAACCAGTTATTCACTGGCGTGACTGGCACTGGAGTACCTGCACGACTTGGCCATCCGCCGTCCACGGTTACCTGGCCACCCGGGGTTCCTGACGCCAGAACCTGAACCGCCAGGGGTACAGTGATGCTTTCAGCACCCTGACGGTGATACGTGATGTTAATCGTATCGTTATACGTCCCACCACTCGTAGAGGTACCTCGACCAGGAGCCGTCAACGGCACTTTGTACACACCTCGAGTTGCATCGTAAGCCGTGAATGCACCGGCAGCCGCATCGACGTAAGTTCCCGCCGTTGTCGCTGTAATGGTTGCATCCGCAATACGTCCAGTACCATCTTGCAGAACCACGTAAACGTCACGTGTCGCTCCGACGATTACAGGAACTGTCGCTGTTGCACCGCGAAGGGTTGGGAACGTCTGTTGAGCACCTGTGTAGAAGGTTTTGCTCAAAGGCCAACTCCAACGCGGCGTCAAGATTACGTTACCGCTGGTAGCGGTGATCGTAGCCGTGATCGCGTAGATTCCTTGGGTAGCATCAATCGGCTTCAAGCTTGACAGATTGCTTAAACCTGAACCTACTGATGCGGCACTTCCCTGAACGGCGTTCGTTACCGGTTTACCTGAAATAGCGTATGTCAGCTTGAACTTAATGTCCAGCGTACGGCCATATTCCAGCGCTCCCGTGGTGATCATTGTCAGGTTCGCGTTATCGTGGATGTTGATCTCGTCGCTGTGGACGGTATAAACAAACCCGGTGTTGCGAGACGTGATGACGATCGACCAGTGCAGCGTTGCGTAGTCATTCTGCAGAACAGTCGCACGGAACGTCGCAGAGTTATTACCGTAAACGGCATCCGGTGCGGCACCAGCTGGATTGATAACTCCATCCGCTGCATACACTTTAATACTCGTACGGTCAACCAGCGTTGCTGACTGCATGTCAAAACCTGCTGGGGTGGTACCCAGTTTTGTTACCAGATAGCACGGAGCAGACATCAAACCTACAGTCGTTTCAGTGTTCACACCGGAAGGGGCAAAACGCAACTCGTAACGGTTCTCAACATTCGTCGGGCAGCCATTTAGATAGTTTGTCCCACCTTTAGCTGCTGTCACCGTGAAGCCTTCATTTGACTCTGCCGTCGGCGTGACTACCATGCTATAGGTACCGTCTGAATTACGCACAGGTTGCGTCGTAATGACCCACTGGGTAGGTTTACTCGTTACAGTTAATGTCTCAGTACCGTCGTAAGTCACCCCAGCTGGAGGAGTCATGTTGAAGATCAACGTGTTAGCCTTCTCCGCATACATCGGCACGCCACCAACAACGGTGATCGTGCCCGCATCGGCCACCGTAACCACTAATGGCAGATCGTAAGTCGCACCGTTAAGTGTGATACGAACGGTCCACGTTTGGTTACCGCTAACAAGAGGCATTGCAACGAAGTCGATGTAGTTTCCTGACTGAGGGTTGATTACAGCACTTTTCATCGAGTAGTTGTTCGAGGCACCCAGAATGTTGACGCCAAACTGAACCGCAGAGCCACCCCCGCCGCCGATGGTGTTTGTCAGCCCCATGGTTACACCGTCTTTGGTTACCGTAATGGTCACCTTACCATTGATGTTCTTGGCCAACGGGTCGCTGGAAACAACGGACATCTGCAGGACCTGAACGGGGACGATCGGGAAATCGATGTTGAATACGTAGCCTACACCGCCGATGGTCGCGTTAATGGTAACCTGTGGATTAGCTGCACCATCATAACGGGTTTTTACAAACCAACGGTAAATCCCGCTGCCCGCGTTCGTTGGGCCGCTCGTAACGCTTTCAACCGCCGGGCCAGTAATGGTCCAGGAGTTAATCACGGCGTTAGTGATCGGGGTGCCACCTTGAGCAATCAGGACGTCCATCGATACGCCGTTAGACTGAGCGCTGCGCCCGAGGGTGTTATTGGCCGTGGCCACGATCGGAGCTGGAGTAACGGCAACCGTTTGTGCAGTGAACGTGTTGATCACCGTCGGCATCGCTGCCTGCTTCACTTTTAGCGTCACAACCATAGACGTTACGGCACCGTTCGGCGTCACATCGATACCGTAAGTACCGGTAGCAGCGTCGATCAAGTACAACGTCCGGTTAATTGTCGCGTTCGTCACGGTGGTGACAGCATCTGCAGCGTCGGTTACTGGCGTGGTTCCAGAGATCAGCTTCACTTTCAGCGTTTTCTTAACCGCACCTTGTGCACCAGCGATGTCTGTCCAAGTAGCAGTCATCGGTTTTTGCAGGCGGAAGAAGCCGGCAATCTTGTACACACGGAGACCGGAGTTCCAGTCAAACGTGTAGTCCGCGTCAACGATGTCAACCTGGTTAGCACTCACGTAGAATGAACCGCGGGCAGACGACGGAGAGCCGGGTACAGAGAAGCTTGACCAGCCGGTGATGTTATTGACAGAACCGCGGCCTACAACTTTCAAGCTGTCCATGTCAACTTTGGTGTAAACACCGAAGATTGCATTAGTTGCCGTGTTATACACGTCGAATACGACCTGGTTAGTCAGCGAGGAAGAATCGAGTGGAGTCGTACCGACATAACGGGCTTCCAGTCCCCACCATGCTTCGAGCGTGATGGTGTGTTTACGAACAACACCCGTTGCCGTCTCGGTGACAACGATGCTAATCGGACCGCTCAGTCTTTCCGTAGAGGGAGTAAATCCAACGGTAAAACTACCGTCTGCCAACCGGGTTAATGCTGGATTGACAGAGAACGGTGAGTTAGCCACGGCAAAGGTAAAGCCGGTAGCCGGGTACACCTTCCCATCCACTCCATTCATGGTAAACGTAGTGGTATTTACCATACCGACGGTCAGTTTCGGGCTTGACGTCAGGGTCGCCGGATACACTTCACTCACGGTTACGCGGATAACGGATGAGTAGCTCGCACCCTTCCAGGTGAAGTTAATAGTCAGATCAACGGCTCCCGCAGTGGTCGGAATACCTGTCAATACGCCGGCTGAGCTCAACACGGGGTTGGTCAGAGGCCCATCTACCGAGTCCAGCGTTACCGCTGAAGTAATCGACGTCGTTCCGTTCAGGAATGACAGGGTCGCTGATGATGACACGCCACGATCAAATGAAGATGAAACCAGAGTTACCGTCGGCAGAACACCTGCTTGAATCTGAGCAGTGAACTTCAACGTCACCGGCTCACCGCGTACGGTACCAACGATAGTGACTGGAATCGGGTCTGAGTACGCAGAGGTGTTAACCTGAATGCGATACTGGCCCTGAGCCACGTTAACGTTGATCACAGTCTGCGGGTACGAGCTGACAGAACGCGAGTTCATCACGATGCTCTGCACCATGAAGGCGTCCGCACACGCCACGGTTCCACGCATTAACGTGAAGTCCATGTTGGTAGCAGTAGTGTTGGTCACCAAGGTATTAGTGCTTACCGCTGTCACCGGAGGCTCGACCAAAGCAGTCTTCGTGAAGCTCAACGGATAGTCGATGCCCGCCAGCGTTACGGTGAATCCAACGTTGATGGTTCCTCCCATGCCGTTAGTCTGAACAGACAGCTTGAAGTTGCCCGGAGAGACTTGGACGATCGTCGGAGTATATCCTGCTACGGCTGCACCGGTTACGGTCAAGTTCTTCACCATCGCGTTCGTGAAAACAGACGGGTTCGCAGCACCACGGTTAACGGTGAAGGTCAGGTCGCTGGTGGCCTGGAACGGCAGGTCCGCACCAGTTGCGGCGATCTGCAGGGCTGGCAGTGGGTTGACGGTGTAGTCAAATTCCTGCGTGATTTCAGCGCCTTCGTAGATGACTTTCAGCACGATGTGAATGTTGCCACCGGTGTTATTTACCATGACGTTCGGGATGCGATACGTTTTGGTGCCGGCATCTTGGTAAATCAGTGGGGTTTCAGCCGTCGGTGATACTAAGCAGCTACCAGTAATTACCGCAGTTCCGCTCGTGATTGCAACCGGCGTACCGTTGTCCAGATGTGAAACGAAGTCGATATTCGTCAGGACTTCTGGCACGGGACCATTAACCTGCGTTGCTTTCCACGGGTGATAGATGTCCGCTGTACCGGTAAAGGTCAGATTCGGGTAATCTACTCCGCCTTCATTCAGGTCGAAGATCACATCGATGTTGCCACCCACGTCGTTTGGCGTCACGGTGGTACCGTATTGCCCTGCTGCAGCGTTCACTACCACCAGGTTTTGCTTAGCGTTGGCGACTGGCGTACCGCTCACACGGATATTCGTGATGGTATTGGCCGTTACCGGCTTACCGTTACGAGACAGGGTGAATACCAGAGTAGCTTCCTGGCGGGCAACCATCATCTTGGCCTGAGGTGTTACCGTCGGTGCCGGTGCCTGTGCCAGAGTGAAAGATTGCTCCATAGGGTGCCACGTAACGCCGTTGACGCTAGCGCTGGCTTTCAGCTTAACTGCACCACCTTGAGAATCCAGCGATACCGAAGTAACCCGGAAGGTGGTTTCACTGAGTTTCTCAGCGTTATTCGTTGAGCTCAGGACACTGGCGCCGGTAACCGTCACGTCTTTGACGCTCGGGTTCTTAACCGGATCACCACCACGCAGGAACGAGAAAGACTGAGGACCGGTGGTCGCCGCCGTCGGGGCAGTCGCTACCATTTTCCAACCAGAACCATCCCCTACAGTGCTGAGGTCTTTGGCCGTCGTGTCAAAGCTTACCGGATACAGCATGCCAACGAAGGTCGCGCCCAGAGTGACGTGGACATTGCCGCCTTTGTCATTGGTGATCACGTTCACACGGTAAAGACCGGTGTCCGCATCCACCAGACCGAATTCACTGAAACTCTCAATGGCATCACCGGTGACTTTTACGTCACTCAGAACAGCATCAGGGATTGGCGTCACACCCTGCTTCATAGTGAAGTACATGGTCTGGATAGCTTCGCATTCCAGTACAGTCACGTTGCTGATGGTTGGTGCCGCCGGGGCGTTACGAATAACGAAATTCAGCGGGTAAGTGATCCCGTCGATGACCATCGAGCCGGTAATCGTCAGGTAACCACCGTCAGTTGTCGTTGTCAGATTGGTAATACACGCGATGCCCGGGCCTTTGATGGTCAGCTGCTGATCTGGGCCTGATGCCAGAACAACGCCGGATGCCGACACGGTACCGCTAGTGATATTGGCAGGTTTACCATCCACTTCGAAGTACATGCAGTAATCTTGAGTCATCCCGCCTGCCAGGTTTCCACCTACCAGTCCCGGAACAACCGGACCACCACCAGGAACAGTTTGGCCAGCACCTGGGTTGCTTGACGAGCCACCGCCGACGTTAAACGTAGGCATAGCTTCGGTGTAGCTGTTGAAGACAACCGTGTAGCTGTACCCCTTGATGATCACCGGGAGGCTGATCTGGAAGTACGCTTGGGTGGCTGGGGCGCCTGCTGTCACGCTGCGAATCTGGAAACGGCCGGTATTGGCGTCGATTGCCGTCACGGTGCCATCATAGCTAACGATCTCGCCACCGGTCAGCGTGGCTTTACCCACTTTGATGCTGGTCAGGGCCAGGCCGTCACGAGTCAGATTGAACTGAATGTTGTCGGTCGTGGTTGGACGCAGGTGAGTCACGTTAGATGCCACGATGTTAGATACCGGGTTAACCGGGACAGTCGTGGTCATTGTCTGGCTATAACCTTTAACCAGTGCGGTAACGGAGATGTTCAGCACGCCGCCTTTACCATTCACATCAACATCTACGATTTCGTAAGTGCCTTTACCTGTACGACGGATAATTCCGTTGGCCACGTAGGATGATCCTGACAGACGAACCGTCGCGTTAGTCACGTCGAAGTCTACGCCGTCCAGCTTAATGTTCAGCGGAAGATTCTGAACGGTTTCACCCGTCAGAGCAGGACCGGTCGCCGTTAAAACAGCGTCAGACAACTTAGCTGCAGACGTTGAGAAGCTAACGTTAACATCTTCGCCGTCAATCGTCAGGGTTGCGGAAACAGGAACGCTACCACCAAGGTTATTGGTAGTAACCGACACCTTGTAAACGCCCAGCCCAACGGCCTCAACAGAACCATTAACGCGAGCAACGGCAGAACCGCCCAGGGTGAAGACTTTCGCGACCACGCCAACGAGGTTGGTCACACCGCCCAGACGTTCCTGGGTAACACGGAAAGTCAGGTCTGCAGTGTCGGCTGCCGGCAGGGTGTTCAGGGCTACGGCTTTAACCGCAGTGCTGCGAGCTGTCAGGTTGTAGAAGTCGGGATATGGGTTGCCACTGGTAGACAGAACCGAACGGATGCTGATCGGGCCGCCTTTATGGTTGGTCGTTACGCGGTACGCATAGACGCCGTTAGCCGGATCAACAGGGATCAACTCAGGGTCAACGTTATGGATGCATGCACCGGTGATGCTGATCTGCACGGCAGTCGCATCGGTCACGGGACGTTGAGAGGTAGCGCCCAGCTTCAGGGTAATTTCTACCAGCTGAGTCTTGTTTGCTTCCAGCACGTCAGTCGTGTGGGTGATGTACAGTGCTTCTTTGCTCAGCAGCTTGATCGGCACAGCAATCTCACCGATGTAATTTGAAGCAAAGCGGTAAGTCGTGTCGATGGTTGACACCGCACCGACTTCATCCGTTGCTTTCACGTTCAGGGTGTAGATCGCCTGGGCTGAATCAATCAGCTTGAACGTACCGACTTTTTCGATCAGATCGGTATTCACGCCCGCGACAGACTGCGGATTAGGGGTAGCCTGAAGCGGAGTTCCCAGTGGGGCCGGAACGCCTTCCATCAGAAGCTGCCATTTCAGATCTTTGGTCTGTTCTGCGTGCAGTTCGAGATCTACCGGAACGAGTTCCAGCTTAGGTTCACGCACAGTAATGCGGACCGGAGCTTCATAGACAGAGTTACGCAGCGATACACCGGTAACTTCGATGTTCAGGACATCGTCGCTCGGCGCCATGGCGGTATAGAAAGTCAGTTCGTAAATGCCGTTAGTGGCATCCACTGGAACCAGACTGAGTGAACTAAAGGCACTGGTCAGTTGGGCATCGACCACAGGCTTACCACCGAAGGTAAAGGCCATACGGATGCGTTGCTCCTTGCCAGGTTCCAGCACTTCGTAGGTTTGCAGAGACGCAAAAACGTCACGGCTGAGTACGAATACGCCAGTCGCGTCCAGGTCAAAGTGAATCGGAGAATCGTCCCCTTCTTCGTCGAGTTGCACACGGAAGAAGTCGCCTTTACGCATGACTGCGTTTGCTGCTTCCAGTGTGATGTCCTTAACGATTTTCCAGGTGTCTCGAGATACCTTTTGCACACCGTCAGAGCCGATCAGGTTGATCAAGGCTTTTTCACGTGTACGATGAGTACCAAAGACTTGGTCAATAGGAATGTCGATGACTTCCTCGACCGCAAAGACGCTATCTCCGAGGGATTGGGTGGTAAGAAAGCTTAATTTAGTAATCTGCATGATGACCTCGGGTTGAAAAGTTCTCTGATAGTTTAACAGAATCCCTCTGGATATCCAGAGGGAGCTGTCTTAACCACCCTTGCGAACAATGATTGTTTGCTGAGGCAAAACGTAATCCACACCGTCGACAGTAATGGTGATATCGAAGTACATCGGACCTTCGGTGGAGTTCGTGTAGACCGACCACTGCCAGGTACCCTGATCGTCGACCTTGACGAGCTTCTTGGTGTAGGTGTTGTACGAACGAGACCCACTGGCCACCAGAGATTTGGTCGTCAGGTTGGTCACCGGCTTGCCTTCCAGCACGATCTTCATCCGCACGAGTTGTGTCAGGTTGATGTCCAGCACGCTACCTTGCAGTTCTGTAGCGGTTTCCTTAGTGGTCACCGAAATCGGGAAGACAACCGGATAAGTCCAACCTCCCAGATCGAACGTCGCCTTCACGTTCATCGTTGCTGCCACCGCCGCCGCGGTAACAAAAAGTTGCCACTCACCTTTCGACTTGTCGATCTCGACCAGATCCTTAACGATACCACCGCCATCTGCCGTTGCCGATACGAGTTTCAGGTCAGGTTTAGTCCCTGCGACGTCAACCGTAAAGGCGATACCGAGAGTCTGACCTCCGAGCATGCTCTTCGTGGATTGTACGAAGGTCACTGCCGGAGATTTCACGTTCAAAAGCAGCGGGTAGGCGTAGTTCGTGTCGCCGGCTTTGAAAACAACCGTCAAGCTGAGCACGCCGGGCTTCAAAGGTGCCGTCACTTGCAGCGAATACTTCCCGGCGGCCTCATCGACCGGCGTTAAGTCTGCCCCAGTGACTTTCACCGGCTTGGTTCCATCCATGAAGGTCAATCCGACGACGGTGATCTGGCCAGGCTCGATCAACGCGGTATCGGACGTCATGCTAACCGACGCGATATGCATCACGTAATCGCCCACAGCGTCCTCAGAGAAGGTAACCAGGCCTAGGGTACCGCTTTCTTGAGGAAGCCCGTAGAAGCGGTCTCCTTTACGCAGCGTAACGCTACCGACGTTAAGGATCAGATCACGGGTAATTTTGTAGTAACCCCGAGAGATTTCCTCGAAGAGCTCTTCTTTAAAGAGGTTCAAAGGGGCCAGTTCTCGAGTGTAATAAGGGCCGAAGAATTGTTCCGCCGGTGCGGTAAAGCCATACCCCGGGGAATACACGTCGTCGCCCAGCTTAATTGGTTCTAGGAATGAGACTTTGAATAGTTGTGACATAGGTAACCTCGCGAAGTAAGTCCTGAGGTTAGTTTAAAAGAAAAGGGCCCGGAGGCCCTTATTGTTACGCAGCTGCGGTAACGGTGACGGTACGAGTACCTTTCTTCGCACCATTGGTGGAAGTGAAGCTGATTGCAGAAGTACCTGCAGCCACACCGGTAACGAGACCGTTCTGGTCAACCGTTGCGACGCTGGTATCGGCAGATGCCCAAGTACCAGACTTGTCAGTAGCGCCAGCCGGAGCAACCGTTGCGGTCATCTGGATAGTACTACCTACTTCAACGCTCGGAGAGGTTGGGCCAACAGTTACGCCAGTTACTGCAACAACGGCAGCAGTGATCGTAACGTCAGCTACAGCAACTTTAGCACCGTCGGTTGAAGTGAAGGAGATCTTCGCTGTACCAACTTTAACGCCAGTTACCAGGCCGTTTGCGTCAACGGTTGCAACGGTAGCGTCAGAAGACGACCATGCACCAGTCTGATCGTCGGCGTCAGCCGGAGCCACCGTAGCGGTCAGTTGCTGGGTTTTACCGACTTCGATAGAGAAGCTGGTCGGAGCCACAGTCACACCAGAAACGTGCTTGATGCCGTCATCCAGAGCAAACAGACCTTTAGCCACACCGGCAGCTACCCACGCAGGATAGTCAACAACGTCTTCGTAGTCGAACACCTTGTTGGCCACGAACTGGTCGTTCTTACCGAAGATGATACCACGGGAGTTAACTTCAACGTCGCCAACCACTTTGTAGGTATTCTCGGACACTTCCTGAATGGTACCAGCGTCCAGCAGTTTCTGAATGCCAGAACTCACCTTCAGAACTTCACGGTGAATCAGGGTCTTGTTTACCGGAACTTCATCGCCGGCTTCGTATTGCTTACCGATGATGCTCACCGGCTTAATGATTTTGAGCTGTAACATGCTGTTTCCTCTAATAAAAAACCCCCTTTCGGGGGTTTATTGAAAGGTCCTTGAGAACCGGGTTGGCGATTAAGCCAGATCGACTTTACCGATCACGAAGCCTTTGGTGTTACCGATACCGATACCAATTGATTCGTAGGTCTGGAATTCGATCATGTCAGCTTTCGCTTCCAGGAACACAGTTGGTTCCTGCAGGCTGTAGAACTGACCCAGGTATTCTTCAGGAGCGAAGATCGCAACCAGGTCGCCCAGGTTCTGACCTTCTTCAGATGACAGGATGTCACCCTTGATGGTCGTTACGATTTCGAAGCCGTAGAAACCGTCCATTGAACCAGTTTCGAAGTGCTTAGATGCAACCGCATCACCCAGCTGGGTAGCTGGCTCACGCAGCATCTGCAGATACAGGCTGTGTGACAGCAGGATCTTACCAGGTTTCTGGTGGTCTTTAACCAGAGTCTGGATCAGGTTCATAACGCGGTCGGTGATACGATCACCAGTGGTAGTTACGAACTCAGCACCACGAGTTTCTTTCTGGATTGCACGCAGACCAGCGAAGAAGTTCACGTCTTCCTGCTTCTGCAGGTCCTTCACGGAGTTTTCCTGAAGAATGTTACGGATGTCCGTACGGTAAGTTGCCAGCTCGAACTTCGACTTAACGAAACGCTCAGACTGGATCTTATAGAACGGAACTTCGTAACGGCTGCCCTTGAAGTAACGAACAGTCGGCTGACCAGACAGGCTCATGAAAGCAGCTACTGAGTCAGGCTCTTTTTCGATGATCACACGTGGTTGATCATCCAGGCCGCGGTCCAGGTCCGACGCAGTAATCATCTGCGGGGTCAGGATCTTACGGGTGAAGCCAGTTTCACGCAGCTTCTGACGAACGAATGCAGACATAGCAGCACCCGCTTCTTTGACCAGACCCTGATCGATCTTGTCGATGAAAGATTGGTTCAGGAACTGAACGTTGGTAGTTTCGGTGTTCATCGTGTTCTCCTATTAACGAACCAGGATCACGAGGGCTTTCTTGCCATCGGACAGGGTTTCAACTTCCAGGACTGTACCCAGTACCGGATCAGCAGCAGCTGCTTTGCCAAACACGCCGGCAGCAGATGCGTTTACAGCGTCGCCTTCAACGTAAGTTGCAGTGTCGTCGAACGCGTTAGTGCGAACGATGTAGCCACCGAACAGAACGATACAGGTGTTTCCGCCACCAACAACTTTAGTGCCGTCGCCAGCAGCAATACCGCCTGCTACACGTACAGATTTGTCATCGGCCGGTCCGCGAACTACGATACCCACGCCATGAGCTTTGCCAGCAGCGTCAACACGTTTGACTTTGCCGCCAGCTACTGGAACAACCAGGTCGCCGTTGGCCAGAGTCACGTCGTCGCTCTGGTAGTTCATGTGGAGCCCGTTGGCACGTGGCCAACCGTGGAGGAACTCCGCACGGTATTCTAATTGAGGCAGTCTGCTCATTTAATTCTCCTGGTTAATTAGGATGTCAGGAAGGCGACCATCGGGTCTACCGATGAAGCGCTCAGTCCGTTTGTTGCTCGACCAAGATCCCATGGATCCTGGCTGCTTGCGATCTTACTCAGCGTACCTTCTGGAAGAGATTTTAACGCCTCCAAATCAGCTTCGCTGAAACCGCCCTTGGATTTTAACGCATCCAGTTGCGGATTAACAGTAGCGGCTTTAATCAGCTCGGCAACCTGTTCTTCACTACTTTGTAGTTTAGCACTGAGATTATCAATAACATCAGCAACTTTTTCAAGAACATTCGCTTGCTTCTCAAAATCCGCAGCAGCTTGCAGCATTTCGCCGGCATGGCTAGGAGTAAATTGTTGCTCGTAACCTTGCAGCATGCTTTCCGCCTGGGCTAAATCCACGCCTTTCTCTGACAGAGATTTTAACGTAGCTTCCTTCACCAGAGAGAAATCATATTTACTACGAATTTCTGCAGCTTGTTTGGTAAGATCACCAGCTCGGTTACGAATCAATTCAGTATTCATAGATCCTCTCTGGTCAAATGCTTCCGTCTTTCTTACGGAAATTATACACTGCGGCACGCCCTGCGGCGCCATCCAATTTCTCGTCGGCCACGTGGGTCACACCGAGACTCAATGCACCAGCAGTAGTACCTGCAACGATTTTAGTCGCTGTGGGTGCCTTTTTGCCATACAAACGAGCCAAAGCCAACCCGCGGTTCACTAACCCAGAGGATTTCGTCATGGAAGCGCCGGCAATGGCACCTGCAGCAAGCGAAGTCTTAACGGGATTAGCTTTAATCGTATTGGCCACACGTTTAGCAACCGGTGAAGCGAGTCCCCGTACCGAATTCCCGTTTCGCGTCACAAAGCCTCGAGCAGCAGTGATCCCATTTCGGAGAAATTGTCCGAGGGCCGCTTGCTTCTTCATTGCGTCGCCATAACCGAGATGGTACATGCTGGCTTGTGCAGCCGCTGACCCACTGTAACCGCCAACCATGTGACCGGCCACGAGCCCACCGCCGATGGCAGCAGGAGAGATGGACTTAATAGGGCGATACGCTTTCATGACCTTTTTGCCAACAGCAGCCTTACCCGCCCGAGCAGAACTCAGGGCAGCTTTCGCTACGTCGACGATCGATGATTCTTTCTGCATATACACCTCGAGAAAACCCCGCCGAAGCGGGGCTACAGGGACTTACTGACCAGCTACAACAGCTTCGATGGCTGACAGGGCGTCAGCGAAGGAGAAACCTTCGTCCATCAGTTGTTCCAGAGCAGCTTTCTTTTCCAGATCGCTGTATTCGCCTTCAGCAGGCTGTTCACCAGCTTGCTTCACCAGCTCAACTGCGTCAGCGAAGTCGATACCGTTGTCCATCAGAGAAGAAACTGCAGCAGCCTTCTCCAGGTCAGCGTTCAGCTGAGCCTGAGCTTCTTTAACCAGCTCGGCAGCTTCTACGAAGTCAACGCCGTCAGCGATCAGAGCAGACAGAGCTTCGGCAGCTTGTTTGTCCAGTTGAGAATCGATAGGGGCACGGCCAGCGGTCTGAGCGCCACCTTCAGCTTTCACTTCGTTGTCAACGTGAGCAGGCTTCTCAGTTTTACCTTCTGAAGCGGCACGTGCCAACAGAGCTTGAGCAACTTCGCTAACGGTTTTGCCCGCTACCGGAGTTTCTTTAATTTTGGCATCGTCTTCTTTAACCATAGTGTTGGTTTCTGAAGCTACTGCGTTTTCAGAGGCTTGCTTCTGCAGGCCAGCCAGGATGGCGTCAGCGATAGACTGACCAGCCAGTTCGTGTGCACTCTTAGTCATGGTGTTGTTTTCTCCAACGTTGTCATTTGAGAGAGCCAGTTCAAGCTCCGTTGCGGCATCAGATGCCTGTTTGGTCATGTCCTGATTTGCTTCGTCCTGTACGGAGATGCTATCGATCAGACTGTCCAGCGTAATATTACTCATTTTACTCTCCTGCAATGGCGTTTAATGGAACCTTCCATTAGTTTAACAGTTACCTCTGCGGATTTCACGATTGTTTCAACACTTGGCATTTTAATCCAACTGTTAGACTTTTCCAACTTCCGTTTTACAAGGCCAGCAATCATGTACTTAGCCAGTAAAGCAGAGCCGGCAATCGTCAGCAGGGTATTCAGCAGGCTCGGATCCTGCTCCTCTACCGGGACGTCCATCTTAATGGTCGGAGGCGGTAACCGCCCGAGTTCCCAGTTGGTGTAACCCGAAGGTACACCCGGTTTGCCCATGATGTAAGCTGCCGCACGCTTTTCAACCATGTCAGTTCGATAGGACGAGCCCTCGACATACTTGACTAATAGTTTAATCAGCATTGGGCTAGCTTCTTTCTCCTCGATCTCCGGAATATTCTGAGGATCGATCGGAAGGGCCGCCGGACCGACGTGGTCTGCTACGGCCATTGCGAGAGCTCCCATGTGCTCTTTCCCCAAGTACATACGAGCAAAGTACTTGGACCAAAAGCCCATAGATGGGTTCATGCCGAGCTCGGCAAAGGCATTTAGGACTTCCGCGAACGGATAGGCCTGGAGTACCGAAATCAAGCTGTCTTCCGGATCCAGGATACGATCGAGGATACGGTCAAGTTGAGTATCAACGTTTGCAACGTCGCCGTCAACCTGCTTGATCAAATCCGCTAATTTCTCAACGGCTTCCTTTTTGATACCCACCGGGGTTACAACCTTCTCTTCGAACATTAAACCTTCCGCTTCAGCGGCTTCGACAGAGGAGATAACACCTTGATGGTTCGCTACTTTTTCCAGCACGGATGACGTAACGTCGGCTGGACGGATGACGATCGAGATGTCAAAGAACTTCAGCGGACCGAGGTTCAGGGCCATGACCTTACGGCCGTCCGGGTAGAGCGTGTTCAATTGGGTAGTCAGGTGAGTACAGTACTGCAAGCGGGAATGGGCTTTGTTGCCACAGATGGAGCACACGTCAAACGGCGTATTACATGCCATAGAGGTCGCCGGGTATTGACCCAGTTGTGTGATCTTCATGTACTCATCCGCACCAAGAACCTTGCTGACCTCAACGATAAGTTCAACACGGTGCATACGTGGGTTATAGTACGAGAAGATGACCTTACCAATAGATTTGGCCGGGTCTTTGTTGACGTGGTGGCGGAATACGTGGGCAGGTGACGTTTCAAACGTCTTGTGCCATCGGATCAGTTGAGCCTCTGGGAAATAGTCACCATTTCTGTTCGAGCCGTAGTACTCGCCGGCACCCATGGCATTGATGTGCAGGTAAAAGAAGCCGTCGCGAACAGGAATATCCTTCACGAAGCTATCGATTTCTGCAGCCGCTGCAGTCTTTGTCAGACCACCAGCGTCATCAAACAGTAACGTCGCCTGACCAAGCTCAACATGGCCTTCATGGCGACTGTCTAAAAGTTTATCCATGTGGGTTCCTCTAGGGTGCCTTTCGGCACCCAGTTATATTACAGCGAGAAGTTGCGAGCGGTCAAGGGTGAACCTTGAGTACGACGAGATTCCAGCTCAGCGAGCATCTTAACAGTCTGGATGTCCAGGTTTTCACCACGGATGGCGTTAACCAGAACCTGACCGAGGATGTTCGGGTCGGTAGAAACATTCGGGGCAGTGGCGTAAATGCTGTCGGCCAGAGACTTAACGCGTTCCTGATCGGCGTGCTGCAGAACGGCATTACGGGAAATAGCCATACGCAGAGAATTTTCGAACTTGTTACGGTTCATACCGTTGGAGATTGAGCTCACTGCTTTCGCAGCAGCCGCAACACCCAGGCCACCCAGAAGAGGAACGCCGGCTTTCAGCACAGCTTGACCCACTTCTTTACCACCGAAAGCTTCACGCATGCCAGAGAAGAAACCCGGGGTTTCGCTAGCCAGCTTCTCGAAGTTTTCCATCGTCATGTCAACGAATTGGCGCTGCTCTTCGCTCAGTTCGGAAACACCGGCTTCTTTAGTCAAACCGGCTTCCAGGCCCTCGCGGAGCCCTTTCAGTAATTCTTGATTGTCGTTCATGGTGACCTCTTAGCTATGGAGACTGCTCCAGATATCGTTCTTGGGTGCCGACGTACGAGAAATCTGTGAGACTTCTGGTGCGGCTACTGCGATTGTACCACCTAGTTTAACGCTCTTACCAGCGTTAGCCAGGCCAGGCTTGGCACCACGGAGGACCGTTCCTGCTGCACGAACCAGAGAACCGATGAAGGCTTCCTTGTCCATGCCCGCCGGGCAGATCTCGCCGGCCAGCTTCGTCAGGCGTTCTTCTAAGTTTTTACGCTCAGTTGATGCCTGCTTAGCCAGACCCAGTTGGTTTGCCAACTCTTGTACATTCAGCAGGTCTGCTTGATTGCGAACCGGAGAGCGTGATGCTTCCTTCACGTGACCGAAGACCAGGTTGCAGAGCTCACCGTATTTACGGTTGTCTCCACCCGCCAGGGCAGCAATCTTGTTCAGGGCATCGGGATCACTCTTCACGGCTGCCGCGGCTTTCTGCAGGCCTTCCACGATGTTGACTTCTTCTACGTCCATGCGCTTCAGCTGGTCGCGACCGGCGTAAAACGCACGTTCTGCCTGCTTGTGGGCTTCGGCCGGGTCCAGTTGGAACTGATGATCGGCTTCACTTGCCACTTTCTCCATTGGCTCAGCTAAAAGAGAGAGTGGAGACGGGCGGCGAGCGGACGCAGCCTTCTCGATTGACGGTGGAGCGATGATCGCGGAGATCACCTGCTCGTAATCCGCCAGCGGGAATTCTGCCGTCTTGTTCATCGAAGAATGTGGGCCGGACAGGTATGCCAGTTGGTTCACAGTCTCAACGAGACGGGCCACTTGGTCGGCGTTGAGTTGGTTAGCACTCGCCGCCTTAATGATCCCTTCATTCAGGGTGACACCTTCCGGTCCACCCGTACGGAACGCTGCAACGATCCCTGCACCAACGTTCTTTAAAAAATCTACGGACATATCCATCAAGTATTCTCCAGGTCTTCTTCGGTTGGGAAGGTGATATCGTCGCCCATGTACTGCTCGAGTGCGATGTTGATATCCTTCATGGCTTCGTTCGCGTCGGTTACCCACGACTTCAACAGGCGGGCAACTTCCACCGCTTGTTTGGTCCATTTGGCTGCTTCCTTCGAAGCTTCCGACGAGTTGCCATTGAAGAACGCTTCCTTACTCTTGTAGTAGCAATCCGAGAAGATTGACGTCAGTCCTTCCACTGGGGAGATTCTCACGTCGTTCCCGAAACGCCACTCCAAGAAGCGAACGCCCTGGGTCAAAGCCCAGGACTTCATGTTCCGCTCTGGACCGTCTTTGATACCGTCCAGATAGGCCATTCTTTGTAACTTGGTCAGTCTTGCCACATCGAAGTACAACGACCGGTACATGTCCAGGACGGCGACCTCAACTTCTAAGAAGCGGGATACCACCTCGAGATCGTTCGTGGCCAGTAGGCTAGACTCCACGTACATTCTCTGTGTACGGTCTTTGTAAAGCACCGTGGCGGCAGCAACAATCTCGGGAAACACACCGTCGAGGAGCTGATCCACGATCGGATCAACTCCCTTAGTGCCCTTTGCCAAGAGCTTGCCACGGTAGTCTACAGAATTAGACATTCGATGCAATCTGCTCAAGTTTGATGTAGCTCTCACCCAAGTTGGTGTAAGAACTACGCAGGTTCGTGACCATGTTACTCAGTGCCTCTGGGTCCATTGTACCGGACAGTTTGTTTGAGTTAACACGGGCCAGGAACAGCACGCGACCAATGCGATCCACTGCTTGGCCGATATCCGGCAGATATTCGTTAATGGTACCGAACATATCCGGATCGTTAAGAAGCTCGGAGATGATCGTCGCTTCGATAACAGACTTATCCTTGGTCTTCGCAGCCGCTGACATACGGTCGTTCATCCCCATGGCACGCTGACGGGCGTCACCCGAGATCTGTGTCTGAGGAGGCAGTTTCGCACCGTATTCAGGCATCGGGGTAGGACGTGAACTATCCGCCGCTTCCTTCGACATGTGCATTTCAACCTTACGCTTCTCTTCTGCCGACTTCAGCATCGCTTCAGTATCGGTAGGCTGCAGTTTCAGATCTTCAACCAGGATACGAGCCGCTTCACCACGTCCGCCCACCATACGACCATCAATAGCGAACTGGCCATTGTGATAGGTCATGGTGTGGAACTCTGGCAGCACGCTCATCGTACGGTGTTCATGACGAACCATCGCTGAGGACAGAGACGTCTCGAAACGATCACGCATGGATGGCTTGTAGCCGATGAACGCTTTGCAGGATGCATTCAGGTAAATGTTCAGGCCTTTGTCTTCACGGGTTTGAACGTGAATCAGACCGTGCATCCCTTCTGAAATAATCAGGCGAGCGGAAATCATCTGGCCTGGGCCTTTCAGAATGTTACCGTTCATGACCGTTACACCATCGTCCAGCATAGCCGGGCCGCCTGCACGGAACACGAAGTAGGCGCTGCCGTCAAAGAACATCACTTGGCTGTTATCACCTTGCTCAACCAGCACAAAGGCTTCGCTCGCTTTGGTCTCGACCAAATGCTTCACGATGTTTTCGTACGGTTGTTCCTGCTGGTGGATAACCACGCCAGGAGCAATAAAGCCAAAGGTGCCATCGGGTTGAGCTACCAGAATGTGGTCAGACGTCAGGCTCATGCTGCTCTGAGGCAGCACAGCGATTGGCATTTCGTGACCACCAATGCCTTCCGCGGTGTATGCGTGGCCAGGTTCACCGGCTTTCAGCGTAGTAAAGTGGCTGGCACCGGCAGATTCAACAACCACACGGGTCACGTTGTGTTCACCGTCGATGTGATAACCCTTGTTCAGGATGTTCTGAATCGCTTCGTTTGGCAGGCCATCTCCATCAAACAGCACACGGGCTTGCTTCTGCATCTCAAAGGTCAGCTGCTCGTTCTCACGCAGAGACTGGGTCAGTGCAGGAACATCCAGCATTGAGCTCAGTGCGTCATTGATTTCAGCAGACTTCTCGATGACATCAGCTAGATCCTTACGGATTTCCTGGCTGGACAGAGCGATAATACCACCCAGGCGGCCGTCGCTTGCGTACATAAACTTACCGGTACGCGGCGGAACGACCAGATCTTTCAGATCCGGGTTGGTGATCGCACCCTGAGGGATACGAGCGGTGCTGCCCACATTCGAGTTCTGTGAGGTCTTGATCTGCTCGATCGTCTTCTTGGTTAACGGGAAGAACGCCTTACGATCAGCCAAATAGATGGAATCGATTGGGAACGTCACGCCGCCGCGACAGATCACTGGGACGTAGAACAGGCTTCCACCGTTACGCATGATGAAGACGCCGACCTCTACCCCGTCTGAATCTTGCAGTTCAGAGGACATGTCCTTGAACGCAATCACGTACTTGCTCAGGCCGGGAGAAGCAGCATTCAGCTTTTCCAGAGCCATCTGACTAAAATTCATAGTTCGGTTCTCCGTTAAATAAACAGTATTTTAGCTAATCACTCGTATTTTAGCCATTGCTATCGGTCATGGCCTTGAGGATCTCTTTAGTCAAAGCGTCTTTTGTATCCGAAGAGTTTTTCAGATAGTCATCGATGCCTTGTCCACGTGAAAAATGTCCGAAGAGTTTTGGCTTCGAGGCAGCGTACCGCATGACCCGGACCTTACGTTCTTCTTCCGGTAAATCCGCATGCGACTTATAGCGAATGCCGCGGCCAATTACCTGGTCAATTTTCTTGTTGTTGAAGTGTGGCTCCATACCTTGGAAGGAACGCGTTCCTTTGAGGTCAAGGCCTTCCGAACCTGCTGATGATAACAGAATTGCCTTCACTCGTCCTTCGTTATAATCCTTCACCGCTTGCTTGCGCTCGGCTGCCGTAGTCTTGCCGGTGAACATCACTGTCGGGATTCCCTTTTCGGTCATCTGACGGTGTGCTTCTTCCAGGCCTGACCCTAAGTAGTTCGAGTAGATAATACCTTTGTGATTAGGATTGTCCTTCATCATACCTTGGAAATCGCTGACAATGCGATCAATCTTTGGTGCCGATGGGTGACGCGTGGTAAAACCGGCATCGGTGTTACTGATTTGGCGGATCGCAGCGGAGAAGGCGTTCAGGTTCTGGGCCTCTTTCTTATCCAGCGGCAGGTTCATACGGATCTTAAGCCGAAGTGGCAGAGGGATAGTCCCTTCCGCATACTGATAAGCCCGAAGTTGCTGTGGGCTCATGTCGACATGAACCATCTCATCGGTACGATCAGGGAATTCATTCTTCAGGGATTCCATGGCGTTAAAGCGGTCCATGTAGTCCTTCCCGATGCGACGCAGTATCGCCTGGTTCTTCACGGTCATCTTCTCGCCCGGTGTGACACCCAGGATACGCATCAAGAGACCCGGTTTTACCTGTGTCTTTGAGATGAACGCGTCATCAAACTTCGCTGCGTCTTCTGGCATAACCTCAGAGCCGGCCGTGGTGTTAATCACCTTAGCGATGTCTGATCGTTGGTTGTAAATCGGGGTTGCCGTCAGGAGCAATCGCTGCTTGGCAGACCGGGAGATTTCACGAACGGCGTCAGAGCGAAGACCGGAGTTACGCACGCGGTGGGCTTCATCCATCACCACCAAGTGATACTTCTTGTTCTTGTACGCTTCAGACTTATTGGTCGCACCCTCATAGGAATCCACATCGATGCGACTACGGATTTCCGGGTCAATACCGTGCTTGTCCATCTCCTTGTGGAGGTTGTCTCGCAGCGGCGCCGGCACGACAAACAACGAGCGTGCCCCGGGGTTCGCTTTCAGTACTTTGCTGGCGGAATCCAGAGCCGAAAGGGTCTTCCCTGACCCTAACGAGTGATAAGCGAGGACAGACTTGCCCTCACCGATCTTATTGGAAATCCGCTCCTGATGTTCCTGGAGGTGATATGCCATTAGTATTTACCGTTTGCCCCTTCCCCGAACGCACCGCCGAGAATGTACGGAGCAATTGGGTCTGTACTGGTTGCCGGTGATTCCATACCGGTTGACGCGGCTTCACGTAAAGTTTTACCGATCTGCTTAAACGCCAAACGAGAAAGCCAGTTGGTGTCATGCAGCTTGGCCGTCTTGATACCTGGGACGATCGGGTCTACGATCAGACCAGACTTCGTCGTGTGCACTTCACTGATGCCGTGCTTGTTCAGGTACTGCAGGTGGTTTGCATCCAGCAGCGTACCCGGAGTCAGTTCCAGAACCGGACGGGCCAGACGTTTACCGGCAGCACGCTCAAGTGGCAGCGTTTCGGTATCTTTCTGCAGTTCATCCTGGATGTGGTTTACCGACACCGTTTGTCCCGGGAGGTAACCGGTCTCACCGGCATCTCGCACTTTCACGTACTTGATCAGGTTCTTCGCGATCAGGTCAAAGTGACGTGGGTCCATGCCGCCGCCATAAATTTCGGACAGCTGGTTAGACATGTATCGACGACCTTCACCAAGGCCACGCAGGGCCACCAGCTCACGCGGGTTGATCGTACCGGTAGACAGCGCCTGACCGATTTTGATCTTGTGACCCTCACCGACAATGACGTCCTGTGAGTTAGGAATGAAGTATTCCTTGCCGCTAACGTGCACTTTTGCGTCACCCAAGCTGGTGGTTTCCACGTGAGTCACTTCCCCGTTGTGTTCCGCAATGATCGCTTTGTCCGGGAACTTCTCCTGGTTAACCAAGAGGTTGGAGGTCTGGTCAAACGGGTTAGCGGACTTACCGGACTTGGCGTCGTGCTTGGTACCGAGGATCATCTGGGTCAGAACTTCCGATGCCGATTGAGCCGCGACCACGCCGACGTTCTCACCGATTTCCGGCAGGTGACCACGAGAGTCCAGGCCGTAGCACTTCTGGCACACACCTTCTTTAGCTTGGCACGTCATAGTGTTACGCACTTTTACGCTCTTGGTTCCGTCCTGCTTGAGATCGTTGAAGTAACGCTCGTCGATCAGGCGGTTCGTTGAAGCTTCAAAATGGTACAGCACGCGTTTCTTATCGGACATAGGCTCTACGATACCGTTATGGGTACCGCAATCGACTTCCGTTACAACCTCATGATAAAGGTTAGGCGTGATCGATTTGAACATGTCACCGGGCTTTGACGTCGAAAGCTGTGCCTGTACGGTGTTACCGCGGCCCCAATAAGACATCGCCAAGTGTTCCGCCGGCGTCAGACCTTCAGCGAATGAGTGAGTAATCGCCAGAGGAATTGGCGTACCGTCAATTCGCTTAGACTGGATCGGTGAAGACGTACCCTGTTGAAGCTGGTTAGGGTTACCACGGGCACCGGTCTGAGCCATCAGGGCTGCCGTCGACTTACGTGACATCATATACTTCAGGTTTTGATCGGTCAGGATCTTCTGGTACTTCGTGGAGATCTCTAGGAGTTCTTCACGCTTTTCACGTTCAGACAGGCCTTGCTTGTCGTTCACGTGGTTTACCGCGGTTTCGTACTCTTTCAGCAGAGCTGAGCGTTCGTCCGAATCGTTGTAGTAATCCGACAGTGGCGTCGAATACCCGTGGTCCGTTGCCGTGTGGAAGAAAAGGTGAGACAGATCGGAAATCGTATCTGCTGCCTTGTCACCGCCGTGCGTGATCACGTTTGAGATCAAGTCTTTTACGCCATTCTTGTTCAACACTTGCGTGGGATCGAAGTGCTGTTTTGAGTTTTCAGGAAGCATGCTGCGAATGAGTAGCGCCCCGGGAGTGATAATTTGAGTCATCATGTCACCTTTTCGTTGATCAACTGAACCTATTTTAGGGTATAAGTAAGGTAGAGAAAACGAGGAGAGTTTATGTTCAGTAAGTTGTTCGTTGTTCGTCACCGAGGCTTCCGTAGAGATTTCGAAGTACCGGTCCCCAACTACATCGACCGAGAGTTACGGAGCTACAACTTCTTCGTCAAAGAGATTCTACTCTTTGGCGTCATCCGGGTCTATAGCAAGACCCTTTTCAAAGAGCATGTGCCTAACTGGGCATGGATACAGGAGGGAACACAAGGCTTTACTGAGTGGAGATCCACAGCGCCACAAGAGCTCTGGGATTTATGCAAGAAGGTTTAGGCGATATCCTTGGATCGTAGAGCCCTCATAGAGGGGCAAGTCTGGTATAAGTAGTACAGTATAGAATAGTCAACCAAGGTTTATCACAAATTATGGAGGGAGCCTGAGTGCTCATAATAGTATGTTAACGAAAACAATTCAGCTAGAAAACTTCAGCATCAACCTTTTGAACGCTGACGACACCACCTGGGTATCTGTTAAGTCATTGAGCGAGTTTTTGGGACTCGACTACGAGGAGGAAGTTCGGGATCTCGTGGTTAACACTTCTATGTCAGCGTTGGGCCAGGATTCTCGCGTCCTGCCTCATGCTAAGGTAATGCAAACTCCGGACGGGAAAAAGGAACTCTGGATCCCGCTCGACAACGTTTCACTGTATGCATCAAAGGTTCAACTGAAGGATCTGTCCAAGTTAGGACGCCAGCGTACCTGCATGACCAAGTTGCCAAATCTCATGGCTAACGCGTTTTGATAGAACTAAGGGGAGCAATACTCCCCTTTTTTACGTTTTGATACGTCCGACGTTCCAACGACGTATCAGCACAAACCCTTGTGGCACAAGGCTTCCCGAGGAGTTGATACGCCGATACGTCTGGAACGTCACTTTTGACATATATTAAGGTGCAACTGTTTCACTATACTATAAACTACTTACTAAGACTTTTAATAAGGTATATATAGTATGTCTACCTACTCTATAGATTCAGAGGGGTGTGGTTAGAAACACGTAAGTTCCGTATCGGCGTATCAGACCTCCTCGTCCTTGCGATCGGCGTAATACCCGGCGATGTTCCCAGCTGCGTTCCCTGCACGGGATAGCAGATAGGCAGAACCCAGGGATCCAGCCACGGCACCCAGCGGGGATGTATTCGCCTTCATGAATAAACGGAGAGACAACGGCACTGCCGCAGCAATCCCTGCAGCCGATCCAATGTTGGACCATTTCGACTGGCGATCACTCATGATGTTGACGTGTGTCAACGACTCCGGAAGTACGCCGGCAGCTTCCGCTCGACTCACTGCGACGTCGGCGATACGTTTACCGAGTGCACCGGCAACGGTAGACCCTGCCATAGCCCCTCCAATCCATCCTACGAGCTGTGCTTTGCCAGACCTTGGCGCTACCATTCCTGCAATGCGACGACCCAGCTGTGAGCCTCCCAGAGCCCCTGCTCCCTGTACTCCGTCGACGGCTAAGTATGACAGGTCATCGATCGGACGGGTCCAGAGTGCTTTCTTTTCGTGAGAGCGTCCGAGGAGCAACCGGATCTTGGCTTTCAGAAATGCCGAGGCAACCTTGTGTGGCCGCGGGTCGGTCATGGTCCGAAGGATAGCTTTGGTCTCTGGCTGTCGGTAGACCTCTACGCTCAGTGGTTTAGATTCTTCCACGTGAACCTCTCAGTTTGTTAGCTCGGCGATAAATGCCCTTACCTGCTTGACGGGACCCTTTAAAGATCCCTCGTAGGGCGACGATGGCCCCGAGCGTTGCACCCAACTTGATGCCACGCTCCATGTAGTCTTGCGTTTCGTTCATGGTGATCTCCTCCATTCAGCCTTTATTTTAGGGTATAAGCAATGTGTACACAAACCCATCAAATTCTTGGAGCCTATTATGCAACATTCACAACACGAACTGAACTTCTACGGTGTTACTCTGATCACTTATGTCCGTAACGGTTTCGTCTTCTTGCATGAACGTAGTGTCGCTGAACTCTTCGGTGTTGACAACGATGCCGAACACATGGAACCGTTCGCTCCCGTCACTCACAATGGTGACATCACGTTGAACGCCCTGGAAGATCGCATCGTACAAATGATCGAGCATACCCTGGGTAATACTAAGCAGGAGTATCACGCTTCACGTTCAGCGTACTTTGATCTCATCAAGGCAGAGCTGGTGGATACGGTTGTTAAACAACTCACCTTCCAATATCAAGCCCTTCCACTGATCAACATGGGCGACGTCATCAGTACCAGTGGGATCATTGATTGCCATATGCCGTTTGAAAACTCTCAGGGTTATTTCATCCCACGTTCAGTCCAGCAGCTCTCACAAACCTGCCAACCGGTTCGTTTGCCGGTAGACGTACCTTACCGTCACCTGATCGTGCGGGATAAGGTGTGGTCACCGAACGAACCGGTTGGCACTAAATCATATGTCGTGGAGAAGGTGATCGAGTTGCGTTATTTAGGCTACGTCTTGGAACACAACGCCACGACGATCACCATGGATGAATTAAGCAAAAAGACTGCGAATCCACTTCGGTCTTCTGCCTTCCGCTCTTCCACTCTTCCTAAAACCGAACCACAAAGTGCGATCGACTTTAGAAAGTAAAATCAGGGCGGAGGTACCGCCCATGGTTAATATTCTGTACATCAATACCCTTCCGGTCAGCACCATCAAATTCGACAAAGTGATCTACGTCGACATTGCTCTGCTCTGGAAAACGCTGCGGGTCAGGGAGAACATCTCTCCGATCCCGGCGTACGCAAACATCATCACTAACGATTCTGACAAGTCCTTTGTTCTGGGAAGCTACTGCACAGTCCCTGATACAATGGCAGCACTTCAGGCCATTCCGGATAACGGACTGGATTACCCATCCCAACGCGATCTCTTCGTGACGGCTCTGGAAGAAGTGCTCTCCCGCTTCTGGTCAACCCAACCGGAATTCACTCCACTTAAACACTAAGGCCCCCCGAGGGCCTTTTCCTTATGAAAAAGACCACCAATAGCAAGATTGGACAGAACATCATGTCCTTCCGTGGACTGCAGCTTGTGCAAGATCGCCGCCGTCCGTTTATCACCCTCAGCTCTATCCGCAATCTTTCCGAAATAGGAGGCGACATCGTTAAGGAGGCTATGAAACTCGCAGGCATTCGTCCGCACCGGGTCTTCATAAGCTGGGGCATGAGGGAGTTTCACACTACGTGTATCCGTCTACAGGACTTGCCCACCCTGAACGAAAAGCTCAACGGAACGCTCCCCTCTGAACTTGTTACAGAAATAACTGAAGACTACAGGAACCTCGTATGAACTTCTTTGGCCGTGATATTGAAGTGACTAAAGTAGAAGACCAATTCTACGTCAAAATGGAAGGCATCCTTAACTCGGAGCTTGTCCGCCAACGAGCCGTTTCTCTCGGCATTCCCCTTGATGACATCCTGCCACTGATGGGTACCCTGCAAACCACAGGGTGGGATGGATTGTTTAAACGTGAGCTCATAAGCCACATTGTCCTCGACCGAACGTTTCAAGTCGGTGACATGAATATCCCGATGATCGTCGATGTCGACTTCGGGCGTCGCTTCCGGTTATCTACTTACCGTGAAGGCGGCAGGATCTGGGTCTGTGCTATTCAGCTCGAGCAAGCAGCCCATGGGATCTTCTATGATCTGCGGGTAGCGAAGAGCTTGGTGCCAAGCCTGAAGGATTACATCCCGGCACCCTTCCGTCCACGGGTAGTGTGGCAGAATGATGAAGAGATGATGGTATATTTCATTCCGTTGGAACATGCAGATGCTTACATGAAACTTATGGAAAGTGACATCACTAAGATGTACACCGATAAGTACTGCGGAACGATTAAATCGACTGTAGAAGCCGTTTGGGAAGAACAAACCCGGCTCCGGTTGGTGTAAACAGGAAGGGGCCCGAAGGCCCCTTTCTTTTAGCCAATTTTGATTGGCGTGTTCGACTTGATCTTACCTTCCTTCAAGGCTGCCAGCGCTTCCGCTTCGGTCTTGAAGTGATGGACTTCCTGGTCCATGTCCGGTTTGGTCAAGTGCACGGAACCGAGGATGGCTTCGTGACCCGGGGCGAACATTGGGTTACCGAACCCACGGCGAGCATCGTGCAGGTGAGAAGAAGGTCTTAACTTCTCGCGAGCTTCCTTCACAGCTTCCGGTGTCATCGGCACGTACATCGACAAGGCATCACCGTCGTAGTCCGCTGCGTAACCCGGCAGGTGCAGGATGTTTAGACCGATGGTCTTCCCGTCAGATGGAATCGGCTTCATGGCCATGATGTTGGTACGCATCAGGGTTGGAGCACGGTTCAGCAGAACAGGCACGGTATCCACGATGTGGTTGAAAGAAGCTGTCGCCGCGTCGTTACGTGACTCGTAGGCGTTCTTCGCTTCCGCTAAGTCGTAGCCCTTCTGGCTCAGGTCGCGGATGATGTGCATCTTGTACATCTCCCACAGCTGATCCTTCGGAATCTTCGCTTCGTTGAAGCCCACGTCCGGCGCCGCGTAAATGGTACCACGACCAGAGAAGTCCTGCTTTTTAGACAGTAATTTGCTCTGGAAGAAACCATTCTTCGGTCCTTCGTTACCTTCAATCTGCTCGAGCAGACCTTTCAAACCTTTCTGCTTCGCCTGGAAGTCGATTGGCTCACCGCCGGCCATGATGGCCTTCGCACCGTTATACAGATCACGACGCAGATCGGTCATACCTTCCATGTCTGGAGAAATCAGGTCCATGTCCCCGACTTCATCTTCCAGACGCTTCAGACGGCCGTTGACCAGCATGTGGTGCTTGTACAGGTCGTTCACGTCAGCAAAGCCCAGACGGGTACCAGAGATTGAGTACGGACGCATCACCGGAGGAATGACCGGCATGTTGTGCAGCACGTACGCTTTCGACGGGTCGGTAAAGTCTTGCTTATCCAGACCGGCCAGGTACTTCATCTTCTTAACCATCTTGTCACGCTTGCTAGCAGATTTCTCGTCTACGATTGACGCTTTCAGATGATTCAGCTCGTCCTGAACGTTGATGTCACCCAACATGGCTTTCAGAGCGTGGCCGCCAACCAGGGTATCACCCTCATCTGAAGCTTGCTTGTCCAGCATACCGGAAACGTTCACACGCTTAATCAGCTCGTCATCCTTGTGAGTGTCCACGAGGTCGAACTGGCCTTTTCCACGACGGATAACGCCGAACTTACCAGACACGATGTTGTTGAACTGATCCTGGTTCAGACCCAGCAGGGTTTTCACCGGTGCTTCCATGATCGGGTTTACGATCGGTTCCATCAGCTTGTAGTGAGACCAGTTGGTACCTTCCGGTCCGCCGGTCACGGTCATATCGAACAGACCGCCTTTCACTGGTGCCACGTTACGAGCCAGAATCATGTCAGGTTTCTGCACTTCACCTGAAGAGTTCGCCAGGACTTCCCGGTCGGTCATCGGCCCCGCGACGAGGTTACCATTACGCTCGGACACGCTGATCCCAGAACCACGCAGATAATCGAAGAACTTCTTCGTTGCGAAGGTCGTTTTCGGCTGTGGCAGCGGAAGGCCACGCATGAATTTGTCCCAGTAGTCGTGCGTATCGGCATGATCACCACCTTCTGATTTGACCGTACCGATCTCTTTCAGGTTGGCACGGGCGTTTGAGCCCAGCAGGCCCAGGAACTCCATGTAACCAACAGACTTCGCACCGTCGTCACCGCCTTTGGTAGGCTGAGCGTTGTTGTCGTAACCGCCGACAGAACGGGCTGAGTAGTTGGCATCGGTCGTCTTGTTCAGCTTCAGAATGTACTGTGGACCCGTCAGCACGCGGTCACCGTAAACCTGACCGGTCTTCGGGTTGTACAGTGTGTCGGTGTCACTCAGGCCATGCTCTTTCAGCTTCTCCATCATGTTCTTCACGACGGTGCCTTCGTCATAGACTTTAGTCTTGTACGGAGTACCTGTCTTCTGGGCGATCTTGCCGGCAGCGGCTTCGAATACTTGGCCCAGGTTGATACGTGAAGTCACAGACGCTGGGTTCAGGATCATATCCAGAGGTTTACCGGTTGTCTTCGAGTGCGGCATATCTTCATCTTCTTCGATGAGAGAAACGACACCCTTGTTACCGTGCAGGCCGGTTACCTTGTCACCGACTTCCAGCTTACGCTCAGAACGGACCATGATGCGGATCTTCGACCCATCGGTAGAACAGTCGGTTACTACGCCTGGCTCTTCGTGATCCCAGATCTCAGCGGCTGAACGGTATGGGTTCACCAGGGTCTTGTGCAGACGGCCCAGAACCATATCGGTTTCAGTCAGCGTACGCGTCTCGAGAACGGCGTAAACCGGGTCACCGTAATGCAGCGTCACACCCGGCTTAGCGAAGCCACGGTTATCCAGCTTGTTCAGCTGATCGGCTGTGAACTTACCGGCGAACGCAGACTTGTACTTGCCGAGATCCGCAACGGTTTCTTTACCCATTGAGTACTCGATTTTGTACGCGTGGTTCGACGTCAGCTTCTCACAAGCAGAACGTGACACAACGATACCATCTTCATGGTTAAAGCCTTTGTACGGCATGTACGCCGTTTCCAGGTTCTTACCGATAGCGAACTCGCCGCCTTTGGTGTAGTTGTTGTCAGACAGCACTTGGCCGGCTTTGACTTCATCACCAACGTTCAGACCGTGAGCTTCGTCGTCGTGGAAACCTTTCATGTTAAACGGCAGGTTCTTCACGAAGTCGATCTTGTGGTCCGAACCATCTTCATGGGAACGGATGGTTACACTGTTCGGCTCGGCTTTGATGACCTTACCAGCTACCGGCGACACCGTGGATACGATCTGACCGATTTGCTTGACGAACGTCTGACCGTTGTCCGCCACGGTTTGCACCAGTGGTGCTTCACGATGAACCAGTGACAGTGCCTGAGGGATCGCCTTACCCGCCATGGTCAGACGACCTGGGTGGTTGGTGTTCAGGAACGGCACGAGGTTAGTCGTGATGGTGTACATGTCGGTACCTGATGGAATCCAGTATTCAACCTGAGCACGCGGAACGCTTTTGAACTCACCGTTAACCTGGGCCTGCACGTCTGGCTTACCGCTGTTACGACCATCTGGGAAGCCGATGACTTTGGTCATCAGTTCATTCGCCGACAGGTAAACCGTCTTACCGGTTTTCGCATCGATAGCACGAGAGTACATGCCACCTTCTTTGTCACGACGGGCAGAAATGGTGAAACGCTGGTCCAGACCGGCAGATGATGACTCTGGGGTACGGCTTGGGTCGATGATTCCCAGGTTTGACGGGTGCACGTTACGTGACTCGGTCGTTGCCTGACGCTCAGAGGACATACCACCTTCGCCTTTCGCAATCAGCGTAACCTTACCGACGTTTTCGATAGATTCGATCGGGTTGGTTTCATCCGGCGTTGAAGACAACTGTGAGCCGATAACAAAATCGGTGTAGATCTTGTTGAAAGGCTTAGCCGGCACAACTTCACGCAGACTTGGTGCTTCATCCTTCAGACGGCTCATGTTGTACTTGATGCGGTCAAAGGCCTTGCCTACGGTCTGGTGCTGCTTGTTTTCTTCGAAGCGACGAGCGATAAAGTCCGGCAAGTTCTGGACACGCTTGAATTGCAGTGAGTCACGGTTGTCTTCCGGGCGCTTCTTAGAGTACACGCTAACGATGTTCTTCATCGCACGCAGTAGGGTTTCTGCCTCGATGCCACCGAAGGATTTACCGAGGGTGATTTCGGTTGTTTCCTTGTCCAGAGTCATCTCTGCCAAACGTTTCTTCAGGGCGGCACCCATCTCTTCACCAGAGACATTCTTCGATTGCTCGCGACGGTCCACCAGACGACGGTACAGTTGGTTCAGAGCAACATCTTCTTTGCCTTGAGTCAACTTCACGTTTGCCTGCCACACGTCCGTTGGAACGAACTTCAGGATCTCAGCCGTACCCAAACCGAAGCCTTTGGTCAGCAGCGGTGCGATCGGGATGTGCAGCGTGTTGCCGTTAATCTTGGAGAAATAAATCTCCATGGTCTTCGAATCCAGGCCGAGTGAGAACGTTGCACCTTTACCGGTGTTGATGTTGGTCTCGAGCTCGCCATTATTGGTCCGACGGGTATACACGCCAGGACGCAGCTGCATCAGGTTAGCAACCGAGTAGTTGTTCCCTTTGTACAGCAGCGTGTGCTTGTTGGTCACGTGGAAGGTATCCGCCAAGGCGAAGTCTTTCACACGGTCCACCAGCTTGCCGGTTGCACGGTCGTGCAGCAGCAGCGTGCCACGGATTGGATAGGTCAGCGAGCGAGACTTAAGGATGGCTTCCTTTTCATCGGCCGTGGTGTACGTCTTTTTATCGATGTACGGGTCCGTAATCGAAAGGGTGTACTTACCGGTTTCGATAGGGAATTGCTTGACGATCCCGTCCATCATCGCCCCGTCAGTCGCATCATTGATGGACTTAGGTGATGAGAAAATCGGAATCAGTTCACTGGCTGACTTAGGCATGCAGTCGTTTCTCCATGTAAATAACAACACAGGTGTAAACCCCTGTGGTACCCGAGATCGAGTCTTTGCGTTCGAGGACAACAACGTCACCACTTAAGCTGCGGGTCAGCAGCGTTTCAAGTGGGATGGTATCATCATCTTCGCCGCCGATCGTGAAGTGACCGACGCGATAGACGAACTGCGACGGGTCAAACCCGACGTCTTCAAGAGCCGGGGTCATCCCCGGCATGCTCGATCCCTTATTGCTGGTTTCCAGCGGATTGATCTTGCTCATTTTGTGCTCCTGGTTGTTCTTCGGAACTGCCCGGCTGAGGCAGATCATTCAGGACGCCCATCACGGTTTGATACAGTGTTGGGTCGTTGTGTTGGATTTCCATAAGGATATCACGTTGTGCCTCTGGAGTTCCAGCTGCCAGCACTTTCTTCGCGATCGCGTAAGCTTCCTTACGGTTATCTTCGTAGCCAGAAGAGTCCTTGTCACTGCTCAAGCCTTTCGACTTCATGTACATCGCTTTGTCGACCAGATCTTTGACCTCGATTTCCTTCTCGGAAACGGCCACTTGGTCACGACCCATTTTGTCGAGCTCTTCGTTGTAGTCCATACCGTACGCTTCAAGCAGGGTAGAGGCAGACACAACTTTCGCTTTCCACATGTCGAGCATGGCCGCTTTGAGCGCTTCGTTATCCGTAAGTTTAAACGGCACGAGCTTAACGTCGGTGATCTCGATAGCCAGATACTGAGCGATCTTCTCCATGACCCAGTTGATCAATTCACTGACCTGACCCACGTAGTTGTTCATCGTGTTCTCAAGCAAACGCAGACCGACCGTTGAGGATGTCCAGTTGGTCGTACCGGACAGCAGCTCACGGGAAACACCCATCGACATCAGCTGTTGCTCTTCCGCGTACTGCAGCTCTTGGTTCACCAGCAGTGAACGACCTTGGCCACCCAGTTGCTGATAACCGATCTGCACCGGAGAAATCAGGATGTGGTTCGGGTCCGTCTTCATCTGACGCATCGTCTTCTTCATGTTCTTCGCAAAGCCACGCATGCTCATCTGAGCAATCGGGTCACCCTGAGCAGAAGTCTGCTGAGGGAACAGCACACGAAGTGGAACCATGTGTTCGGCGGCCACGGCTTCGTTCGCTTTACGCAGCATCTGTTGATAGAACACCAGGCCGTAATGCGAGATCAGCGGTGGAATCCCCAGTCCATCGACCATCGAGCCCATCGAGATGGATTTCATGTGGTAGATGTTGCTTGGGTCAAACATGTAGTCTTTACCAAAACGTACAGCTTCAACCATGGACCATGGAACGGTCGCCAGGAAGAGCGGATCGCCTTGCATGATCTTGCGTTTCACGTCGCCAGGAATCTGGTAGTAGAACTCAGACTCACCGGTCACCGGGTTATGGTTCAAGGAGACGTGTTCGGGTTTCCACTTCACCAGGTTGATACGGCTGATGTCACGTGACTTGGTGTCCACCACTTTGTAGTTCACTTTCTGCAGGCAGTTCGGGCATTCACCCTGGAAGACCCACTTCTTGAACGCCGCAAAGCCTGAACGCATCGCTGCTTTCACTTCGTAGCTCGACTTACAGCTCGGGCAGTGCAGGTGACGGTCGATTGGGAAATAGATCGACGTGTAAACGTTACCCAGCGTGTAGAAGTCAAAGCCGAAATCACAAAGCTTCTCTTTGAACTTGATGCTCTTGAAGATTTTCTTGTACGTATCAACTGTCAGTTCCTGGTCGGAATCCATCAGGAAGTCCGTGATCGGATACGAAGACAGCTTACGGATCACCTCAGTCGTCGTTGGCGCCTGGGTGGTAATGTAACGTGACCACTTGATGATGTCGTGGAAGCTACGAGGAATAAACTGGTTCGCCTGGTTGAAAAACGGGTTGGGCAGCGTACCGACTTCGTAGCTGTCCGCCATACCGCTAGGCGTAGGGTTCAATCCGAACATTGACATGATGGTTTTCCTCATTAATTAGACTAACAGGATTTTAGCGGATCCCACGATTGGAATCCACTCTGGTATAAGTAAGGTGTAACGAAACTAGAGGAAACTTTCTAATGTCCGTCTTGAAGAATTTCAAACAGTCTAAACAATCTACCGCGGTAACCCTGTCCCTTATCGCAGCAAGCGCCTTTGCTATCGGTGCCGTTCACTTTCACAACAAACGTATCGAAGAGCTGGAACGCAAAGTCGATCATATCATCAATGACATGGAGAAGTAACTCATGAGCGTATTAAAGAATTTCAAGCAGTCAGCCGGTAAAGGTGCCATGGTTGGTTTGGTCGTAGGATCTGCCGTCGGTGTCGTTGCGGGTGCGTACGTTATCCGTCAGCAGCAAAAGACGCTGAACATGCACAACCAGGCTATCATGATGAACACCTCTGCTATCCTGGCACTGACCACTCACGTGGCTAAGCAACAGAAATCCAATAACCAATAGCTGAAAAGGTATAAGTTAGTTGTATACAGAATAGGCGTAAACCGCCTAAGTATCAATATCTTACAAGCGAAACGGTATAAGTAGTTTGTAGTAAGAGTACCATTAAACTTTCATCCCTAGGAGAATACCATGACTACCCCTAACAAAAACACTGCTGCTAAAAACATGACTTCTGACGAAATGGCCGAGATGATGCAAAACATCCTGAACGGTCAGCAGGAACTGTTAAACAAGCAGGAAACGATGAGCCGCACCGTCGGTGAATTCGATTCTCGTCTGAGCAAGATCGAGAACAAAACTGTACAGCAACCGGCTGCGGAAGCACTGGAAGCGGCAGTTGAAGCTCAGGCTGCCAAAGCTGGCGTGCTGGGCAAATTCAAACAAGCCTCTACCGGTAAGAAAGTGGTTATCGCAACCGCTACTACTGCCGTTGTTGCAGGCGCTGCGTATGCCGGTTACAAAGGCTACGAAATGTACCAGGGTCGTAAAGAAGTTCTGGATAGCAACATCGTGAACGTCGATGCACTGGGTACTGCAATTACCCCAGCTAAGCAGGATGCTATCCGTCAAGGCTTGAGCATCTCCAAGTAACCCACTATCGAGGGGTCAATAGCTAAGGCCCCTTAAGGATTTAATCATGGCAGTAGAACCAAAACCGGGTCTCCTCGGGAAGTTTAAACAAAGTGATGAAAGCGTAAAATTGGCTGTAGCGGTAGGCGCTGGAGTCGCCGTCGGCGTGGCCGGTACCCTGGCGTTACAGGCGTACGGCAAAAAGCGAGAGAATGATGCGTTCCGCACTGCGATCGGCGGTGAGCTGGACGCCACCCCTCGCGCTCTGGCTGTGGTCCGCATCACACCGCAACAGTAACTGGTAAGCCCTGTAGTGCTCAGTGTATCCTCCCCGGACACAATCGACTGAGCGCTACAGGCATCCCAAAGGCTACGGCCTTTTTTACTTTACATTAGGGTTAACGATGGATTACATGCAAATTGTGAAAGACGCACGAGATCCTAACTCGAAGGATAACTCTCTGCGTTTGTTTTGGGCGAAGTACCAGCAGGTTAGCCATCACGTGAAAGACCGCAACATCATTTGCTTTCCGATGAAGGTGTTGGAAACGAACGTGAAGAGAATCGCTGAGTTAGCGAAAGAGATTCGGTTGCAAGCGGATAAAGATCTGAGGGATAAGGCCGCCAAGGAAGCCCTCGAGCTTGTCGAGAAATCCCTGACGACCATGGATGAACTGCTTAAATTGTGATGTTACCGTAGGTGTAAACCCGGGTTTGCACCACAGTTACTTCTGTGTCGTAGTCCAGTTCTCCGCCGAGGATGACTGTGTGGTTAACAGTATCGATCGAGAAGTTAGTCTGGTGAACACCAGATACGAACACGTCCAGTGAATCCTTACCGTAAGTCAGGTCGATATCCGGGAAGTTAGTCAGGTTCACGATCTTAGAACCTTTCACCACGGTTTGCGACGCACGGTACTTGATGAAACGGGCGTTTTCCAGCTTGGTCTTCGACTGACCGGTAACCAGATCGGAGATGTTTGACTGATCAACCCAGTGGATTGACGTGATGTCATTCTTCGTCAGGCTCGTCTGGCCGTATTTGATCACGAAGCTCAGTACCGCGGTATTGCCGGTATCGGGATACATGATCGGTTCCGCCTGCGTTGAGTCATACTCGCCGCTCGACTTCAAGGCAAAACGGGCCACTTTGGTCAGAGAGTCAACACCCGGAACGATTGACGTTGCCGTTGCTTCTTCCATGTAACCCTGCAGCAGGTACTTAATGCTCTTGCCGGCAGTGGTCGGTGCCGCGACGTTCACCAGATTGGTTGGCTCGTCGTGGATCGCCATGGTCGGTACACGGAAATTCGGGTTGTCGATGTCATACGGAATCGTCTGAATCAAGTAGCCGAACAGTACGTTCAGGTTCAGACCACCTGGGAAATACAGGTTGCCAACGAACGCTTGGTCTGTAGCAAACTGGATGCCGATGGCAGCCGCTGCCAGAGAACCGCGGTTGAACGACCCCTTGGTGATATCCAGCTGATCTGCTAGAATTACCATGTTGTCCATAATGTCCTTCAGAGGACGGTTATCGACGTCTACATAGTAGGGGTCCAACTGCGTGTAGTAGCGGACCTGCTTTAATTTCGATTGAGTTGTAGCCATGTTGTGTTATCCTCGCGCTAGGAACAGGTTACCCATAGTTTAACCATAGGTGGAGCATGCAATTAACTTTCACTCCGGACAGGAAGAACATTCGGTTCGTTCCTGAGACGACGGCCGAGGATACGATCCTTACGGCGTTCCCGGCTTTGTATAAGGTACGCGGCGAGCGTTGGGCGCCGGCATTCCCTAGTATTTTACAGAATATCGTCGGGCGTTTAAAGAAGAAGCTCAAGACGCCGATCCAAACCAAAGAAAAAGACATCGTTGACTTGCTCCGCAAGGAATCGACCTTACTCCCAATCCCTGATCACTTCAAGTATCACACGCAACCGCTCGAGCACCAAGAGCTCGCCCTTCGTTTCCTTTACACTCGGGGCGGCGGAGGTTTACTGCTGGATCCGGGTTTAGGGAAAACGAAGGTCGTCCTCGATTACATCGCGTTGATGGGCTTTAAGAAAAGCCTGATCGTCTGCCCAGTGGCCCTGCGTCACGTGTGGCTCGATGAGGTTCGGGACCATCGTCCGGACAAGACGATTCACATCATGGAATCCACTAACTGGAATCGCTCTTTGATTTCCGCCCGCCAGCGTGTGGAGAAATGGGAGAAGATCTTAGCGGAGCTCGAGGAGGGTACCGAGAAGTGGAAGCGTGCCCGGGCTAACGTGAAGTCGGCAGAACGTGAAGTGGCCAACATCCCGAATAAACGTGAAGCTGACTTGGCGGCCGCGGCGGCAGCTGACATTATCGTGATCAACTACAACAAGGCGGTCATAGATACGGACCTGGTCTCTCATGGGATTGCAACCGGTGTGGACTTCTTGTCGAAGAACTTCAAGATCGACTTCGTGGCACTCGATGAAGCCCTCATCAAGACTCACAACTCGGCCCGTACCCGCGATCTCCTGAAGCTCGCCGCGGTGGTGCCGTACCGTGTGATCATGTCTGGAACGCTCATCAACAACACGGCCCTGGATGCCTTTGCTCCGATTCGTTTCCTCCAGCCAGCCCTGACCGGTATGGCGTACGGGAAATTCGATCAGCATTACGGCATCAAGATTAAACCTCGGGGCAAATCCTTCGAGGTGACCATCGGGGTAAGCAAGGCCAACGTACAGGAAATCCGAGAGATCCTCGAGTCTTGCTCAATCGTCATGCGGAAAGAAGACTGGCTGCAGCTGCCTCAGAAGAATTACCATCCGGTACGCTTCGAAATGTCGGAAATCCAAAAGGCGATGTATTCTGGACTTGTTAGCAATTACGTCTACACTTTACCTAATGGCGAAGTCGTGGCGGTGGATAACGGTCTGGGCATGCTCTCGAAGGTACAGCAGATCGCCAATGGCTTCCTGTACTACAAAGAGCAGGAAGATGACTACCTGGACATCCTGTTTGGCGGCGAAAAGAAAGAATCGCCCCGCAAGACGTACTTCTTCGATGAACAACCGAAGTTGAACGTGTTGGGTGGGTTGATGGATGGCGATATCGCCGGCCGCAAGTTCATCCTGTGGTACAACTGTCAGGCAGAGCACGAGCTGATCACTCGTTTCCTCGATCGCCGAGGTGTGAGTCATCTCTCGGTTCGCGGCGGCACGAAAGACACGGGCGCCATCGTCCGTCAGTTCAACACCGATCCTTCCGTGACGGTGATGATCTGCCAAGCCAAAGCTGTGAACTACGGGATTACCGTACTCGGAAAAGACCCGGAAGCCCTCGAAGGTATCGAGGAAGTACTACCGGAATTCTCCACCCGTGTGTACACTCACGTGTTCTATTCATTGAATTACTCTCTGGAAGTGTTTTTGCAGCAGCAAGACCGCTCGCACCGTATCGGTCAAACCCACGAGGTGGACTATTACATCCTCTTGGCCGAGTGTGAGGCCGAAACGCAGGTCTACGAAGCGCTTCAAAACAAGATGGTGATCCGTGAATCGGTACTCGTGGACTTTTCGAAAAGACTTAAACCACTGGTATAAGAAAAGAGTGTATACACACAATTGAGGTTAAGTAATGCTTACGGATTTCTTCCCGTTTTCTTCGATTCGAGAAACGCAAGAACGAGTTTTGACTGCTCTGGATCCCATTCTGGAGCGTCATCGTTTCGTTCTGTTGGAAAGTCCTGTCGGTTCTGGGAAGTCAGGTATGGGTATCGCCTTTGCTCTGCAAGGAGGTGAAAGCTTCATCCTGACTCCTCGAAAGAGCCTTCAAGATCAGTACTTTGATGATTTCAGCGAACACGTAGTAACACTTAAAGGCCGCTCGGCCTACCCCTGCGTCGACCCCAGACGTCCAGGGCTTGAATCTTTACCGGTTCATCAGATCGAAAGTGAAATTCTTGAGGGTAATCTCTCCCCGCGTTTCCTGCAGGGAATCATGTGTAACCAGGGCCGATGCTTAACCCCGACCACACCGGATGCCCGTATCGCCTATCAGGAGAGCTGTGAGCGTCTGTCCGGGATTCAGTGCCCATATCAGACAGCAGTGAACCTGGCCATGGAGTCAGATCACGTGGTGTGTAACCTGCACTCTTTCATCTTCCAGACGAACTACGCTGGCCGCTTTGAGCGTCGCCCGCGGTTGGTCATCGATGAGTGTCACGACTTGTCAGGTATCGTCCGAGATACTGTTGCCAAGACGATATTCATCAAAGGTGTTCGATTGGAAGAGACTCCCGCTATGGACCGTTGGTCTATGCAGGATTGGCAGCGTTACTTCCGGGCTCCGGCTAACCAGCCGATGGGTGCCTTCACCCGTGAGTATCGGCAGTATCTGAGTGATTTAGGCGAACAGATCGACAACATGTACGTCGTCAATAGTGATGGTACAACCAGCAGCATGATGTTTGGGCCTTTCGCCGCCGACGTCGTGATTAAAGACAGTGGTACGCTCTTCACGTTTCGTCCTCTGGACGTGTCCCGTCAATCCCGCTCTTTGATCTTCGACCACGCGGACAAGATTCTGCTCATGTCCGGTACGATCTTCAGCAAGAACATGTTCTGCTATGAGAACGGGTTGGACCCGGCGGAAACGGCATACCTGCGGGTGAACTCAACGTTCCCTGTGGCTAACCGTCCTGTCGTGCTCGATCCGGGTGCTGTGAAAACCAGTGCTGCAGAATGGGACAACAACTTCGGTCATCTCATCGATCGAATCCGTCGGATCCTTAACCGTCACCCCGAGGATAAAGGTCTGATCCACGCGAGTAGCTATGTTAAAGCCGCCCAGTTACGGGAAGCACTCGGCTCTCGCACTGTAACGCACAACTCTGATGACTTTGCAGTTCAGCTGTCAGGGTTCTATCGTCGTCGTGACAACTCGGTCTTCATCTCACCGATCTGTCAGCAAGGCGTCGATTTCAAGGATGATCGTGCACGTTTCCAGATCGTCACCACTGTTCCCTACCTCAATGTCGGTGACAAGGTAGTGAGCAAGATGATGGCCCGGAACCCGGCATGGTACGATTTGAAAACACTAGTAGTATTCGGCCAGATGTTAGGACGGCCAGTAAGATCAGAGCAAGACTACGGGATCACTTATCTACTCGATAGCCGATTCCCATCCTTTCTACACCGCACACGCCAGTGGATACCACAGTGGCTGAAGGATTCCTTCGAGGGGTTTTAATGAATATCTGGAACTGGGGTTATTTCCCGAACGGAGATGAAGATGAAGATCGAAACGAACGATTGTCAACTAACGATAACGCCCGAGGGCGTCTACGAGAGAAAAACCATCGAAAAGAAGACGAAGTTAGCTATGGCTAGGTTCGGCGTATCTGCCCGTGTGGCTCGTATCTATGCGGCAGTTGCAATCTGTTCGGAGATCCTGCCGGACATTCGAGTTGAGCCACGTCAGGTAATTTACCAGGACAGGTCGTTCTCGATATACCCCAGGGCGCTTGACGGAACGTCATACCCAGAAGTTGTCGTTTGCCCGTAACCGTCTTCCATAACTACACGCAGCAAATCCATGCTCTTACTCAAGGAGCGCTTAACGTAAGCCTGGTTATACTTCGGATTATTGAGTTCACGGACGACCTCAACCGGTTTCATCTCGACGCCGTCGGTGATACCGTAAGACATCTTCAGGATCTCATTATCCGGGTAAGGCAATTGATTGATAGCGGACAGTAAGCTATCGTTTTCCAGCTCGTCCACCAGCTGGTCAATCGGGTGGACCATCGGCGTATCGGTTTCCTTCATGTTATCCAGATAGAAGGTGATGTACTGGGTTTTACTCAGCTCACGCAGATCCTTCACTGAAGCATTGGGAAACTCCTCTTTCAGCTCATCAATCGTCGGCATCTCGTCCTTAGTCTCAACGAATTTCTTGATCTTCGTGGCGAGTTGCTGTTTCTGAGCAGGCAGAGCTACCAGGCGCCAGCGGGACATTTCCTTTAGCTGACGCTGCATGACCCACCAACCGGCATAGCTTAACAGGCGAACGCCGGACGTCGGATCGAATTTGTCCAGACCCGCCAGAAGTCCCTCGTTGCCGGCGGCAATGAGATCTTCGAATTGTTCAACGTTACCGCGAGAATATCTCTTGGCTTTCTTGAACACGAAACGCAGGTTTGAGCAGATGAGAGTATCCCGAGCACGTGCCTTTTGGGCGTCCGTGGACGTTGGCGAGAAGTACACCTCTAGCTGTTTGTTTTCTTCCTCACGGCTGAGGATAGGGTATCTTTCGCAGATATCCTCATAGTATTTCGTCAAGCCCATTGTGTTCTCCAAGTTAGTCACGGTATAGTACCCGCCACAGTGGTATAAGTCAATTGAGGACAGATATGATTAAGATCGATGCATTAAAGAAACCGAACGGTATCACCACCCTGGTGCTTACTTCTAACGATCCGACTGGTGACAAGGACAAACTTGATCTCATCGGAGCGGCCATCATGGATAAAGGCGAAAAGCGTGGCGCCTATCCGCTCTCCGGCGACGGTGCAGTGATGGAGATCCACGTTAAAGATTCCACAATCTAACGAGAGCGGGTATAACCAATATGGAGAAATCAGGTCGCATCGTCCTGACCCCCGAGGATCTTGCCGAATTTAAAAACGGCCGAGTATCTCAACGAATTCGTGAAACTTGGGGCTTGACTTTAGGTGAGCTTTCCGAGATAATTAAAGCTCACCAATACACTTCTACAGAGGAAAACTGAAAATGGCAGCAGCTGATCAATTGAAAGAACTCGAACAACGCATCATCATCGGCCCAGTAGCGGGCGAATGGTTCCACCTGCTGGAGCCAGACACCAAGTTCAACGCAATGGGTGAGTTCAAAGTCACTGTTTACCCTAAGCCTGAAGAAATGGCCCAGTACTTTGAAGCGATGAAGTCTATCGCTGCACGTGCTCTGCCGATCTACCAGGAAGAAGAAAACGCAGAAGCGGCGAAGAAGAAGCGTAAGCCTAAAGAGCTGAAACTGTCTGACACCCAGCCGTGGAACGCTCCAGAAATGGAAAACGGTACGCTGATGCTTAAGCTGAAACGTGCTGCTCGCTTCACCGACAAAGACGGCGCTATCCAGGATATCAACCTGCCGATCGTTGATACCAAAGGTAAGTACCTGACCAAAGAACAGCTGGCGGCCGCGAAGGTTGGCAACGGTTCTGTCGTTCGTGTGATCGTTACTGCTCGTCCGTACAACATGGCAACTCAGGGTGTAGGTGTGAGCCTGCGTCTGGAGAAAATCCAGCTGATCAAAGTTGTGCCTTACGGCGGCAACGGCACCGATAACGAGTTCGGTGAGTTCGAAGGCGGCGAGTTCGCTGCTCCGGAAGTACCGGTTGAAGCACGCGACCAGGAATTCTCTGGCGAAGCTGACGAAACCAACTACACCGTATAAGGTGTACGCTAGGGCCCTACGGGGCCCTTTCTTTTAGTGCCTGGAGAGGTTAAACTCTTATCAGATTAACCTTTCAGGAGATTTCATGAGTCAGCAACAAGAACTGGACGAAGCGCTATCCCGTGTAGAGCTCGTTACGGATATTTCCCCAACGGGTTTCGGTGCGTGGTCCGTCTCCAAGTTAAAAACGTTGGAGAAGTGTCCTCTACAATTTTTACTTCAGTATGGCGTTAAGCTGCGTGTTCTCGGCGAAGAGAACCCGGATGATGTCCTGCTGCGTAACACCGGCACCGCCTTGCACCGCATGCTTGAACTGATGTTCGAAGGTCATTCATTTGACGAAGCCGAAGCCGTCAGCAAGACCGAAAACTTAGCGGCAGTCACTGAAGAACGCTGGTGGTTCGTTGAAAAGCACTACCCGAACCTCAAAGCTTTCCGTAATCGCATGGGCGTGTTCGAAGAGAATCACCCGATCGAAGATATCGTTCCGGAGCTGAAGCTCGCGATTACCCGCGACTACAAGCCTACCGGTTTCTTTGATAAAGACGCGTACTTCCGGGGTGTGATCGATATGCCGATTCACCTGCAGAACAATGACGCCGTGGTCATTGACCATAAGCGTGGTGGCTCTCCGGCCTACGGGTTGAAGTATCACCAGGCTCAGCTTTCGACGTATCACTTGCTGTACCACTTCGGGCACCGTCCGGTTCGTGGTATTCAGTCAGGGATTCACTTCATGGAAGCCGGTGCGGTGGTCATGGGGAACTACGTGAAGGCGAAGAACATCGAGGATCTGCTCCCCTCTTGGTTAGACAACAAGATTGAGACGGCAGTTAAGACGGTAGTTGAAGCCGAAGAATTCTTCCCCATCAAGGGAACGGCGTGTACGTACTGTGATTTCAAACCGCTTTGCAAGAACGGGAAGCGGAACACGTGCGGTTCGCTCCAAGACATTAGGGTCGCTTCCAAGAAGCTATTCTAAAAGAAAAACCCCGGTTCTCCCGGGGTTTCTTTTTAGCTAGGATCTACAAGAGTCCAGGTAGTGGTGGCCGTAACGTTGCTTGGCAATCCACTAGTCAGTGACCACGAAGGTGTTGCCCCTCCGATTAGTTCCCAGGTACCGAAGCGATCAGTAGGTGCATCTGAGAATTCACAGTATGCAGTTAAGCGTACTGATTTCCCAGTTACGAAAACTTCAACCCGAGCTTGATACATCTTACTAATCCCGTTAGTAGGCCCGTTCTGCAAGATTGCACCTACTTCCAAGAAGTATACACCCTTATCTGCGGTCAAAGGGTTCAATACTGCCGTAGTAAGTACTTGTTTAACAACCGGAAGCAACTCCCCGGCATTCTTCTCAGTTACGAGCTTGTAACTAACCCCTGCTTGCGACACGGTAGGATCTTGGCTGGATTGTAAGTGCAGTGGGGAAGATACTACTCCTACATCTACCGATGTTGTTGATGCGGCCAGTACGTTTACTGGAACGGCATCTTCTGAAAGTTCTGCCATCAGTGCAACACCGCTTTTTAGAAGCAGAGAAGATACGCGTCCTTTGCTATCGAGCTTCAAGTAAGAAGACAGATCCGCAGCTTGAGGGATTTTCTCCCAAGTTGAATCTTTACGGAAGTACACCCCATCTAAATCATCCGGAAATGCCAAAGCACACAGAACATTCGAATCACCGCCTGTTGCCATGACGATAATCTTCCCTGAAGTTGATCCGGCCGGACGATCTGTCATGTTGGTCGTGATTGGGTTACCGTCGGCATCCAGGTCATCCCCCTGAGCGTAAGCATAAAAGCCAGATCCTTGAGCCGATTCTAACAGTGTGCCGGCAGTGATAAGCTGCGGTGTCATACCCAGACCGAAGTCATTGAGGAGAGGCATGTATAGGTTCAGCTTGTTATCGACTTCGGTACGGGAGTAGCTATCCCCACCGGCAATAGTAAGGCCGTCGCCGGTTAAAGGTTGGCCGTTGATTTTGAATGAGCGAGGTACCACATCTTCAGTTTTCGGCGATCCGATATCTGCAGGAGTTAGCGTGATGTCACTATCCAGTGCAACGTTGTTGACCTTACGGGTGGTTGGGACGTAGCCGTTCAGCTTGTTGTCCGTTTCCGTTTTGGTGTAAGCATTAACGTCTGAGGCACCAAGGGTAATATCAGCATCCAAAGGCTTCCCGTTAACCATACGGGTTTCCGGTACCAAGTCACTGACCTTATCGTCAACTTCCTGAGAACTGTACGCACCGATATCGCCTGCAGACAGGATGATGTCTCGGTCCAGCAGTTTACCGTTGACGTGAACCGGATTGTAACCGGTACTGGCCACTGCATTGATCTTCTGGTCGATGGTTTCCTTATCGTAAGTGTTAAGGTCGTCCACCGTCAGCAGAATATCTTCGTTCAGTGGCAGGTTGTTGATAGTACGACCAACTGGAACCCGCGTCTCGAGTAACTCAGCGGTGCTCTTCGCCTGGCCGGCCGCGTCGTTAGCGACTTCGGTAACCTGGTTCAGGTCGTCTTTGAGGGCCACATCTGGACGGGTTACACCGCCAGAACCCACTTGAGTTAAGTTGCTCAATGTTTTCTCCAAATATCTGTTGTCTCACCCTGAGGGGTGACAATCTGGCCGGATTACTCCGGCCAAGTCTTATTGACGAATCCGTTCTGTATTGCTTGTGCCATCAACCACTCCGAAACACTCGGCAGGGGGACCATGGGCCACCCTGGAGTCTTTGGCCAGGCCTTCATCGCCACACGGGTCTTGGCAGCTTCCCGGCGTTGATCCTCGGAGATTAGCTCGTCGTTGATGGAGTAATCGATAACCATCAGCGGATCTGTAGCCTTCAAGAACGCGTTGCGTAAAGCCCGAGCCTCAATGTCATACTGCGAGAGGAGGCGAGAGACAAGACCATCTTGATATACCCACTTCTTACTAGGATCGATAGAGATATGTGAAGGGACCATGTCCGCGTCCATCTCAACGACGCTCAAACCCTCTGGGGTAAAAACTGAGGGGTTAAACGTTGCTACCGAAATCTGACCTTCTGCTTCTGGATCGTAAAACACTTTGATGGTGCCTTCTTGGAACTCATCTTGCATTTTATACCAGTCTCGCCCTTGATCATCTTGAAGATAGACCACGTTGCCTAACCAGGGGTCTTCAGGGGTATACGTTCGAATGTTCTTCATGTGTAGCATGGCAGTACCTTAACCGTTAGTGTATGGAACCAGGGCCCACGTTCCGTTACGATAAATCTGTAAAGGACGCAGTACAACCCAATAGTTTGAACCACCGTAGTCCGCCCAAGACGTCATCACCCCACCACTCATACGTTCTGCCGCCCGACGTTCTTTGAACGTCTGTTGTGCACCCAAACGAACATTCGTTGAGTTAGCATTGATCAATGCGTTGATCTCAGCAGCGGTGTATGTCCCAATCAAACCGGGAGTAATGTTAATGTCACCGGTCAGAGGTAGTCCGTTGATACGACGGCTTAGTGGAACACGGTTGTTCGCATTGTTGTTCGCATTGATCGCCGTGTCATAGGCCACTTTAACGGCGTTCGCCGAGCCTGCGTTGACCTGATCTGTGCTAGAGATAGAGTCTAACACTTTCGTTAAGCCATCAACAGTGCCCGATGCATGAGGGATATCACGAAGCTCAATCTTCTTCTTCCAGCCAGAGAAAGAACCTGCGTTGATCGCCGCAGTAAACAGTGAGCCATCCTGCATGATTGCCGTCAGGGACTTGTAATTCAGAATCTCGTGAGCTGTACAGATGATTTCACCCCAAGCAGCGCTCGGCGGGCTGTTAATGTACTGGTCACTGCCATCGATGTGATACACGCCGAACTTCTTGTCCTTAAAGAAAGCAACCAGATCGGTACCGTGAGCGATAGTGATCGACTTAGCACCGATACCGAAGGTATCCAAGAGGTTTTGCACGCGAAGAGAAGTCATCGCACGGGTGTTTTCCGTCCCGGTGATAGCTTCTGCCGGCGAGGCAATCTCGATGAAACCTTTGTCGGTCTCCAGGGCATACGGATGGTCACGGGTCTTTTCGTGTTCCGAAATAGCACTTTCAATTGCTGAATCAACATCTTCGGGACGCGAGAAGGTCACCCAACCGCGGAACACGTCACCGTAAATCTCTGCGATCCACAGGTTGTTGCCATGGCTTGAAGCAATAACGGCACGGTTACCCGGTACGCCGGCTGAAACGACGGTGTAATAAACCTTATCGGGGATAGGGCCACCGGTTGAACCAGAGATCGACGCATCATCATAGTAGAAACCACCGGAACAACGTCCGAGGAATTTCTGCAGGTCTGTACCCGCCGGAATCGTAACAGCCTTACCGCCTGTACCGTATCGGTCGAGCAAGTTCTGGGCTTCGTCTTCAGTGAGGATGTCTGGGTGCTTGACACCACCTTTCCCCACTACGGTTAATTCATTCATGGTATTCTCCTGTAATAGCCGTTATTTTACGAGAACGGGACGACTTGGGTAGTGCCATCTTGGAGGATAGCATGCACGGGACGGTACACTCCGGACCACGTTTTGGCGACCGGATCGTACTTCACATTAACGAGGACGCGACCGCTACCGATCTCATTGCCACCCGTCGGATGTTCTTCCACCGGGCCCATCACCATAGCTTTCGCCGGAGTTGGCAGAGTGGAGAATTTCGCTCGAACGGTCGCAGCGTCATACATGTTAAAGTCAGCTACGGTGAACGTCACGTCCGACGTCAGAGGTTTGCCGTTGATCTTCAGGTTCGGGGAAGCTTTGGTCTGAGCCAGCAGCTTCTTGATGATCCAGATACTCGGGGCGCCCTGTTGGGAAATACTGTCCGCTACCGATTCCACGTTGGAAATACCACTGACACCGATGGCGGCGTCGACTTGTACTGGCTCGTCGATGTTTTCCCATGGAACCTTCTCGTCAATACCCATTTTGTTGGCCAGCTCGGCCATCAGTTCGTCGATCTTGTCAGACTTAACCGGGATGTCCGCCCGCATGTCCGAGACGTCTTGAGACGTCAAAAAGGAAGGATCGACTGCACCTTCCGTAATGTTGGTAATCATGCTGTTCTCCGAATGTTGATCCACTTCAGTGTACCATCCTTCTGACGGACCTGGAACTGAAGCGGACGTGACCAGACCGGTTGTCCCGGGCCGTCGAAGGACGTGATGTAATTCACCAATGGGACTTTGTCCAGCGAGGATTGCACAGCCGGACCGAGGCGGACGGCTTTCACTTTGGCTCCCAGTGCTGCGAGTGCATCCGTTGCAGCTTTATCAAAGGATAGAATATCTCGAGCATCCAGCGTGATGTCTTGGTGCATTCCTAAACCATTGACCATCCGATCGACCGGTACGAAACCCCACCCGTTAGCGTTTTCCGCCCAAAGTGACGCCAAGGTTGCCCCTTTCGTCTTATCCGTTGAGACGTCATTGGTGAGGGTGACTACGCCAGGCTGCGTTAAGCTTGCAACCGGTTTGTTCACAATGTTCCCCCACTTGATGTGACCCCCTTTATCCGACAGGGTCTCCACACTGACGTCAACGTGTTCAATCGCCACTTGGATCGAGTCCAAACGGGTGTAGTACTGCCCGATATCACTCTTTAAAGCGAGAGGGCGGGGGCTTTCCATCCCTCCGAGGTTCACTAACGTTGCTGTCATTGTACTTTCCACTCCCCGTCGACGAGGACTTTGAAGGTTTTATACTCGGCGGTAACGCTCGAGTTACTGATCGCGGTGATCCGCGTTAACGGCTTAGTGTCGTCGTTTGTAGCCGTTGGGTCAAACGTTGCTTTCGTTAAGACGTAGGCATAGTCAGTTCCCGGCAGTTCCTTCGGCAGGCGATGGGCTTCCTGAAGTTCCAGAATAGTCTCAGCAGAGAGTCCGCCGACGTCCGGTCCATAAATCCAAATGTCCTTGCGAAGATCTTTTCCTTGCACTAAACGACGAGCCGTTAACGCGTCAGCGAAGTACTCCCTAACCTGCCGAACCGCGTCGGGCGTGGCCGCGAGTAAATGGTCGGCGTCGGTAATCGGCCCGGTGGGCTCACCGTATTGGAGCAATCCCGGTACCGGATCGACACCCCAAGGGATACCTTTGGCGTCGTTAATCGCGTACGGCACTTCCACGCCGGCCCATGGCCACGAGGTTTGCTGGTACAGCTTGTTGTTGAAAGTTTCGAGCAAAAGGCTTACCTTATGCTCCAGTTCGACGATGTCTGCATCCATCACTGGGAGTTCGTCAGTTCGGACGAGACCCGGCGAAGTAAACATTCCGTCGGAGATAACAGTCAAATCACTCATTATGGTCTCCTGAATCCACATATCGGTATTTTAAGGTATAAGAATTTCAGAGACCATACAAACCATTCGAGGCACTATGGACGATATTATTGAGCAGCTCGGGTATTTGAAACATGACGTGCCTTCCCATCTGACTATCTATACAGATGGTGCCTGTAAGGGCAATCCCGGCCCGGGCGGCTGGGGAGTACATCTGCAGGAACTCAATTGGGGTATCTGCGGAGGCGAAATCCTCACGACGAATAACATCATGGAAATGAAGGCGATGCTTCGAGCATTGCAACTCATCGACATGACCGGCGTGACCGCCGACATCTATTTGGATTCAAATTTGGTACTGAAGGGCTTGAAGGAATGGTTGCCGGGTTGGCGGGCACGAAACTTCAAGAATGTAAAAAATCTTGATCTGTGGCAGCAAATCATCCCTCTTTATGATAAACTGGGTTCCAAAATCAGTCTCCATAAGGTAAAGGGTCATAGTAATGATCCTGGTAATGATGCCGCAGACGCATTAGCAAACAAGGGCGTGAAAGAATGTTTAATGAAATCAAAAACCGTGTAACTATCGTTGATGCTTATGACAAGTACTGCCCCGGGACACCACTGCGGGCACGCGGCACCAACGACTACGTGCCGGAGGACGATGTGTGTCCTTGGCATGGTGGGCATGGCTCCTTCCACATTATGTTCGACGATGCGGAACCGGAAAAGGGTTTCGCCAAGTGCTTCTCCTCTGCGTGTATCGATGAGGCACCGGCTGATGTGATCGAATTTGTTCGTCGCACACAAAGTCTTGAAACGCCTAAAGAAGCTGCTCAGCTGATCATTAAAGACTTCAACCTGAACCTCGTCTTTGAGGTCAGCACCTCTCAGAAGATCTTCAATGAAGCGGCGGAGTACTATCACAACCTGTTAATGACTACGAAAATCTATGAGTCCCTCGGTAAGAAAAGCCCGCTGGACTACCAAGAGCAGGTGCGTGGTCACAAACAGTCTACTCTTTTATCTGCCCGCGTGGGTTGGACCGACAACGCCGAATTGTGCAAACACTTGGCGATGAAAGGCTTTAGCAACGAGGAAATCATTGCGAGTGGCCTCGGGGCTGGCGGTAACAGCGGTATCCGTGACAAATTGCCTAAAGAATCCTTCGTCTACGTAGCATTCGTCAACGGCCGTGCCTCTCGTTTCACCTTCAAGACCCTTCGCCTGGGTGCTGATGGTAAACCGCTGGCGTTCCAGTTGAAGAAAGAGTTTTGGCTGAACGACGTTGTGGTGATGGGTCAGGATTCCGTGAAGAATGCGGAAGACGTGGCCGTTGTTGAAGGCGAGAACGATATGCTCTCCCTTATCGACATGGGCTGGGAAGGCGGCATCATCTGCCTGAATGGTCAACCATCCCGCATCCAATACGAGTACATCGCTGAGGCACTTCGCCACAAGCGTGTGCATACTTTCTATGACAACGATGACGCTGGTGAGAAATACCGCCTGAACACCTGGAAATGGGCAAAAGGTGAAATCCACCAGTATAAGGTTCCTGAGCAAGATGGAGATGTTGACCTCTATATTCAACGACGTCGTAGCGACGAGCTTAATCCTGTTGAGCGCCTTCTTAATGACGGTGAAGTTTCTCGTCCTAATCTTGGTGAAGCTGCTAATGCGGACCTTAAGGTTACCGGTGCTGGCACAATCATTGAGAAAGACGGGTGCTACTTCGGACTTAAGGAGTTCACCTCGGCAAACGGTGATGCCCGTGAGACGCTCACGCAGCTGACCAACTTCACGTTGAAGATCAAAACGGTGTATCTGCACCGCGGCGAACGTATTCGTGAGATGGAGTTCACCCGTCAGGATGGTGCCCGTTCCGGTGCAGTCTTCCTGAACTCAGCAGCTCGTTCATCCCTGCGTTTGTTCAAAGAGTTCTGCTCGAAGTCCTGTGACGGTATCTTCCTGGGCTCCGACTCTGACTTGAACAACCTGTGGCTGCACATTGCGTCAACTCAACGTGAACGTGTAGTAACCATCCCGGAATACTGCGGCTACGTCGCTGAGATCAACATGTGGGTTTTCCGTAACGTGATGATCAATAACGCAACCGGTGCCGTGTACTATCCGGACGAGCGTGGGATTTTCTGGACGCAACCAGGCCACGGTATCATGCCGCAGTCGATCTCTTCGGACATTCTGAATGACGGTATCTCTGGCGATGATGCTATCCACATCCCTCGCTTGCTGGACGACATTAAGGATCACGACGAGTTCATGGAGTATCAGGGTGCCGTGCTGGATAAGCTGTCGAAGATCATCGGGATTCCAGAAGCGTGTACGCTGATGGCGTGGGCCCAGGCTAACGCGTTCTCGAATGTTATCTTCCAGTCCCAGAACTTCTTCCCGATGCTGCAACTGTGGGGTCGTCACGGTAAAGGTAAAACGACGCTGCTGCAATGGGTGCTCTCAACGTTTGACATGCTGGAAGCGAATAAAGGCTACATGGTGGTATCGGCAATGGATAAGTCCACCGTCGGTTTCCAACGTAAGGTCGAATACTATTCGTCTCTGCCGGTCATCGTCGACGAACTGCGTGCTGACTTCAAGACCAAAGAACACTACTCCATGTGGCGGGGGATGTTCAACCGTGCACCACGTACCCTCGGTACTCCGCGTCAGGGTGTGGTTAAGATGCAGAAAGTTCGGGCGAACATCGGGTTCGGCGGCCAGGATTCCTTCACCGATGCGGCGCTGCAGTCTCGCTGCGTAGGGTTGAAGACGTCCAGTATGCGGTCAACACCGGATTCTCAGCGTGCCTATAACTGGCTGAACGAAGAAGTCGAGTACTTCTCCCGCTTTGGCTACCATTGGGTCATGGAATCTACCCGTACTAATAAGGTGGACCTGGAAGCGTCGTGGGAAGAGATGAAAGATCTCATTAACGCAAACCTTCCGAAGAACTCGGACGTGGGTTCCCGTACCAAAGAAATCTGGAAAGTCATCGGTTGGTTCGCCATGCGCTTCATGGAAACCTACTTCCCCGGCGAGGAATACCTGCCGTGGATGATGGAACAGATTAAGCAGGACGTGGTCATGCAGGAAGAGGTGGATATCGTCACCGAATTCTGGAACAAGATTGCTTCCTGTCAGGTATCCTCCCGTCCAAGCCTGACGAGCGAACACGTTACCACCGACGGTAAGAAACTGTATGTCTGGTTCCCCGGCACGATTGACGCTATGGAACGTGAGATTGCTCATCTGGGTCATGCTCGCTCGACCATCCGTACAGCAATTACCGAAGAACCATACTTCACAGGTGAGACCACTCACCGTATGGGTGCTGGCAACCACCAACGTCGCGTTCTGGCGTTTGATCTCGAAGCTGCACCGACGGTCGTGAAAGAAATTGCATCGGTATCCGAAGATTTCGTCGCTAACCTGAAATAACCTTTTGGGCCCTACGGGGCCCTTTTACTGGAGTCCTCCATGAACTACACACCCAATATCCCAAAGAAAGCCGTAATGATTGACTGTGAGACGCTCGATAAGCGTCCGGGTTCCGTGATCCTGTCGTTTGCCGGCCTGACCTTCAACCCGCTGGGTGAGAAGTCAGAACTCGTGGATGGCGACAAGGTGATTGCTCCGAACATCAATCTCGTTCTGGAATACAAAACCGGTCAGGCCAATCGCTCTACTTCTCCGAGCACCATCAAATGGTGGGAGCAACAATCGGTAGAAGCGAAAAGCTCCGTCTTTAGTGACAAAATCCTCCGTGTTGACTACACTGAAGGCATCCGTCGCTTCGTCGACTGGATGGCTGCCCAGGCCCGCAATGGTGCAGAAGCAATCTTTGCCTGCTCTCCTCGCTTCGACGTCGGTATCCTTGAGAATGCGATGGAAGACGTGTACGGCAAGGATGAGAAAGGCGAGTATCGTGCCCTACCGATTCCTTTCTACAAGGAAATCGACGTGCGTACGCTACGTGGCTTTGTCTTCGGCAACCGTAAGCTGGACTGGGGTACTAAACATGAAGCTCTCGGCGACTGCGTTCGCCAGGCACTCGAAATGCAAGAGGTATATAAATGGCGTCTGACTCGTTAATTACTGACTTTCCGGCAGGCTACCGGGATGACATCGATGCAGCAAACTGGATCAACCACTTAACGCTCATGATCGATAACCTGCGGACGGGCGTACCTCAAACGTACTCCCTCGTCGGTTCCGATCTCGATGCATTCCAAGTGAACAAGGAAGCGTTCCGTTATCTGGCTTCATACAATGGTGTAACGTTCACGCTCGAGCGTACCCGTCAGGTAATTTCTCTACGTGGATTAGCAGCGATCGACAATGTTGACATGCTAAATCCGGCGGATACCCCTGACTTCTTCTTCGACCTGAAGCAAGGCTCAGTGGCTATCCCTATGGATGCCTCGGAAGACTCAATTAGCGACGATTACGACGCCGGCTACCCAATCTGGGTCGCCCCTCTTACTATCACTAGCTTTAAACCGTAATACAGGGGCCTTCGGGCCCCTTTCTGGAGAACCCATGAAACAATTTTTAAGCCTGATCAATACGATCTTGGAAGATGGCGTGCCTCGAAATGACCGTACCGGTGTGGGCACGCTCGGCGTCATCGGTGAGCTTCGCCGCTACCCGTTGTACAATGGCACACTGCCGTTGGTTACAGCCAAGAAGACCAACACAGCTTCAATCATCAAAGAGCTCTTCTGGTTCCTGCGGGGCGAAACCAACATCAAGACTCTGGGTTGTGGCATTTGGGATGAATGGGCCGACGAGAACGGTGAGCTCGGACCGATTTATGGCAAACAGTGGCGCCGCTGGGCTGACACTAAGTTAATCGACATCACTGACCAGGACCGCTGTACCCACATGGTGGACAATGGTTACGATTACCGCGGCACGCTGCCAGGTGGCGAAGCTGTCTTCTACCGTGAGATCGATCAGATCACCAACGCGATCGAGCTGCTACGGACCAACCCCGACTCCCGTCGCATCATTGTCTCGGCGTGGAACCCTGCGGATATCGACGATATGGCGCTGCCGCCGTGTCACTCATTCTTCCAGTTCTTTTCTGAAGTGCGTAACGGTGAGCGTTATCTCTCGTGCCTGCTCTACCAACGTTCGGCCGACGTGTTCCTGGGCGTGCCATTTAACATTGCGTCCTACGCTCTGCTCGCCCACATGGTGGCCGCTGTGACGTCTCACAAGCCCGCTGAGTTCGTCCACGTCACAGGTGACACTCACCTATACCAGAACCATTTGGAGCTCGCTGAGGGCCTCCTGGAAGCTCCTATCTACCCTCTGGCTCGCGTCCACCTGCCCGAGCGAATGGATATCGACGAGTTCACTCCGGATGACATCCAGATCGTTGGGTATCAATCAGGTCCCTTTATTAAAGCACCGGTGGCCGTATGATCCAGAAATTCAAAGCACTAAACAACACCATGAAGTTTTATGTGATGTCTATCATCGGTTTGATTTTCCAGTCGATCGAATCTATCGTCGATTTAGCAAACGTGCATCCTGCAGTATCGTTGGTTCTGTCTGCCGGTGCCTTAGTATCCTTTGGTATGGCACTATTCTTCGCCCTTCGTAAAGACGGGAAGCAATGGTCGTCATAATCCTCCTTCTGGTGGCCTGGCTTTGGGTCACCCGTTGGCGTTGATTTCGGGTATAAGTAAGGTGTACACAACACAGGAGTTAATCATGCGTAATTTTCTACCCACTTTGCTAAAGACCGACAGCAAGGGTAACACCCAGGAGTGGCGAGTCTACACGCACGCGAAGCTCGATGGGACTTGTGAACTCGGCACCATCTTCGGTCGCCAAGGTGGCAAGATGCAGGAACATTCCATCACGATCAAAGAAGGGAAGAACATCGGTCGGAGTAACGAAACGACACCGGTCACTCAGGCAGAAGCGGAAGCGCAATCGGCTTGGAACGACAAGGTGAAGAAGGGATACTCTGAGACCGGCGTTCAGGATGAACAACGGGGTGTGATGCTCGCAACCGACTACTACGATCTGGCCAAGCGTAAGATCGGTGTGAATCTGCCGGATACGGTAATCGTAACGCCAAAGCTTGATGGCGTTCGCTGTAAGATGCTGCATGATCAATACCTTTCCCGTAACAACATCCTGTTCCGGGCCATTCCACAACGCATCCAGAACTACCTACGGGGTCGGGGACCGGTCGATGGCGAAATGTACATTCACCAAGTCAGCTTGCGTAAGTTGAACGGTTTGGTGAACCGACCAGACCCGGAGCTGACTCCACAGCTGGGCTACCACCTGTTTGACCTGCCGATCCCACGGGTACCGGTTGAAGAGCGTAAAGCGATGATCGTGGATATGTATGACAATGAAGAAGCCCGTGCAAACGGTATCTTCGTCGTCCCACACTTCACCATCGATTCCGCTCGGGTCGAAGAGTACAAAAACCGCTTCACGCAAGCTCTGTATGAAGGCGTGATGATCAACTTGATGGGTATGCCGTATGAGTGGAAGCGCTCGCGGTCACTGATCAAGTGGAAGGATTTCTTCGAAGAAGAGTTCCTGGTTGTTGACGTGGGGCTTGATCGCGAAGGTCATGCGATTGCCGTGTGTGAGAAAGATGGTGTTCAGTTCGAAGTGACGCTGAAGGCGGAAGACTGGATGAAGGAAGACATCGCGAACAACCCAGACAAGATCCTCGGTAAGCCTCTGACCACCCGCTTCCAGGGATATCTGGATTCCGGTAAGCCTCAGTTCGCCCGTGGCATGGTGGAACGTATCTATGAGTAAGGATTTAGTGAAAGAAGCGAATGATTTCTGCGAAGAATTCAACCGTCTGTACCAAGCTGAAACGGATCCGGTGGAGAAGATCATTCTCCTCCAGATTCTCACTGAACGGATGAACGCCTGGTCCGTCGAACAACAACTCCGAATCATTCAACGTAAAAGCAAGGAAACAGCATGAGCCAACAAACTGCTGCAGAAATGCGTAACATCGCCAATACCTTTAACGAAAACGACGTGTCCAACCAGTTATCTGAAGCCTTGAAGATCATCAAAGAGCGAGCAGAAACAGGTTATTACTTTGTAGAAATCAAGCTGCCGTATGAGGCTAATGACCGCCATGCGTTGATCGCTCAGCTGCAACGTCGTGGCTTCAGCATTTCTGATCAAAACACTTACGTCTACACTGCCCAGGTAAGCTGGTCGTAAAATCTCAATAAGCGTGAAGCGGAGCGGTATAAGAAGAGTGTAAACCTGGATAGGAGAAATTCTTATGACCCGCGGTAAAGCTATTCTGCTCGCTCTGATGTTCACTGCTTCCTTTGTTGCTGCAAGCACAATGGACTACAACTCAAAAGTTTCAATGGTACGAAGCCGATAGGTTCGGCGGGTGGGATCCCCTTACGCGAGGGGTCCCACCTTCTTTTTTAGTGAGGAATCATGAACTGGTCTGACATTGACAATCTCGACCTCGACCAAGCAGCAGAAGCCGTCTGGAAGAATAACCACACCCGTACTCGCTTAGAGACGGTGCGGAAGATGCTCGCTGGCCAGGGTGTGATCCCGGATGATCGAGGATATCGTGAAGACGGAAACCTGCGTCACCAAATGACAAATCTCGGTCCCTACGCGGAAAGAGTGGTTGCAAGGTTACTGACGAAGGGTGATAATGTGGCTGTGCGTGCACCGGATAATAACAACGCACGGGACATTTACTTAATTAGAAACGGCCAGGTTCGCCCCGAGGGTGCCCAGGTCAAACTCGGAGATCCAAATGAACACATCTTTTACTCGTTACGTAAAAGGCTTGCTCGTGGCCATACTGATACGGTTATTCTCGACGATCAACTTGTTGAAGACGGAAAGCTCAGCTCAGCTTTCACGCCGTACAAGCGAAGCGTACTTCAATCAGACTTGGAGCGAGCCGGTGTCCGGGTCGTTGGCATCCCAGGCCTCCTTGCCAGAGCCCGCACCGAAAGGGCAATCGAAAAGGGTGGCGTGGGCGGATTGATGAACCGGGTGAAACGAATCGGGCAGAATGTGATCTATCAGAAAGATATTTCACTGTAATGCTTGACAGGGTAGGAAGATCCCGTTATAGTCGTCTCATCTTCCACCCAACACCAGGATTTAATCATGAAGAAGTCAGGCATGCAGTATGAAGTTCGTCCGGTTATGCCGTCTAACAAAGACGGAAGCCAGAAGAAGGGCCGCTACGGCAAAAAGCCGGCCAGCGAAATCGTTCACGCTCACTCTGCTGAAGCGGCGATCAAACTGGCGGTGGTCCGCGGGTTCATCCCAGCGAACACTGTAATGCAGTACTACGAGGCAGTCCCTCTGACTCGTCGTTAAGAATACCCAGGCCCTCTTCGGAGGGCTTTTTCCATTTTCCCCTAACCTAAATTTCCGGCGTTAAAATGACAGGTGTCCAGCCTGAGAAAGGCCCTCTTCGGAGGGCTTTTTTGTTTTTAGCACCAGTAATTATCAGAGGAAAATAGCTAATGATTGAAGTGAATAGTTTTGCAGAATTAAGAATTACCCCTCCTAGTAAATCCGGTCAGATCGCTATGCTAACCCGTTATTACGACAAAGACAGCAACTTCCGCGGCGGCGGCATGTTTGTTGGTTTCGTGCAGACTTCCGGCCTGCCTGCAGATAACGGTGGTACGGTTGCTCTGGATCCGAACAAAAAGTTCTTTTGGAAGCGTATCATCAACGATCCTGAAGCTATCACGCTTTTTGACTTCGGGGGCCGTTGTGACGGTAAGACCGATGACAGCGACGCGTTCTACCGCAACTTCATGTGGGCGAAAGAACTGGAGAGTTACAGCGACGCACTCGGGGTTCGCATCCCAACCGGCACCGCGTTCATTAAACCTATTGATTTCACTAAGTTAGGTGAACTTCCGGTGTTTGCCCTGTACGGTGACGTCCGAGCGAAGGGTGGCTGGCGTCCTCGTGTTCGGATTATTTCGGATAAATCTGATCAGACCGTCTTCAAGGTCAACGCTCGCCGCGTGATCATGCAAGGTTTCACCTGGAATGGTCAGTGTACTGCGGATGTGAACAAGATTGTTGGTGCCGTTCAGCCTGAACAGCGTTCGAACAACCAGCCGTTCTTCGAGAACATCTGTCAGACCGGTGAGTTCTGTAACATCTTTGCTGTCCGTATCGACAACAACGGTGGTTCAGGCCTGAAGTTCATCGACACTCTGGATACCAAGCTAGATCAGATCTACAGCTCGAAATCCTTCGGTGCCGTCATCGAGGTGAAGTACTCGAACAACCCTGCCGGCGGTTGGAATCACTCTACGGCGATCAGCCTGCAGAACTCCAACTTCCAGTACGGTTACGGCCCGGCGGTCCTGGACATGCCGCGTTTGACCCAGGGTCTGATCCGCAACGTGTGGATCGAGCACTCTCGTTTCCCGGGTACTCTGGATAACGGTCAGTGGGTCATCGAAGCATTGTCGATTGAGTCATCGGACAACCCGCTGTGCCTGGATAACTCCCGTTGTGTAATCGATGGTGCGTACTTCCAAGGTAAAGGTACAATGACGTGCAACCGCGTGCCGGGTTCATGGTTGAGTGGCTATGAGAAAGGTTGGATCCGTCGTGAAACGTACGGTGTGGAAATGAACGACGCGTCATTCCGTGCCGGCTACTTCACTGGATACAAGCTGACGAACATTACGCATGAAGACAAGTGGTTCTACGTTGGGCACTTCTCGTTCCCGAAAATGAACCAAGTGTGGGAGATCGAGTTCATCTCCAAGCGTGATGGAACATCAGCGACCGCCAAGCTGGAAGCACCGTGTGCCATGGGTGGTATGGGTAAACGTCGCATTAACCTGCAGCGTTGCTCAAGTCCGGGCAAGGTATACGCCGACATGCAGCAGGAAGGAACGGATGCCATCGTTGATGTTCGCTACCAGCGTGTTTGGGGCGATGGGGCCAAAGTCTGGGTCAAGTTGGCCAAAGATTGTGGCGACGTGATCTTCAACCTGACCACTACCGGTCCGACTCGTTTCGAAGCCGGTGTGTGTACGGCTTACAGTTCTGATGCTGGCCCAGTTGCCGATGCGGATCTGGAAGCACTGCTGGCATCCTTCGCCAAAGGTGGAGACTACGCAGTTCCTCAGAACCGTTTCAGCCTGCACAACGGCCTGGCCGGTATCGGTGCCAACGAACAAGGTGTGCTGACCATGCAGACCAAGGACGCTACGGCTGCCGATCTGACCAAACCTGCAGGTTTCGTTACGATCAACATCAATGGCGTTGACCGCAAGGTCGCGTTCTTCTAAAACCAAGGCCCTCTTCGGAGGGCTTTTTTCTTTCTGATACGCCCAACGTTCCAACGACGTTCCACACTAAACCCTTGTGCCGTAAGGCTTTTCTACCATCTGATACGCCGATACGTCTGCAACGTCACTTTTGACATACTTTAGAGTGTAACTGTTCCCCTATACTATAAACTACTTACTAAGACTTTTTATAAGGTATATATAGTATGTCTACCTACCCTATAGATTCAGAGGGGTGTGTCCTTCTGTGCGTACTTCCCGTTCCGCCGTTTCAACCCCCGATTAGCCCACCGTGGCACCAACCCTACTGGAACGTCCTCAAAACGCCTATTTCCAGGTATAACCAATTTGACGAAAGGTCTCCGTCCGGAGCCCTACTTATTTAGGTGATATTATGGTTACTTCTGAGAAACTCCGAGAACTCGCAGCGATCGGCCGAGCCCTCATGCCTCACGAAATGGTCGAGTTGGCAAAACAACTGGACGATCAAGCTACTCGTTTGAACAATCAGTCCAATCGGCTGATGTACTTAACCGGACTGTTGGAGCGTTCACTGGATGCTGCTGGGCAAGACCGTTCGATCGCTCAGATTATTGAGGAATGCGGGAAAGAGCACGGTAACGACAATACTCCTTTCTTTAATATCACTGAAGTAGAACGCCTGGTTAATAACCTGATGGATGGCCATAAAGAGCTCGAGCAGTATAAGACCGCCAATAAAGAACTAGCCGCCGAGCGTTCCGAGCTGTCCCCGGAAGCCGTCCTAGCGTGTATTGAGACCAATAATGTCGTCCGATTTACTTTCCGTGAAGTTCGTCAGCTGGTAGAACACTTTCGTAAGAAATACCCGTGGAAGGCCCGCCCTGAACGCAAGAACATCAAAGAGCTCATGGATCTGGTCCGCCAAGATGATCCTCGTATGTTTACCTCCAATGAAATGAACATGATGCACCGCTGGGGTCGTGAGCAACAAACGGCCTTTAGAGAACTAAAGGTTCGTTTGGGTCGTGCGTTTGCTGATCCGAAAGCCTGGGTGGACCAAGCAACAGGTTTCTTCCTAAGCGATTCCGCCAAGAGGGCAATGCTTAACGCCGGCTCTATTAACGCTGCGAGCTTCCAAGAAGGCCTGTACTCCCGCCCTACGTACCTGAATCTGCCAGATGCTGGCCTTAATGATCCTAACCGACAATTCCACGCCGGAGAGCATTTCCACACGGACATGACTACCGGTCTGTGGTGGAGTGGCCGCCAGTTCTCCGGTATGACCAGTGCCGAACTCCAGAAAATGCTCGAAGAAACCCTGGGTGATCTTCGTGCCATCTATATTGAACATCCGCAAGGAGCTAAGAAATGAGTAAGTATCAAGATTATCGTGAAGTGTCCCGTAACGAAGCCCTGGTCCGCAGCAAGCTGGAAAAAGGCTGGAATGCGTTCTCTAAAGAAGAAGTTGAAGGGATCTTGCTCTCCCTGGAAACTGCCCGCCTTGGCCGCCGCCGGGCCCAGCAGCGTCTGAACTTTGCCCACTTTACCCCGATCGCCTGGCATTTTGAAGACAGCGTTGGGTTGCATGAACGCCGTCCGGCGCCAGAGGGTGCGATCAATTTGTTTGAAAAACCGAAAGCAATCGACTTTCCTCGCGGCTGGCGTATCAAAGTACCTTATCGCGTGCCTGGCTACACGATTAACGAAGACGGTATGTTGGTAATCAACCGTTCTCGTGGAAGCAAACGTCCGCTGTCCCCGAACGACGTCATGGCTCAGTGCATGCACACCATGGACGCCATCCGCGGTGCCTTCATCAACCAGAATAAACAAGAGGCAGACGAAACGGTATAAGAGTAGTGTGAACCTTATCATTGGAGTAGAATCATGCAAGATGTGAAAGACACTATGTTCGGCCAGATTCTGGACGACTTCCTCGCTTCCGGTGACCGTGAAGCAGCTTTGGAGCGTATGCAGCTCCTTTCGACTATGCACAACCAGAAAGTTATCGGAGTAGTGCTTGAAGCCACTGAATCTCATTGCTTACCTGGGGGCGTTATTATCTCTACCCTTGAGAATGAAGCTGCAATTGCTAAAGACTTAAAGGGTGCTCCCCGTGAGTTGTGGAAACAGGTTGGTCTGGCGTACTCCGGTCCCGATCAGACTCTGCCGAAAGACATGATCTATATGGACGGCGGTCTGTACGTTAACTGCAGCGATGACTTGTCGCTCGGTGTGTACCCGGGTCCGGACGGTAAAACTCCGAGTGTGACTATCGGGTCCGAAGAAAACCCTGATTTACTCACCTTGGCCTTCCCAAGCAAAGAAAACCTGGAGCAGATCATTGATGTGTTACAAGGTATTGCAGAAACCATGGAGCCCATCCCATGCTCATCATCGACGGGTTCGTAATCGAACAAGACGGTGAGTGGTTTAGGCTTCACGACGTGTTCCGGGCGTCCCAACGTCCGGATTACAAGAATCCCTCCCGTTGGCTGCTATCTAGCAGTTTTACTAACCTGGGCAAACCAAAGAAAGTGCGAGTGGACACGGATTATGATAGAATCTGGGTTCGACTTGAGCTCCTCTCGCCCTACGCGAAGTGGATCTCGATTCACTTTAAACGCAAAGTAGATGAGGCAATTCATGGCTATAAACTCGCCAAAGCTGCGGGGCTCGAAGACAGTCTCGGTAGCAGAAGTCAAACCAAAACGTACCAAGATCCAAGACCTATCCTTGGACGAACTGTACGAGCAGGAGAAGATCACTCCGACAGTCCTGAAAGCTATTCTGGCGAAAGAGGACTTCTCCGAAATCCGGCCGCGTTACTGCGAGAAGGTCTGCAAGCTACCTTGTAGCATGAAGCGTCCGTTGATTGCCGATCAGAATACCGATCCGGCTGACGTCATCATTATCCAGGATCACCGTGCCGGTCCGGACGGGTGGAAAACGGCAGGTCAGGTCAATCAGCTGCAGCAGCAGCAAATTGCGGCGATGTCACGTCTAGCTTTTGGCCGGGATGTGCACTTTAAAGTGCTGAACTTGGTGAAGTGTCCGAACCTCGATGGTGACGATCGGGCAAAACTAACTGCCACCCAAATGCTAACCTGTGCTCCGTATCTGTGGGAAGAGATTCGCCAGACCAATCCGAAGGCGATCGTCTCTATGTCGACTGAAGTGACCAAGGCCTTGGGCCTGGCCAAGAAGTCGAACTACAAGAATCGCGGTGAGTTTTATCACGCAGTGATTCCAGGTATGGAGGAACCCATCCCGGCGGTCTTAACGTTGCACGCCAAGGTTCTGAACATGCTGCGACAGAATGCTTCCGGTCAGATGTACGGAGCAGACTACACCAGTGTGATCATTAACGACTTGGCCAAAGTCCGTTTGATCATGGACGGTAAGGTGCAAGTCGGCGGCTTAGAGCAGAACCTGGATCGCATCATCGCCGACCAAGTCTTCGTGACTACCAGCCTGGATCAGGTAAAAGACGCTATGGAGGATATCCTTCGTCTGCCACCTAACCAGATTATCTCGTGGGACTTGGAGACGACCGGGCTCGATCCGTGGGCGGAAGATGCTCGCATTCTGACTTCTCAGTTCGGTTATCGTCGAGCGGACGGTAAGGTGCAAGCGATAGTTGTCCCACTGTGGCACAAAGATCAGAAGTATTATGATCCCGCCGAAGCTTGGGAATTTATTAAACCTGTGCTACTCTCACAGCGTGCGAAGGTTGGACATAACGTGAAGTTTGATATCCTGTACTGTACGATCACCACCGGTGTTCGCCCTCAGGGTCGCATCTTCGATACGATGTTCATGCTCCACTCGCTGAATTCCGGCATTCAAGGTAATTACGGCTTGAAAGCTGCGATGTGGGACCACGTGCCACACCTGGGTATCGGCGGTTATGAAGAGCTTCTGGACCAGACGCTCGATGCCGATGACATTAAACGCCTTCTTAAAGAAGAGAAAGGCGGAATAACTGAGGAAGATTCAGATGACGAAACTGAAGATTAATGAACACTGCTCCGTCCGCATCAAGGCGGGGCTTTACTGTCTTACCGACCTATACAAGTTTATGGACATGCGTAGTGATCGTTCCTCGCCGCAGTACTGGGCGACGAACCGTGCCGGTCTAGTTCTGGTTCAGAAAGGCTTTTTCCGTAAGACTTACTGGGCGCCGGCATCGGTTCTGGCGGACTACGCAGAATCTCTGACACCGGGCATCGCTAAGGAAGTCCGTGCCGCTCTGGGCGTGCCGAATATCCCGAGTGTCAGCAGCATCGAAAAGGGTCTGCAGAAATCTCGTAAAGAGCCTACTAACCTGGATACCTTGCTTCAGTCCATGCAAACGCTAGAGGTGGTAGATAAACCTCTGACCCGCATTCAGCACAGAACGGACGATGAAGTACTGGCACGAGCGGTGGCCCAGCTGCGTACCCGCAGTGTTCCTCCGGCACGTCCTGCGACGCGGGGTGGCTCTAGCAGCCGGTCTCGCAGTATGGCAACGTCCCGTCATGATGACATGATGACGCAGGCAGTGATGATGAATCAGATTATGAGTGAACCCTCCCGCTCACACTCTAGCCATCATTCACATAGTGCGTCGGACACGTGCCGTAGCCCGAGTTACTCTTCAAGCCATTCGTCGAGTCACTCTCACAGCCACGACTCGAGTTCAAGCTACGATTCCGGCAGTTCAAGCTCGGATTCAGGTGGCGGCGGATGCGACTGATTCGTAGGGCGATCGAAAAGTTTCTGTGCTGGTACCATCGCACAGATCGCCCGGATGAAGTCTGGGACATGGTGACTCATCACGGTATGCTCCGTGACCCGGTTCGCTGTGTTCCCGTCCTGATTAATGGCGTACGGTTGTACGTCATTGTCGGATTGACCCTTCGAGGGCGCCCAGTGGCGGTATGCCGCTATCGTGGGGCCGCCGGCCCAGAATTGGACGTGAAGATTATCCAAGGGTTTTACCACGCAGGCCGGTTGTACCCCGGACGTTTCTTCCACTTGTACATCAAAACAGGATTGAAACCTCTGTGCTAGTGAAAAAGCTGTATTGGAAATTAAAGCTGCTCCTGTGGATTTACTCAGGGGAAGACGAAGAGTATTGTAAAGTGACCCTGTCGACCGGGGAGGTTTTCTACAAAAGACCCATTCAGTATCACCGGTTGACGTGGGACACACAGTATTTTTTCGAAGGTAAGTCAGGTAGTCTTATTGAAATCCAACCACACGTGACCGACTCGGTTTATCGTGAAATGTTTAATCAGAGAGAGTTCTAAATGCAACAGATCCTAGAGTTAGTTCACACCGAGGGTACCTCGGAAGTATGGCGCCCGGTTGACCGTGCTGCCAATTGTATGCAGTTTACCGGAGCCCCTCGGTTGGGCGACTTTATGATTGAGCAGGAAGGGCACTTGCACTTTGTACGTCCGGAAGCCACCCGTGTTCGCGTGAAGGCGGTAACCGGCGATCAGTTGCAAATCGATTTGGAAGCTCAGGATCTACCTAATTGGTTCGCCCACTTGATGCACACCCATCAGATCAACTTTGACAACAAAGTGATGAACCTGAATGGACAGGAGCTCAAAGCTGGCGTGTATGTCGTGTTCGATGGGCAGACGGCCCGAGTTGAGGATCCAAACGTTGAAACTATTACGCATCACTAAGGTCGACTATCAAAACTCTTACGAGGAAGTCACGATGATTCCTCCGTCGGCTGTGCCCGTCCGTGGACCCTACAAGGTCGGGGATTACGTGGTGATGTCACCCCATGGCTACATCAAAGAACGTTACCGTAAGGAAGTCAAACAGAATGATTTCAGCAAAATCAGCCATCCTGTCCTCTTCTCAGGCTTTGGCGACTGAGGTCGAATCGACACTCAGCTCTATCGAACAGCAGGTCCTCCAGGCCTGCTCCAAAAATGTTAATCGCATCGTGACGCACACGATCGTCAATCACCCGTCCTACCTCGTCCGCCAAGCCGTTTATGAGCACATCCGCTCGCTCGGCTACATGATCATCCGTGAGATCGGCGAAGAAGGCTACCAATGGCACACCATCTCCTGGGGTGAAGTCGAGAAGCCCGAAGAAAAACAATGGTGGCGGATATGGTAAGCGTGGAAGAAGCTCGCCAGGCAACCGAAGATGGTTACACTAAGCGAACCGAAGAGACCTTGGGAAGTGTGTTTTCTTCTATTGAAAGGAAGGCAGCGCAGGGGAAAACTAAACTGTTCACCACGAACATTGCCCGAGAAGTTAAAACCGTTCGTGAACGTGTAGTGCATTCCTTAAAGCAAGCCGGCTATACCGTTCGGTATTGTCCCGCCGACCCTGAAGTTTTCCGTGACCCCGATGGGCATGTAATTGACTGGACTCCGGTAAAACCCCGTGGGCCCTCCTTATGGCAACGTCTTAAAAGGAAATTTAATGGATCAGCGTGAAGTCATCCTGCCGAGTGCTGCTCAAGCTCGGGAGAAATCCCAATCGTCTGTTAACCAAGCGATTCTGACCTTACAAGCCAAAGCGGCGGCGAGTATCCAAGCGGCGGCGGAAAAAGGCGAGTTCTCTATCTGGTTTACCATCCCGGGTTTCGGCAAGATCCGCTCCGGCTTGGTCTCCCAGTTTGAGGCAGCCGGCTACACCGTTGAGGAATCTGCGACGTCCTCCGGTTCCTTCAAAATCTCCTGGGATCAGGATTCCACCAACCTGCACTGAGGTCACTATGGCCATTGTTGTCAATCGCCATCATGATTCCTTCGACGTGTACATCGGTCGAGGCACACCGTGGGGCAATCCCTTCACGGTCAAAGAGTATGGTCTGCAACGTTGTATTGAGTTGTACCGAATATACATGGAGCGCCAGTTATCCCAAGACCCTGAACTCGTCCGGGAGCTACTGAAGCTCAAAGATAAGCGTCTGGGATGCTCCTGTAAGCCCAAGCCTTGCCACGGTGACGTGCTGCTTGACTTGATTAAACAATACTCATAAACTGTCTGGGCGTTCGGAGGACCGACGCCCTAATCACTCGTCTTGGAGAACCATACGATGAAACAATATAAGTTAGCAGTAGTAATCGGCCGCATGCAGTTCCTGCACAATGGCCACACCCATCTGTTTCGTGAAGCTGCCAAAAAGGCAGATCAACTTTTAGTCCTCGTGGGCTCGGCCGATAAGGCGCCGTCTCCCAGCAACCCTTTTAATTACCGCGACCGTGAAGCCGTTATTCTTGGCGCCCTGGGTGACATGTTCAAAGACTCCGAACATCTCTACGGTGTGAAGCCGCTCGCTGACGATTACCGCGAAGAGCAGTGGCAGTTGAACGTGATGAATGCCGTAATGGCGTACTGCGAAGACCAGCTGCCGGAAACCGGTCTGAACATCACCGACGCGGACATCGTGCTGGTCGGCCATGAGAAAGACGATTCGTCTTATTACCTCAAATCATTCCCGCAGTGGGCCTTCTATAACGCCCCGAATGACCGCGGCTTGAACGCGACGGATTTCCGTAAGGAGTTGTTCGATCAGGATGCCGTCAAGGATTACACCTTTCTGCCTCGCCTTTACACAATCCTGCAAGGCTTGGATCCGAAGGATGGCGCCGTTCTCTCCGAAATGATTCAGAACTTCGTGGAGAATTCTTACGGGCTTATCCAGCACTTTCAGGTCGACGGTAAATACACGCGGATTCTCCGCTTGATGCCAGACATGACTCACTTGAAGCTGAACTCACCAGCGAGCATGCATGCGTTCCTTGAAGATTACGTCAAGTCTGAACGCTACTTCGAAATGCGGGCCGAGTCCCAGCGCTACCGTGACGACAAATTCGCCTGGTCAATGGCACCGTACCCGGTGACTTTCGTGACCACCGACGCCGTCGTGACGCACAAGTCTTCCATCCTGATGATTCGCCGCAAGTTCAACCCAGGCAAAGGCCTGTGGGCACTGCCAGGTGGGTTCCTCGGTGAGAAGCAGTGGATCCGTGACTCAATCATCCGGGAACTGCGTGAAGAGACTCGTATCGCCGTCGCCAACGACGACCTGCTGCGTATCATGCAGCCGATCCAAGTGTTCGACAACCCTGGCCGCTCCCTGCGTGGCCGCACCATTACGCACGCCGCTCGTTTTAACCTGGATCACCTGGGCCTCGAGAAGCGTCCGAAGGTGCGTGCCGATGACGACGCTGAAGCCGTCCGCTGGTTCACGTTCGGTGAGATCTTGAAGGCTGACTCTGAGCTCTTCGAAGACCACGCTGAAATCATCAAACGTCTCGTTTTCTCTCGAGGTTAACATGCACCAAATTGGCACTCCGGTTCGTTTGTTGAGAACCTTTTGCATCGAAGATCGTCCCATTATGCATACGGGACAAGTTGTCCACATTATGGGATCTAATCACGAATCTCATGATTGTCTTTATGTAGTTACCGATGGGAGCTACTGCTTCCTGGCTAGTCAGGAAGATTTTTCACTGCTACCTGGCAGAGCAGAAGGCATCGAGAAAAGTGTTGAGAAGCGTATCGAAGATGCGTTCAAAGCCGGTTGCCAGAAAGGTTATGAATGTGGTTTTCTCAGTATGAGTCCTGACCTTTTCAAAGCCAAGGTTCAGATAGAGACCTGGAACTACATGAGGGAATTGAAAAATGAACCCGGTCTATAAGTATCTCCTGGCTATCGGCGTCTTTGCAGCTTGGTCCTTTGGAATGTACCACTGGGGGTCAACCCAGCAGGACACTAAGGATCAATTGGTGAACGCCAAGGCAACTGTAACCCAAACCAACAGCGCCCGAGGTCAGGAGCAAGCCATTACGACGGCCGGCTTCCAGATCGACGCGGCATACCAACGAGGCCTCCTGGAGGGCCGTAAGAATGCGCAAACTCTCACTGATTCTTTGCTTAACGGTTCTGTCGGGATGTACGTCCCAGATCCAACCGCCGCCGCCGTGCCCCGTGATAACGGACCGAGCGCCAGCCAGCCTTCTGCAAAAGCGAGATGTGAACTTCCTCGACAGACTGCAGCGGATCTTGCCCGTCTCGCCAACGACGCCAATGAAAACACCCGACAGCTCAACAGCCTCATCGACTACGTCCACGCGTTAGAGCAGATTCTGGACAAGCGTGCGGCACCCCAATCGACTCATTTATTAGGTAAATAACCATGGATATGAACTTTATTACCAAGACGCGTCACTCAGCAAACATGATGGTTGCCCTGCACGGACAGCCGAACGAACGCCATCGCATCTTCAGTGAATACAACTTCAACCCGCTGACATGGATGGACGGCTACAAGTTCTCTCAGTGGCTGCAGTACCCGCTTGGCACTAACCACTTGCTATCCTACATTGAAGCCCGTTTTGGTGCCAAGCACGGCAAAATCCCGTTCTTCATTCAGCCCTTCCTGAAGGAGTTCATGACACGTCGCTTGACGCACGCCCACATTGATCGCCAGAAAGCTTTCAACAAACCGTACGGCGCCCCGTTTAACGAAACCGGCTATCGTCGTGTGGTTGATGAATTTGGCGGTCAATGGCCGGTGGAGATCAAAGCCCTGCCGGAAGGCTGTGTCGTAGCGCCGGGCGTTCCGATGCTCTACATCCAGGAAACCCATCCGGACTTTGCGTGGCTGGTATCACCGTTCGAAACTGCCCTGCTGCGTGGCGTGTGGTATATGACGACTGTCGGTGCCGTGAGCCTGGCCGTTCAAAGCACTATCCGTCAGTACCTGGGAGAGACTTCGGATTCCGGTATCGATGAGCTGATGAAGTTCATGCTGAACGACTTTGGTGCCCGCGGTGCGACCGGTCATGAAGGTGCAATGCTCGGCGGTATGGCCCACTTACTGACCGGTGCTCTTGGTACCGACACAGTGGAAGCCGTTGATGGCCTGACCGTTTACTACCATCACCCGATCGGTACCGGCGGGGGCACGATTCCCGCCAGCGAGCACTCCACGGCCACGGCGTTCGGTCTTTCCCCTGAGCAGGAGATTGCGTTCAACGACCACATGATCACTCAGTTCGGTGATGGTCCGATCTTCGCTTCGGTGATTGACTCAGTCGATTCCCGTCGCAACGTGGCAGAACACTGGGGTACGGCCAACCTTGAGCGGATCAAAGCGATGAACGCCCGTGTGGTGTTGCGTCCGGATTCCGGCATTCCGGAAGAAGAGTCGGTGGCCGTCCTGAACATCCTCTGGGATAAGTTCGGCGGGGACGTCAACTCGAAGGGATACAAAGTGCTGAATCCGAAAGTCCGTATGATTTATGGTGATGGCATCAACGAAGAGAGCATCGAGGTGCTTTGTAAAGCCGTGAAGACCGCTGGTTTCTCGCTGGAGAATATGGCGTTCGGTATGGGCGGCGCTCTGTTGCAGTCGGTCGTACGTGACACCGAGCGTTACGCCATGAAGGCGTGCGAAATTGGTGATGCGAACGGTCGTCGTCCGATTGGTAAGAAGCCGGCAACGGATATGACCAAAGCGTCGAAGTTTGGACCGCGTTACCTGTATCTGAACAATTTCGGTGAGATTCTCCAGTATGATACTCCGGTTGTTGGTTGTGACGAGCTGATGTCTGTACGCTACCACAACGGTCGTCTGCTGGAAGACTATACTGCCGATATGGTCCGCGGGATGATTGCTCACACTTGCTAATGTATTGCCTGGCCAAGGATGGCCTTTTGTGAAACATACTGCTCAAAAACCTGATGCGACGGGTCTTTTGAGCAGTATTCTTCTCATTTCCTTTTTAGATACTTTAACGTCATTAAATGATATTCCTCAAGGTATAAGTAAGTTGTAAACCAAACCACAGGAACTTTATTGTATGATCCTCCCGTATCTTCAGAACATTGATCGCGAGTACTATAATCGCTACACCGGTTTCAACCTGCCTTACCTGAATGAGTTAAAGATCTTCCTCGTGAACCCAATGCCAATGCCAGAGGATACCTTCGTCAAAAACATATTGGCGAAGGACGAGGTCGATGAGTTCAAGGTAGCACCGGGTAAGATCCCGAAAAAGCTTCACTCCGCACTGACCGATTTAATCGATCAGCTCTACTTCTATAACGAAGAAGAGAATGCGATGGTGAATTCCGTTATCACCTACCTCAGCATGTCCATGAATCCGGACTTGGCGTACATCCACTCAAAGTTAGCACCGCTGCAGGAAATTCACTCTAAGTTAATCGATCTGGAAGTGGGTTCAGACGGCTTGACGGTATTCGCCAAGTTCCTCTACAACCGCTCTCGCATGATGGGCCTGCAATCTTTCCACGGCTTGCGTCCTGCGGAATTGGAATTGACCACAGGTTTTGATAAACTGGTCGACGCCAAGCAGCTCGCTAAGATGCTGGCCAGGATGAACAACATCCACTCGGCACTGAATGCGCTTCGTCTGGAACTGCCACCGCCACGCTTTGGTGGTAAAGATCAACCGATCTATGAGATGATCAACGAGATCACCGTAGCTATGCTGGCGTACCGTAAGTCACTAATTGCTCCAGAGAAAGCCGGTCTGGGTGATGTTGACCTGGCCGCGTCCGAAGCCGTGCTCTGGAAGCAAGACCCCACGCCAGCTGCGGACGACAACTTAATGACTACAATTAAGAAATACGATGAGATGGAACTGCCGTTCACTCCCGCGGATTTCCTGTTGTCATTGAACGAAGGCGTCCGTTTGTCGGGCATTAACCTAATGGTGTAAGTCCAGGAGATTTAGTGCTGTTCGGTATTGAAACCCTCCGGGGCTTACCCTCCGGAGGACTTAATGAAGATCTTCATATATCACATACCCAAGTTCCCACGCGGGTCTGACCTCCCACTTTGGATAAAAGATCCAACGTTGGAAGATGATCCAAACTGGAAGAGCTGGTATGATCCCGATACTGACCTTCAAGAAGGAGTATTCTACACTCTGTGGATGAATCGAAGAGCGAACCAAGCTGAATTCTTGGTCAATGATCTTTCAGTCTATGTCAGTGAGTTGATCGATTTGAAAATCGGCTTTCAGATCATTTATGAATAAACCCTTCGGGGTTTAACCGGAAGCCCCTGCGGGGGCTTTTTTAGGAGACGAAATGAAGAAACCCAAGGCGTTTACGTACGAATGGTACGATTATGACGTCCTTAATGCATACGCTGGACTCGACTGCGTGGGCACCCTGGAGCTGATGGCGTCCTTAATGCCCAAGCTGTTGGAAAAACCCCGCTACGTTTGGCATAACCAAGGCGTGCGGACAGTCGGGACTGCCCCTTCCGTATTCTCTGAGCAGATCGACATCAAGGCCAAGGCCCTGGAGTTCATTTGCGACATGGAAATCGTCGGGATGGAGTATGACATTCAAGGCAACCGCTTGATGGATAACCGGATGATCGAGGACTTGGCCGCGACCGAGGACCAAATCTTCACGGCAATCGGCAAGCGTATCGACCTGTCGTCAGCAGCGGCTCTGAAAGAGTTCCTGTATGTCGAGAAAGGCTTTAAGGCCCCGATCCAGACGAAGCACGGCGATGACTCCACGTCCGGTGACGCCCTGAAAGCGTTGGCCAAAGAACACGGTCTGCCGTGGCTGGAAGCGATCAAGAAGCGTAACGACGTGGCGTCGATGCACAACTCGTTCATCCGCACGTACGTGGCTGACTGGGTGAAATCTGACGGCCGCGTGCATCCAAGTTACAACCTGCACGGAACGAGTTCACACCGTATCTCGTCGTCGAACCCGAACCTGTTGAACCTGCCGCGGGGCTACTACGGCTACAACATTCGTCAGCTGTACACCGCGAAAGCCGGCTACATCTTCCTGGCGTTTGACTTCTCGTCCTGTGAGGTGAAAATCCTCGCTGCCCTGTCCGGTGACGAGACGATGATCGATGCGTGTGTGTCCGGTAAGGACTTCCACTCGTACACGGCGTCCATGATTTACCACATGGATTACGACGAGTTCGTGGCGATTATCGACGATCATCACCATCCAGAGCACAAGAAGTACAAGAACTACCGTCAGGGTGCAAAAGCAATTACCTTTGTAACGGAGGCCTAGTGTAGCGATACACTATGGAAAAACCGGGTGAATTCAGGGAAACCCCTCGTGGGCAATCCTGAGCCAAGCCTAAGCCTTGTGACCAAACTAGGAGGATACTATGCCGAAATTTGGTACGAGAATGTGTGAGATAGAAGATTGTTCAACGTGGTTTGTTCCGACCGGTCCGGCTGCTAAATATTGCTCTATTTGTGCAATACAGATTAAGTTACGGAAAGGTCGAAACAATATGCAGCAGTACCGGATTCGACATGGCTTACTGAAGAAGCCAGGGGTTGGAAAAGGTGGGAATAACGCTAAAGGCGTGGATGATTCCCAGCATAAGAACGGTATAGGTTACTTCATGTCCGTTAGGCATAAGATCAAACTAGACCGTAGATATTGCGAAGACTGCAAAAAGGATTTGATTAATGCAGGTCGATATGAATGGGTGATTCATCATAGAGACCACGATCGATCAAATAACGAAGATGATAACTTTGAGTTGTTATGTAAAAGATGTCATCAAATTGAACATGAATGTCACAAGGCTTTTGAAGGTGCAGAGACTATCCGAAAGGAGTAGGATTCCGGGGTGAAATTCCCCGGATATTCGAAGCGCCCGGCACCCCTCGTGGGTGATGATATAGTCCGACACTCTCAGCAATGAGAGAAACAGTGAGCGGATTGCTTTATGGTGCAACAGTAAATAGTATTGCCCGCGACCTAGGGATCGCTCTGGAAGAAGCCCAGGCTATCGTCGACGCGTACTTCGGTATCTACCCTCGAGTGAAAGCGTTTATCGCCGACTGCCATGCCATGGCAACGGACAACCAATTCGTTGTGACTCCGTTCGCTCAGCGCAAAATGGAATTCGGCACGCTGCCAATGTTCCGTGGCTCAGCGTCCTTCAACGCGGCGAAGCGTAATGCTCAGAACGTGATGATCCAGTCTCCGGCGTCAACCCTCGGCTTGATCGTCTTCACCGAACTGAACCGCCGTATGAAAGAACTCGGCGGACGCTGTGTCTGTACGGTGTATGACTCCATCGAGATTGAAGTACCCCTGGCTCGGGCGGCGGAAGCAGTCAACCTCGGTTATTACGTTATGAACGATTGGCCACAGGAAGTGTTCGAATGGCTGAACTTCCCGATCGGGGCGGACGGTGAAATCGGTTGGAACTGGGGTGATGTTGAACCTATTAAGGCCGGTGCCACTCAGGCTCAGATCGTTTCCATGTTGGCTGAAGCTGACGGCGAGAAACTGCAGGAAGCAATCCGTATTGCTGCATAATCCCTCCAGTCGGCGGTATAAGTAAAGTGTAAACCAAGGGGCAAAAGCCCCTTATCACTTTCGGAGTTACTATGCCTAAATACCTAATCGGGACCTTAATCAAGGCCCATTATGAAAACCATAATAGAACCAACAACGAACGCTTCCTTCATGACATCGTCTTCTCGATCGTCGATGGGTTTCAAGCCACACCTATGGTCAAAGCTGTATACCGTAGCTTGTTGATTGATGCCATCAATGATGAGATTTCCCGTCAGGATCACGACATTGAAACCAATTCCGATTGTTTTGCAATACTAACGGAGATCTTCGGTTGGACTGCGGGTGATTGGTCAGACTATTGGGATCTCTGGATTGACGATGAGCACATTGATATGAGCTTTATCGTAACCATTGATGATGGTAATTGGCACGAAACCCCTCGCGTACACGGTATCTTCAACAAATAAGGATTATCCTATGTCAGACTTTCGCCAGGCTTCAAAAATTCTTCGCTATGCACTTATGCTCGGTATTACTGAAGAGATGACACAAGATCCGGCTGTTCGCTTTGCCTACATGGAATCGCTTAACTCCCGGATGTTAGACCTATTGGGTGATATCAATAATCGTCGCCCCGGGGTTAAAGATGATTTCGACCAGATTCGCGTAACCGGTGGCTTATTCGGTGATGGTAATCCTTCTGTTAGAAAACACTTGGTCGATGCCACTGAGTTCATCCAGCAGCTTAAAGTGACCGATCCAGAACACGTGAAAGTAGGTGTCACCATTGAACGCCGTGATTGGTGGTTACCGCCAGTTCTTCATGCGTTCACCTTAAGCGTTGGGGAAGCATCGGCTACCTTTACGGATGACGGTGAGAGCCATGAACCAAAGTGAATTCGTCAACGCAGTAACTCGCCAGATAGCGGCGGTGCTGGCTTGCGAGTTCAAAGCGTCTTATCTTACCCATAATTTCACGAACAATCTGTTAAAGCAGGTGGACGTGATACAAAACGCAAATCCCCACTTGGATATTTTCCAGGTTTTGGCAGTAATGTTTTCCCAGGACGTAGAGGATCCTATCTTCGCTCTGGCATTTAAAGAACTCCAGGGGCCCGGTAAGGAATTACTGGGCATTAACTTTCAATACGTACCCGAGGCGAAAGCGCCGAAGGTCACTTCTCTCATGATAGGCCCTACTATGTAAATCAAAGGAGTTACCCGATGCAAAAGATCCGAATCCTGTCCGGTGATGAAGTCCAGGTCACCACGTTCTCAAAGAGTGTGCTGCAAGCTATCTCAATGGCGACCGGTGGTGTTGCTGGAGTTATTTCCGATGTCGTTAAAAACCGACTGCGGGAAAAGGCGGGTAACTACCCGGAAGGTGAATTGCTCTCTCGTTCCGAGAAACGCTTGTACGATATGTACCATGCCTTTGGTGGAGAAGCCAAAGACTGGAACCGGTGGTATGCGGAGTTCCGCCAAGCCGGTTATGACCATCCTAAAGTTAAAGCTTTCTTGAAGGATGGAACCCTCGAACTTACCCATTTGGATATCAAACCATGATCTCACCAACTACGTTTCACCATCAGCTAATCAATTCTGTCGTTAACCATCTGACGATCAACAGTGATCACGACGATGCTATGGCATTCCTGATCCGCTCTGAACTGCTGCGTCGTACCCGCGAGTGCATGGATGATCAACCCCAAATGGGTACGAGCAAAGGTGAGAAAGCACTGGCCGTCACCGCCCTTATCTTCTTCAACGGCGATGTGAAAGCCTGTGCCGAGCAAATTGAAAAGGCGACCAATGAAGACCCCGATTTCTTCTATGACATCGAACTGGGTAATCATGGCCGTACCACCATTCTGGCGATCGATCTGTAATAACTTCGGGCGGTACGCCGCCCTTTAATAACGGCCGGGTAATCCGGTGTGGATAAAACAAAAAGGAAACTGTATGTCTAACTTCAAACCTTTCGCAGATGCTATTGCCAAACGTTGGTTAACTCTGTCTGCAAACGAGCTCTACCGTACTAACGTTTCAGGTGACGATCTATGGGAGATGTACTTACTGTCCTTCCCCGAAGGCACTAACCCAATCTTTCGTGAGCGTACTGAGCATGATGGTTCTTATGACAAGTCCGTCATCCGCCGTATTGGCAATGTTGTCTCCATGGACAAAGACGGCAACTTGCAAACCATGTGGGATGTTGAAGGTTTAGAATTCCCGTATAATGTTGTTGCTGCAGTCCTGGCAGGACGCGTTAAAGCGGCGGCGGTGACTGGCGTCTTCCGTATCAATGAACGTCGTCTGGGCCATGTAGTAACTTACGAAACCCTATCCGATGGTACTCGCCTGACCTGGAACCACTTCAACGCAGAGATCGCTCAGCGCCACTTTGCAGCATCCGTTGGTGAAGCTATCGGTCCGATCAATACCTCGGCGGAAATGTTCAAGCGTGCTCTGGAAGAAATCTCTCCGGCGTCGTTTGCAACTGTGCTGGACCTGATCGACAGTAACTCTGTGTATCGTGGTGCGGAATTCCGCAAGTCGGTCGCTGAGTTCGCCCGCGTGCAAGAAGGCTACCTGGCGCTGCCGGAAAGCAAACGTGTGGCGTACATCTGGGGTAACGTGAGCAACCCTATTGCTCGCTTCCGCGGTTCGGTCATTGCGACGCTGGTGATGGACATTTCCGAAGGTCGTGACATTGAAGAAGCGGTTGTGGCGTTCGGTAAGAAAGTCGATCCGACCAACTACAAGCGTCCGACTTCGATCATCACTAAAGGTATGGTTGACCAAGCGATGAAAACCATTCAGGAGCTGGACCTCGAGCCTGCACTGGAACGTCGCCATGCTCGCCTGTCCGACGTGTCGGTCAACGACGTGCTGTGGGTAAGCAACGCGGCTCAATCCAAAATGAAAGACGGTGTGGCCGGTCTGCTGGCGGGTGAGGTGACCCGTAAGGCGGACAACGGTAAGGCAGAGGACATCCTGATCGATGACTTCATGAAGGATGTGCTGCCGAAAGTCCGTTCGCTGGAACTGCTGCTGAAGAATGGCCTGCGTAAAAACCTGGTCAGCATCACAGCACCTCAGCATGCGAACTCCACTCCGCTGTTCAAATGGGAGAACGATTTCGCGTGGTCTTACAACGGCAACATCACTGATGCTATCCGTGAGAAAGTGAAGGCAGCTGGCGGTAACGTTGAAGCTGACGTGCGTGTGTCACTGGCGTGGTCTAACTACGATGACCTGGATCTGCACGCGTACCTGCCAAGCGGTGAGCACATCTACTTCGGCAACAAACGTGGCATCCTCGACGTTGACATGAACGCCGGTCGTGGTCACTCTCGTGAACCCGTAGAAAACCTGGCGTTTATGCGTCCGAAAGACGGCGTGTATCACGTTGAGGTGAACCAGTTTGCCCAGCGTGAGACCACCAATGTCGGCTACACCCTGGAGCTCGAGTTCGCAGGTCAGCTGTACCAGTTCACTCACGAGCGTGTGGCTAAGGGTACCGTCCGCGTGCTGAGCTTCACTGTTCAGAACGGTCAGGTTATCGATTGGGTAGTACCTGCATCGGCCGGTCTGAAGCATCAAGGTCAGTCCGAAGTGATCTGGGGTGTGCAGACCGAAAGCTTCCTGCCGGTGTCAACCGTCATGCTGTCTCCGAACTTCTGGAACGGTAAAGCGATCGGCAACAAGCACCACTTCTTCCTGCTGGAAGGCTGCCAAACCGACGAACCAACCCGTGGTATTTACAATGAGTTCTTGCGTTCGGATCTCGACAAGCACCGCAAAGTGTTTGAAATCCTAGGTAGCAAAACTATGATCCCTGCTGGCGGTGAACAACTGTCTGGCGTGGGTTTCAGCTCCACTACTCCTGCACAAGTTACTATCCGCGTAACTGGTGAGAAAATCAACAAACTCTATAACGTACTGTTCTAAGGAAACCACAATGAACTTATTTGAAAAAGCAACCCGTGAGAAATTCCGCTTCCCTTCTTCTAAAGGTGAGCTGGTCGTTGAGCAACTGTGGCAACTGCCTCTGCTGTCCAAAACCGGTTCCGTTGATCTCAACGCTGTGGCCGTGGCCCTGAACGCCGAGCTGAAGGCGCTGGGTGAAGAGAGCTTCGTTGAAACCGGCAGCAACCCTAAGCGTGCTCTGGTGGCCGATAAGCTGGATCTGGTGAAGTATATCATCAGCGTGAAACAGGATGAGAACAAAGCCGTTGAGAAGCGTCTGCAGAACCAACAGCAGGTCGCCGAGCTGGAAGAGCTGCTGCGTAACAAACAGAAAGAATCTCTCGCCGGCCTGTCCGAAGAGCAGATCCGTGAAAAACTGGCTGCACTTCGCGCCAAGTAATAACACCGCCCGGATTCGTCCGGGCTTTTTTAGGAGTTTGCGATGGAAGACACTCGCATAGCGATAGTGGGTAGAGGGACAATTCTCGGTGCATCCCTCGATCGAATTCTTACCGGTGAGTTCAGTCACTTTGATTTTGAAGGGGATAGCGTCGGTGTACCGGTTCGTAAGACCACGAAGGAAGTGCCTCATACTGTTCGGCATACTGGCGTGGCCAAAGATCGCCGCCTGGCCCGTAAGAAACGTGCAAAGAAACTCGCCCGGAGGCGCTGATGAAAGTTGTCTTTACGCATACCGGTGGGTGGAGCGGTGGTGGATGGCGTTACAACGGTTTATCCCGCAGTGATTTCATGCGGCTTCACGGGTTTGATCCTACCGTCGTGAAGGGTATGACCGGTACCATTAAGTGGGATGATGAAGAAGGTGATCAGCAGTTTGTGGTCTCTGAGGATACCTTGACGGTCAACGGGGTCGACCATGATCACGGTCACGAATACCCCTGGTCCTACGAAGAGCCCAGTTTCATCCTTGCAAAAATGAGAGGTCTACCTATCCCGGCAAGCCTCATCTGGAGAAACCGCGGAATTATTACCCTGGAGATGTCATGAACGGTTACGCACAAGTAAAACCTGATTCTCTTGACGCAAAGAAAATCGTAAAAGCCCTTACGGCCGCCGGCGTAAAAGGTATGGACGTGAACAAACTCCACGTGACCCTAATGTACGACAAACGCAACCCGGATATCGACCCGAAAGCGTCACCGGAAGCCCGCTATCAAGCACGCATTTCAGGAATTGAGCACCTGGGCGAACCCGGCAGTAAATGGGAAGCCGCAGTCTTAAAGCTCGATTGCCCGAACCTCGTCGGCCGCCACATGGTGCTGCGGACCAAAGGGTATGAGCACTCCTATCCAAAGTACAATTGCCACATGAGTATTGGCTATGGTACTGATATCGTTAAGCAAATCCCGAAGCTTCGCAAAATGCTGGAGCAGGGAGATTTCCCAACCACTATTATGCTGTCAGGTGAGACCTGGGAGCCGATTAAGGAAGACTGATGTTACTGCGTAAAACTGAAGATAAGAACGTGCTGGCGTCAGCCGCCGAGCTCGCCACTAAAGCGGGTCCTGAAAAAACGCACGCCAGCTTGTGTATCATTCAAGCGTTAAGCTCCGGTCGTGTGCTGGTGACCCACCGGGCTAAAGATGGCCAGCTTGGCTTACCGTGTGGTAAAGCTGATCCAGGTGAAGAGCCGCGGGAAACGGCGTATCGTGAACTTGAGGAAGAGACCGGCGTACGGTTTGTGGATTTAACGGATGGTTTGATCTACATCCAAACGATCAACTTCAAAGGTTCCATTACTTCCGTCTACTCCTCAACGGTTGCTGACGAGATCCCTGTTGCTCCGTCCAAAGGCTTCGAGGTCGAAGGGCCGGCGGCGTGGATGTCGGTCGAAGAGATCCTTAACACGAAGTCGCTCTTCCAGGACTTCAACACTGTCGTTCTGTTCAACGCGGGGTTAGTATGATCAATGGCTTAACGGTTAACCCGGAAGTGATGCAGTCTGCCCACCGGGAGGTTTTCGTCGTCGAGTGTCGCTTCATGCTAGGCGACGCGGATAGCTATCCGACCGGTACAATCGTGCTGGAAACACAAGAGCAGGTCATCGCTCTGAAGAATATGTTCGACCACGCCAAGTGGACCCGGGATTATGGTTACCAGCGTGACCCGCTGTACCGTACTTTTGTGGACATGCTCGAATGTGAGGAAGATGAAGAGTTCTTCCAGAACGATCATGATGCCTGGGGTTACGGCAAGTTTAGCGAATTACTGGTCCTGTGGTATGACGATCAGGGCCTCCCTCACTCTGTAGACTTTTGGTGGAAAGATTAATGTTTACACAATTTGAAATTCAACCGGTTCTACCGCCGAAGTACGTCGACAAGTTTATTGCCGAAGTTGAATTCATGTCAGGCGACGCGGACGCGTACTCAACTGAACACTGGCCATTAACGAACGAAGAGGTACTCCCCTTCGCAAATTTCGTGAAGGCTTGTGAAGGCGTCGAGTCAGAAGGTTCAGGGGGTCCCGGTTACGGCGGGGTTCCTGGGTATGACCGCTGGGGCGTGGATTTCCCAACGGACGTGTTCTGTGATTCAGTATATGCATCCCTGGAAAGTTGGTCAATCTTCTACTACGACGATACTGGGGCTAAGCATAAGGTAGAATTCAAGTGAGATACACCGAAGTTGTAATCGGTCCGATAGTTGCCACGGAGCAGCACTACGAGATGTACGAAGTGTGGCTGCAATTCGATAACGGCGACGCAGAACCGGTAATGGTAGAGCCCTCTGAGATTCTGCAGAAGGTAAACGAATGGTTTGCAGTGATGCATCTTGATGGGAGCGAGGCGGAGTCTGTGATTGGCCAAGCAGATTTCTCCTGGCCCCGTCATGATGGAACCAAGACGTTCGCTGCTTTGTCCGGGATCGATGTGTACTATTATGATGAAACGAGCCGTAAACATTCGGTGAATTTCAAGTAGTTGATGTATAAAGGATAGCCTTTGGGATTAATCTCAAAGGCTTCCTTAAGTAAAATTAGAAGGTCATACTAGCACATTCACCTACAGGAGAATCACATGTCAGCTAGAAACATCGAGTTCGCAGCCAACCAGTTGCAAGCTTTCAGTATCCGATCGAAGTTGTATGCCTACTTCTTTTTAGCCACCTCAGCGTTAATGCTCGTGGTGTCCGCGTTTGTCGATTCAGGACAGAGCTTAAGTTCCCTCCTCGCCGGCGCGTGCATGCTGCTCATCCCGTCTGTTATTTACTTTACGAGTGTCATGCTGGGAAAAGTGACCCAGAAGATTCTGAAAAGCCGGGTCAGTTCCTCTCCGGAATTCAACACGTCCTTTACCGGGCCCTTTACCGGGATCTCGTGGTGGATCTTCCTGCTCACATTCGGGTTAGCGTCAGCGGAAGTCATGTTCGACTATTTCATGGACCGATCGTTCGGGGTGTACTCCATCTTCCTCGTGACGTTTACCGTGTTGTGGTTAGCACGCTTCTACTCACTGTTCACTGACTTGAAGGAATCGGTTCAGGGGTTCCAGCAGCAACTCTGCACGGTAGATGCCACTTGTCTGCCAGAAGGTGAGCGAGTTTTGGTGGAAGAAGCCCAGCGTGGCAACACTGAAACGGTGGTAGACAAACGAGATGTCCTAAACACCTTATAAACTCGGATTTCTTGGTATAAGTAACACGTATGGAGGATACCTATGAAAATCACGTGTTGCTTTGGCGAGTTTGATGTATTCGGGTGGCTTCACCCAGAAACCAGAAAGATTGAGCAAGCTGTCAGTGTTCAATCTCTGGTAGATAACCTCCGGCTCTCCTTGCGGAAACTTCCCAAGGAGCCGGGACTTCTCTATGTACGCACAACGGAAGACTTCGGGATTCCGTTCTCTTCGTTAAACACATTCCTGTTTAGCGTTAAGACGACCGCGGATATTCGCAACCGTCTCCTGTTAGAATTGGCCCAACGGAGCAGTCACGACGTTGGATTCCTGACGCACGCACACCTACAACTTCAAGACTCTCTGTCGGCACTGTCGGCGTACTATCAGGAAACCGGTATGGACGCGGAGTATCCGGTGGATGAAGTCGAAGACGTCCTCGGGCAGATCTACTGTGAGTTCCTGCAAGCTGGGGCCTATGATCCGCTTAACATGACTACCGATCGCCAGCCAATGAGCGACGCAGAAGCGTGGATGCTCTCTATGTTGGAGACGACAACGGCGAGTTTGATCCGTGAGTTCATTCACGAAAAGAACGAACCGGATATCATCCTGGTATTTCTGCAGGTTGGCTTGAAAGAACGCCTGATCAGTATCTCCCAAGAGGTACGCGAATTGGCGACGGGTTTTCTGACCCCTGAAGATCTGCAATCTCTTAACGACGTTCGGACTGGCTCTTTCTAATGACACCGATTGCTCACATGGAGCACTCGTTTCTCGATGCAAGTGGCGAGAAGTGGGTGCTCGCCAATGTATTACCACCCATCGACGATCCGGCCATTCGGCATTACCAGCGGATCCCTATCATCAACCTGGAGGACTTACCGTCTCTCCTCAACAGACATGGCCTTGAGAGCTCGCATGCGACGCTCTACGAAGAGATCTACACCGACTGGTACGGTTGGTTCGATTCACGGTCAAAACTCCCAGAGGGGCCTTCAAGAGCCTCTAATCGGGAAGCAATGCAAGTCGTTGATAAAGCACTTGTCATATTTGAACGGTTCTACTTTCTTCATACGGGCGAGGAATATGCCCTGACCGAAGATTATATCTATACACACTTCATGCAAATCATTGGATTAGAACGAAATGTTGAGTGGGAAGATCTGTCCCAATGGGAGCTCAACATCCTGACTACAGTGCAGATGTCCTTTGCCGGCATACTGCTCTCTTACCTGAACAGTCAAGTGGAAATTGACCTGAATCAGGTAATCCCTGCGGTGATGTTCAAGCTGCAGGAACTGTATTCGGGCGTTTCTATGGCCATGACGTATGCCGTGGATAACCTGGCTGATAACATTAATGAATTTTCTGAGAGGTATTAACTATGTACGACATCTATTCGAAAGCACTGGCAGTTCTGGAGGTCCTTGAATGGGCCCAACGTCGCATCGAAGGTAACAAGCCTTTCCGCTTGGTATCGAAGCTGCGTCGGGAGGGTCTCTATCTGGACAAGTCCGTGGCGTATCTGATCGATTCGCTGCGTCATACGGAAGCACTGCGTTTCCGTAATGCAATGGCGACTGTAGAGTCCCACTTCGCACGGCTTTGCCGCGAAGACAGGGAATTCATCAGAGTCGAAGGTCCGGCCACAACCGGCTTCTATCTGGCGTACCTGGATGACCACGAACGTATCGTCGGTCTGGCCCGCAAAATGTTAGTGGGTGAACGCCGCTTCCCAGGTGAATCCCGTGAGTTGGTGGATGTGGCATCGGTTTTGGTGACGAGCCCGAACTGGGTAGTGAAAGTCCTGATGGCGGAAATCGATCCGCGTCATCGGGCGATGCTCGAACCTCGTGTCTGCATGATGCTGGATTCGGCACTGAGCGTAACCGAGGGCAAACCAGTCCCGGAGGCCTACGTGGCACAAATGTACAATCTACGGCGATCTGTCAGCTCAGACTTGATGACCGCGTAGTTCGATGGCGAGGGGTTATCCCCTCGTCTTCTTTTTTGGGAGAAAACAATGAAATTATGGTATGGCTCCGATCTGCATTCGGACTTCTGGGATGGCAAGGTCAAGCCTTTCACCGACCGCGTTGACATTAAGGCGTTCGATGGTTTTCTCTTCGCTGGAGACACCGGTGAGTGGCGTTGCCCGACGACACAGACGATCCTGGAAATGTGTTCCCAGCAAGGGCCGGTGATTAACCTCGCCGGCAACCACGAGTTCTACGGCAATGAAGTAAACCGGGTGCACGCCAGCATGGCCGAGTTCCCGTTCAGTCACTATCTGTTCCGTGACGTGTATGACTTTCCGGAACACCGCGTGCGGATCTGGGGTGATACGCTGTGGACGAACTTCAACAACAACGAAGAGAATCGCCGTACCGCCGGTCGTCGGATGAATGACTACCAGATGATCATGTACAATCGCGGTTGGGCGGACATCTTTCTCAGCCCGGAAGACACCGCTCAGTGGAATGAACAATCCCGGGTGGCGTTGGCCAAAGCAGCCCGAGACGTGCCGGAAGGCTGGCGCTTTATCGTCATGACCCATCACGCCCCGACGTTCATGTCTATCGGGAAAGCCTACCGGGCACCGAGCTACATGGAAACGGCAAAGATCAACGCAGCGTACGCCAACGACATGTTTGGCTGGTTGGAGCATCACAACGTGGCGCCGGATGTTTGGATCCACGGGCACATTCACGAACGGGCAAACTACGAAATGGAGATCAACGGCAAAGTCTGTCGAGTGGTGTCCAATCCGTATGGGTATCCCGGCGAAAAGTTTGTAAATGACTTCGGTGACCATTACATTGAGATTCTTGAGGATCGCATTGTCGTGGTATAAGTAAGGTAGATAACACAGGAGAAACATCATGATTACCGCACTCGTACTCACAGTTGCGTTAGGTTCAAATCCCCCCGTTGAAATTGATTATGCTTATGCAAATGAAATGGCGTGCGAGTCTGCAAAGGCCCGGGCGTTCTACAGTACTACTGGAGAGTACTCCGTGGCGTTGGATTGTCGCCGCGGTGATTTGGTGAGCCAACCGGCTCCCACCGATGGTAAGTGGAAAGTATTAGCGCTCGGCCTGCGTCAGAACACGACGGTACCTACGATGGCTCCTGAGTTAATCACCGAAACTGCAGACGAAGCGTCCTGCGACGCGATGCTCGATCGTCTTCACCCACGTCTTAAGGCCATGGCCGGCCGCCAGTTTGTGTCCGTTTGTCTTCCTAAGGCTTAACCATGAAATCCCTAACCTTCCGCCGGGCCGAGTATGTCAGTATTGACGGCGGACCTGGTGTATCTACCTTCCTGGACGAAACAGGCGGGGTTGTGTTCATTGATATGCGTAGCTTGATGGAGCAAATCGGGTTGCCGCTGTTGGAAGAAAGTGACCGACTGGCCGGCGACGAGATGCTCGTGAAAGCGCTGCAGATCTCAAAGGATTATTCCTACAACGAAGGCATTAAACAGAACTCCCTGTTTCTGCCTTTGGATAACGTTAACGACTACCTGTACTCGATTCCAATCAACACCCTGCGTCCTGACGTAGCGGGGAACCTTCAGTTGTACCGTCAGCGGTTCATGATTGAAGCGGACCGTCACTGGTCTCGGTTGGAAAACAGTCAGGCGTCACAGCATGCACTCGACTGGCGGCGGTTGCTGATCAATCACAATCGTTACCAATTGATGCAGGTAGTAAAGGCACTTGACGGAGACGCTACGGCGATCATCCAGATGTGCATGAAAGAGGTTGGGTACGGGGCGTTGACCCCGATCGACAACCTCGACTCACGACAGTTAGATATGCTCAACCTGGCACTCACTCTGTGCACAGATGTTGTCATCTACTGCGTTGAGAATGGGCAAGACTTTCACACAGCAATGCAGTACATCCACGAAGGCATCGAGAAGCACATTGTCCCGTGGAATTTCTAACCCAAGGGCTTCGGCCCTTTTTAGGAGTCAAACATGACGAACATCACCACTGAATATGAACCCATCGATAGACCCCAGACCCTCAGTGCCCTAAAGGTGCATGAATACTTCCGGATCCCAGAAGAACAGACGGTATACAAAGTCCTGCAGTCTTCTTTTAAGGGTGACGTTACTGTACTCAACCTTGATGACTTAACGTTAGAGACCTACGGGGATCTCCAGGAGATCGAGCTCGTCGAAATCAATCATATCCACATCAAAGTAGAGCTACTATGATCCCTTATGAAATCCACTTGACCGTTCCGCTGGACCCAAACCGAACAGACGAACTCGAATGGTTTAAGCAAGTCTGTGCATCCTTCAATGCAAAGGCAATCGTCATCGATGCCGATCCCCTGGTTGATGTGATGTCGTCCTACCGGATGATGAGTGAGAATCAAAACGAAGCCGTCAAGGAAATGACCAAGCAGATCACTATTCTGCAGGGCATTGGCTTTTGCGTTATCCGTTCCAAACTTGAAACGTCGTTGCAGCACCCTGCGGCACTGACACCTTTGCCAGATCAGTACTTTGAGTCTCACATTCAAGTGCTGTGCACGGATGAGCAAGTGGGTATCCTTCGCGATCTGTCCAAAGAGCTGCAGTTTCACGTTTCCCGTAATGCTTTCAAAACGATGCAAAACGGCAAGCACGTGCGAATGGCGACACTTCGGGAACATAACTCGACACCAACGGTCTTCAGGAATTTGACAAAATCTGTCAGAAACGTCCTCGAGATAAATGGCTTTGATTTCCACAAAGAAATGGAGGTAGAATTCGCTCTCTATGATTCCAATCAAAGCCATGACTTAGCGTGGCTTCAGAAAAACCAATATTAGGAAGCACTATGCAACTCAAGAAGCTTGATCAACTCGAAAAGCCTTACAAAATCTACGCGGAAGTCCTGGAGTCCGGTGCTATCGACCAGTTCGTCAACTGTATGGCCCTGCCGGACGTGGTCCAGGGTGCATTGATGCCGGACGCCCATACTGGTTACGTCCTACCGATCGGTGCCGTCGTGGCAACCGTGGGTACCATCTACCCGTCGTTCGTAGGCTATGATATCGGCTGCGGCATGTCGGCAACCAAACTGAACATCTCTGCCGGTGATATTTCAGGGATGGAGCAGGCAATCTACGAAGCGATCCGTCAGCACGTGCCGGTCGGGTTCACCAAGAACTCTGCCCGCCAGGCGGAAGAAGCCCGTCCGTTCGTTCACGGCCTGGGCACTCGCTTCACTAAAGACGTGATTGACCACGTGGCGTATGGCCCGCAGTGTCTCGGTACCCTGGGCGGCGGTAACCACTTTGTCGAAATCGGTTATGACGAGCAGTCCAACCTGTGGATCATCATCCACTCCGGTTCGCGTTCGGTCGGTCACGGCATCGCAACGGATTACATGAAGATCGCAGCCAAAGGCGGCAAACCGGAAGAAGCCCACGCGTTAGTGATGGGTACACCGGAAGCCAATGACTACATCATGAACCTGGAGTACGGCTTGCAGTTTGCTTTGGCAAACCGTCAGTTGATTGCTCAGCGGACCATGCGGGCAATCGCTGAAGTGACCGGTGTGAACAACCTGCAACCACTGGACTTCATCAACCGGAACCACAACCACGCCGAATTCGTTGATGGCCGCTGGATTCACCGTAAGGGTGCAACCCATGCGGATCCGGGTATGATGGGCGTGATTCCAGGGAACATGCGTGACGGGTGCTTTATCGTCCGCGGTCTCGGTAACCCAGAGTCGATGAACTCGAGCTCCCACGGGGCCGGCCGTGTCCTGTCTCGTCGTAAAGCGAAAGAGCAGATCACGCTGGAGCAGTTCCAGGAAGCGATGGTTGGTATCCCTGCGGCAACCGTTGGCCAGAACACGGTCGACGAATCACCGTTCGCCTACAAGGACATCTTCAAAGTGATGGAGCTGCAGGAAGATCTGGTCGATATTGTCCACTACGTTAAGCCGCTGATCAACGTGAAGGGTTAAGCATGGAGACGCATCAGGAGATCTACCTGCGTCTGCGTCAACTCGAACTCGCCCTGGCTAAACCCGGGGCACTCGAGAACTTTCGTGATACGGCGTTCAATGCTCTTGGCTTCTTCCGTGAGGTCGCTCAGGCCATCGATCGCTACGAAGAGGTCTATCCCGAGCTAAAAACACGGTCAACGTGAAAGGCTCCCGCCGGTATAAGTATTATGGAGGAACACACCATGAAACATTATTACCCGGAAGATCTACAGATGGTCAATTTCTATGGCCGTCTTATTCCCTTAGTGCAATACCCCGACTTGGGTGAACAAGGCGTTGTTATCAACGACTTGATTGACCAGCTCGGACTCAATCCATTCAAGGAAGAACTTCTCGAACGTGCCCTGTACGACTTGAAGTTCTTGGCAACAATTATTGTCGTAAACGATGGCGCCATCGAGCAAGAGTTCGTGGTGCTGCCCCTCAGTAAACTGAATGCCTGGCTGTTCTCAATTCGCATCGACAAACGGGATGAGTTCTGGTTCAACCAGGAAGTTATCACCGAAGACGGTGAGCTCATGGAAGAACGGGTTAACCTGCGTGAAAACCTGGCTCGCTATCAAGGCGAGTGTACGGCAGCGTTGCACTCTTACTGGATGCAAGGCATCGCGATTAACCCTAATGCTCCGTCACAGTTCGCCCCGCTGGGATCCATGTGGCGTGTTGCCCGTGCTAACCTGGATAAAGTGTTAAACCAGTTCGTCGATTACTGTGAGCGGGTCGGGGAGCCTTATAACAAGTCTCGCCTGGCCGACGGGCTGCAGCGATTACTCATGGAGTTCTTCCCGGAGAGTCTGGTGCTCAAACCGGAAGAATCCCAGAACGGGTATGACCTGTACCGCCTGGCCGTTGCGGAAGACTTCATCGCTCGTTACTTGAGTGATGTTATCGTCCGTGAAGACGCACCGTCTCAAGCAATCACGATGCTCGACGCTGAACTGATTGCCGCCTTCCACAAAATCGCCAGCGGATTACTCGAAGGAGTTGACCTCTGGAACCGTTCGTAGGTTCGATAATTTCGAATCTACCGGTATAAGCAATTTGCATGGGGACACGCTGTCCCCTTCTTCATTTTCCCCAAAGGAGTTACCATGTCTGTTCATTTCCTGTTGAAAGAAATCCATAAAGTTAACGTTCTGGGTTTCTCCATCGACGTTATCGCTAACGAAAACAATCAGCCGGTGATCCCAATTCACGGTCTGGTTGAAGTGATTGGTCTGAACTACGGCGACGAGTACCAGCGCCTGAAGAACGATCGTCGCTTCGGTGCGGCTAACCTGCGTATGCGTGCCAACAACGGTGACACCTACGAAGAAGTCGTGGTTCCGCTGACCAAGCTGCACGCCTTCCTGTTCGCCATCGATGGCAGCAAACTGAACGCTGAAGCGGCCGCCCGTCTGGAGCTGTTCCAGAACGAGTGTGTTGACGTGCTGAACGATTACTGGAACAAAGGGCTGGCGATCAACGACCGTCTGGAGCGTGGCAATACTGAAAGCACCAAGTATCGCGATGCTCGTAAGCTGTCTCGCCCGGCACTGGTCGAAGCGGTTAAGCGTCTGTGTGACTATGGTCGTGCGAACGAAGTGGCTATGGATGAAGACGACACGTATCACCACCTGATCTGCTTCTGCTGGGATCGTCTGGGTCGTGGCCCGATGAAGGCAGAAAACGAATCTGTGGACACCAAAGTGTATGGCGTCGACTCCTACCTGCTGGCGGCCATGGAGCGTGCGGCGGTGCGTCTGATCGATCACGTGATCGAAGAAGAGCGTCCGATTGAAGATGTCCTGCAGTACCTGGATGAAGGTATTGAGAACGAACTGTCTAAGATCGGCGAGCGTGCTTTCGAAGTGCTCGAGCGTCTGTAATACTTTGGGGCTGCCTTCGGGTGGCCCCTTCCTCTACCAACCTTTTTGATTGACGTGTGGGCATATGTACACAACTGATGTGTTCTCTTATGTGCACAACTGGAGCAAGTTATGAAACAGATTGAATTCTACGGCGACATGATTGATGTGGTCGAACTGGAAAACGGACAGCCTGGCGTTGCGATGCGTCGTTTAGTAGATAACCTGGGATTAGAATGGTCGGGACAACAGAAAAAACTTCAAGATCCAATTTTCAATTGTGTACATATGTACACGACTGGTTCTGACAATAAGCAATATGAAATGCTGGTCATGCCAGTGAAGTCTATCCCGGCGTACCTCTTCTCGATCAACCCGAACAAGGTCCGTGAAGATCTCCGGGAGAAGCTGGCTCGCTACCGCTTAGAGTGCGTCGACGTCCTGTATAACTACTGGGCCCGCGGCTATGCGGTTAACCCGCGTTCTACCACCGAAGGCATTCTGGAAGATTACGTCCAGGGTCTGGGTGCGGTAAACACTAACTTTCTGAGCAATCTCCTGGACAGCCAAACGGAGACACCTGAGCATCTGAATGTGATGGAGCAGGTCGTGAAGCATATCCTGATTGAAGCGCTCGATGCGGAAGACGTGGATATTCAGGTGAATACCGTCCGCCGTAAGACAGGCTGGAGCTACATGACCCCGGTAGAGCTCACAGTGATTCAAACGGTTGAGTCAGAAATTGGCTTGTACTTCGCGAAGAACAGCATGCCAGCGGGTGCTGATGCCGTGATGGATATGGCCAAACAGGTCGGCCGTAAGGTAACGCGTCGTCTGCGTCAAGCGATGTTCACTGCAGAACACTTCTCGGAGAAATTCGAAGAGCGTATCGCTGACTTGATCGGTATGAAATAAACAAAAAGGGCTCCCGAAGGAGCCCTTTCACCAGCACAGTCAGCTTTTAGCCATTAACCGCTTCTTTAAAGCCACGACCTGAGCGGAAGTGAGGAGCTTTACGAGCTTCGATTACCAGTGCTTCACCGGTCTGCGGGTTGCGGCCGTTACGCTCAGCGCGATCACGGACAGAGAAGGTACCGAAACCAGTGATGCCAACAGTTTCGCCTTCGGCAACTTTAGCAACAACGCTGTCAAACAGAGCGTTAGCAATCTGTGCAACGCGAGCTTTTGGCAGTTCCAGGTCTTCAGCAACTTTAGCAATCAGTTCAGATTTGTTCATCGAAAGGTTCTCCTGTAGTAGATTCGATGAAAGGATTCTAGCGTAAGCCAAAACACCTTGCAAGTCTTTTTTAGCTATACATCAACGATACGTCAAACGTTACACAAACGTTCCAAGGAAAACCCTTATGGAACAAGG